GTTAAATTTTTTGCTGGATATATTTTTGTTATGGTGGGTTTGGAGTTGGATTTTTGATGAAATAAAGAGGGAAAGGCAAGAAAAAAAGCGTAAATTCAATTAACCAAATAAATAAAAATGAGTAAAAGTAAAAAAATTAAACCACAACGCGGCATCACATACGAATGTTATGTAGGATTCACCGACACCACAGACACTAGAGCGCGTCGCGGCAGACGATACGTGTTTTTGGCGGACAGTTTTAGGGATTGCTGGTTTATGTTTCCAGCGAGCAATAAGGGGATTGCCGTGATGGTACCGAAGGAAAAATTTGCGTCGCACTTCATTCCACTAAACCCACTCGACACACATTATCTATCCAACGATTAGATTATTTTTTGGTTAAAATACAACGGGGATGGGACGCGCAGCGTTCCGCCCCGTTTTTTTACGCGCGCGCGTAAGAAATCTTAAGTAACCTACCTCTGATCTCTCCAGGTACCGTTTCGTACCCGCCCGCAAACTTGCAATATGAATATACGCGATTTGTTTTGCCCAACACATTTTTTGTTCGGCACAATTGTGTTTGTATATTCACGTCAACCAAAAACATATAATTATGCAATTAACAGAACGAGATTTTATTGTGGGTGGTCATAAGATCGGTACCATACCTTTTTACACGGACATTGATGCAGTGCTTCAGGCGTACGAGCCTGGTGTACGCGTACTACCAGCCGCTTTTTTTTACGAAAGGGGTGGACGGTTTGAGTTGATTAAGCGACACGAGCCTGGTGCATACGCACTGATGCCCAACGGCGGTTTTGAGATATCAGCTGAGGGTGGTAGTAGACGATATTACGATTTGGATCAAGTGATCGTACACCCGGCAGTTGTCAAGCACCGTCAAGCACTCGATCTGATGGAGCGTAAGGATGAGAAGGATGAGCGCGCGCGCGTAAGGGACCAGGAGTATAAATCCAGACCTAAGGTTGAGGGTGGAAGACGTGGACGTCCAGCTATGGATCCAACGGTTAAAGCGCAGTTAGAGGCGGATAAAGCGCAGCGAGCGAGTAAGTCGGGTGGTAAGCGTGGGCGTCCGAAGAGTACGGTTTCAACACCCAAGACACCCAAGACACCAACTGGCGGTAAGCGTGGAAGACGTCCGCTCGATCAAGCAACCAGAGATGAGCGCGCGCGCGAGGCTGTTGCTCGTACGGCTAAGTCAGGCGGTAAGAGAGGTAGACCGAAGCGTGGGTAGGGCACTGTTTTTGTTGTACATTCACGTTAACCAAAAAGATAAAAATTATGTTTACAATTGAAATGATTACTGATTTATCAAATGATTATGTTGAAGATTATTTGACAACACCTGAGTTACAACAAAAATTTATTAATCAAGTATTTGATTATGCAGAGGGTTGTTGTGAAACAGATAATGAATTATTTTGTTTTATAGATGGATTATTAATGAATTTATATAATTAGGCAAAACCCGTTTTGTATATTCACGTTAACCAAAACAATTAAAACATATGACGTACAGAATTTTTTTATGCGAAGACAGAGTCCCATTTTTAATGGATGAAATGCCACACGGTAAAGTTAAGGTGGTGGAAACAGACAGTAATAAAATGGTTACAGTGGATGTTACCATTGATGATTCATTTGATTTGTTAAAGGTTTTTCACGCTGGAGTTGATTGTGGAGAAAAAGCATCACAACCAAAAGTGGCTTAGGTAAAACCCAATCGTACATTTACATCACACAATTATTAATAAATAAAAAATAAACCAAAGGTTATGAGTACAAAAACTAAAGCTACTCCAGCTAAAAAGGAGACCAAGACAGTAACAGTAGAAACCGTTGCAACAGTAGAAACAACTAAAACAGCAGGTAAGCGTGGCCGTCCAGTAGTGGGAACGTCAGCTCGCCAAGCTAAACTCGCTGCCCGCGAAGCACGTATTGCAGCGGGTGGTTCCGTAGAACGTGGTAGACCAGCTAATCCGGAAAGCAAGCGTCAAGCCCGTTTAACAGCCCAAGTTGCACGCGCAGCAGCTGGGATTGCAATTAAAGTCGGTCGCCCTAAAAGCGCCGTCAAAGCCGAGGCCGCAGTGACTATAGCTGCATAGTGCCTAAATTAAATGTAGAACCTCGTGTTAGAGATTTGTTCCAGCGAGGTTCTTTTTTTACCATTAATTAACCAAACATTTTTTGTATGAACAAACTGATTAGATTTTCAGAATACCTTTTAGAAACCGTTATCTTATTTGTATTTGGGATTAGAGCTGAGGGGATCAAGTTACCAGCACCCACATTCAGGTCTTCTTACCCAGACGATCAACCAAGTGAATTTGAGTGGATGAAGATGTTTCGTGTAAGCTCACTTCATAAGGTGGATCAAAGAGTTTATTTGGAGTATTTAGAACCTAGTCGTACATTGAATTCAGACCAAAAAGAACATTATTTAAACTAGGTCATACTTTTAATTTTTAATGGTTAATGCGCCCCAGTGTTTCTACACTTCGGGGCTTTTTTTATGTTTGTCACAACCCACTTCGTACATTCACGTTAACCAAAAAATAAAATTATGTTTATTAAAATTGATTATGAAATGGGTTTTAGTAGTATCTGTAATACTGAAAATGAAGTGATTGAAAGTTGTGGTTATGAGGTTGGTGAAATTAGTTTTAGTGAATTACTTGAGAAAGTAAAAGGTGAGTATGAAATAATTAAGGTAGAAGGTAGTGTAAAGTGGTTACAAGATAATATTGGTAATGATGAGTAATTTATGTCAGAATTAGTTTCGTATATTCATGTTAACCAAAAAAATAAAAGTTATGAAAAAACAATTTTTAGTATTCGATTTATTTGACACTCCTAATTATTACCTTGTAGATGATTTAAATTCATTAATCACAGAAATGTATGAATGTGAATTAGAAAGAGAAACATTAGAAACAGTAACTGAGTGGTTTAATAATAATCATAAAGTATTTGAAGTGATTGGAGAAATAAAAGAATTAAATTAAACGTGGGTGGTCAAAACTGACCACCTATCTTTACGTTAACCAAAAAATTAAAACATGACATTTATTAAACTTACAAGTGCAGTAGACGGAAAAGCAGTTTACATTAACCCAAACCACATTGGTCACTTCTATCAGGTACCTGAAAAGAAAGAATACGGTAGAATAGTAAAAGATACTCATACGAGAGTAGGTGTTACAACACACAATAATGGTGGGTTTGAAGTAACTGAAGATATAAAGCAAATAATTAAGTTGATTGAGGCGGCAAAATAAGTCATGTATATTCACGTTAACCAAAAACAATTAATTATGATGTTACCAAATGTTATGTATGTACAAGTTATTTTAGGATTACCAGAACCTATTAATGTTATTATCTTAAATTAGGTTAGGCAAAATAAATTATTTATCTTCACATTGTAAAAAAAATAAAATTAAACGTTATGAACAAAACAATCAACGAGCTTAGAACCGCTCTTAAGAGTTCAGTAATTAACTTCAAATTCACTAAGTTAAATGGTGAAGTGAGAGAAGCAAAAGGTACAATTAATGGTGATTTAATCCCAGAAGAGTATCGTACTAATTCAACACCAAAACAGTCAGATAAAGTGTTAACTTATTTTGACTTTACAGTTAATGGTTATAGAAACGTTTCAGTAGGTACTGAAGTTAGTTTCTAATAATAACAATAAACTAAACGTTGATGGGCACTATTAAGTGCCTATCTTTATTCTAACCAAAAAATAAATGTTATGAATAAAATGACACTATTAAAGACGATTATCATCGTAGTATTCTTCGCTGTAATGACAGCTGTAGTTATGTCAAGCTGTACATCAACAAGACAATCAGGTTGTTACGATACAAGAAATTTGGTAGGGTATAAATAATATAACCAACCATATAAACCAATTAGATGGGGCTCGGCAGAGCTCCGTCTGTATCTTCCCGTTAACCAAATAAATAAACGTTATGAATACAAGTAAATTAACAACCGAACAACTAATCCTAATAATCATTATAATGATGGGATTAATAAACGGGATGACCAGTTGTACCAGTAGACAGATCACCCACACACCCACCCACCGTGAAATCAAGCGTGCGATGAAGTATAGCACTAGTGATTATGAATCAGTACCAGTTAAAACAACAAACGTAGTTAATCAATCACATTATAAATTCGAGTATAATAAATAACACACGGCAAAATACAACACGTATATTCACATTAACCAAATAAATAAAATTATGAAAGTATTAAACGGTATTATTAGTGTATTATTAGGAATCCTTTCACTGTACATTATGTTTATTAAAGCAAAATCAGATGTAGAGTTGGGTGTTGGGTTCGGAGTATTATTGATGTCAATTATATTTATGTGTTTCATGTTATTAGAGGAATCAAAGGAAGAAGTTGAACGATTAAGACAAATAATAATGAGATCGAAGGGTTAAATGTGATGGGGCAAAACATAACACGTATATTCACATTAACCAAATAAATAAAAGTATATGTTAACAAAACAACAACATGAATTAGAACGTCAAGCGGACGTAGTAACAACCAGAGTCAATGTAAGTGACCTTAAAACCGGGTACAGTATGTTCGGTAATAAGGGTAGTGTATGGAATGATGAGTGTCACATTAGTAAATCCGATTTCAGTGGACGTACACTATGTGGGGTACCAATGTTAAGTAGTAACTGGGCACGTATTGAGGAGGTTAAGTCGATCGGGTGTCCTGAGTGTATTAAACTATATAAACAACAGTGTGGTTAAAACTAAATACACCATATAGTCAATTAAATCGAGCGGGGCAAAACCCCGCTCGTATATTCATGTGGTAGAAATAATTAATTAAACCATTAAAAATTAAACATTATGATTAAGCAAGAAACATTCCAAGCGGTACAAGCGTTAAGTTTGGGTAATTCATTCGGTACGATTAAAACCGAAGATAACGTTACATTAGAAGTAACGGTGGGTATCAAAAGTGATGATTACGGTTGGTTCGAATTGTATGATCTAGAAACCAGAGGTGAAGAGTGGTATGCTGAAGGTAGTTTACAGATCGAAGATAAAGCGATTGTAGGTTATGATGGTGTATTTGAGTTACCAACTGTGATAGTTAATAAATTAAAGGAGTTGGGGTATGATACAAGGGAGATCGAGTAATATCAGTACTAATAATTGAGTATGTAGAGGGCGTCCGTGAGGACGCCTTCTATCGTCTGTGTGGGGGAAGGTACGCGCGCGTGGAAGGAGGGGGGATCCTTAAATTTCTAGATGATATCGGGACGATAGCGGTTCGTACGCGGATCGATCGCGATCTGCTCCCACGCTAATCGCGGTCCATCGACGGGACGTGGTTGGCACAAAAAAAGCTGGGTATATTCATGACGCGCAAACACCTCTACACCATCGACAGTATATACACATATACTCCAATTTTCGACTTAACCCCTTTGTAATAGTTTTGCAAAGCCCCAAAATCTCCTTTTAACAAACTTTTTTTGTCAAAATAGGGTATATACATTGTATTTATATGCATGACAACACAAAATAAAAGACGCATATTAGGAATCATTATTATTATTTTTTTATGGTTAACAACATTAATGCATTGTAGCTGCACCTATTATGTATCTCCAGAGCGTGCCGCTAATCCACAATACAAATTTGAGAGACCAAATAAAAGATACGAACGTAAAATGAGGCGTTACGAGAGACGAAACGTTAAAACAATAGATCCACTAAGATGGCATCACTAAAATATATCATATGAGTAAATTTATAACATTAACACAGTTTGTTGGTGGAGGTCGTTTAGATCTTAATCCAATTATGATATCCGAAATGGAAATTTATAATATGACCGGGAAAGTCGGTACATTCGTTACAATGATGAATGGAAATGAATATCAGGTTGAAGAAACATTAGGTGCTATTTATAAATTAATCGACAAATCTAACGGCATAACACTAACTACACATGGAAAACATTAATAAAAAAATAATACAAAGCGTATTATTAACTAAAGAAGCGTTTGAGGAAAGTATTAACAAAATACGCGAACAAAAAGCAGCGGAATATGGTTTGACATTGGAGCAATGGAACGAGGCTGTCGCTACGTTGCAAGTAGTTAGCCCTATTACGCATAATACCCAGCAATCTACTAGTGGTAGTGAATAATATTAAATAAATAAGTTATAATGAAACATGTAACACCAGACGAATCACATTATTACATTAAGTTAAAACCTCATCAAACCAAAAAAGCGGATGCGTTTACTTTGCTAGATGAAGAAGACGGCTGGCAATCTGTAGTTTATTTGGCCAACGCTGTTTTAGACCCTTCCGGCGCTGTTCGCGCGCCTGAGTACGTGTACGTACTCGTAAACAAAAGTGTTCCTAATATGGTTAAGATTGGTATGACTACCAATACACCCGATCAACGCGCTCGTCAAATATCTGCGGCAACTGGCGTTGCTACGCCATGGATATCTGTATTTGGGTATGCTTGTTACCGCTCTGATCTTCTTGAAGAGGAAATTCACAATCACCTAAAACCGTATCGCGTTAATACACATCGCGAAATGTTTGCTGTTGATTCACACACTGCGCAAAAAGTTATTGAGGAGTTTGGATATAAGTATTCTACTGCGCTGTGGGATCATAATGGGTATTAATATTTATTGATATGAAGACATATAAAATAAAATTAGAAGATAAAGCTGCATTTATTAATGCTTTAAAAAGTATTGATATAGGTGTTGATAGTTATAATATTATTGATGTATTACCTAAAGGTTATTTTGAAATTACATTTACTAATCCTCAAGACGAGGTAACTGCTAAAGATATCTTAAAGACTCACACCGGTATAGATCAATTGAAAGAAATGTTACGCCGTATTATACGCGAAGAACTTAAAAAATAAGATTTGGATGGCTAAATTCTTTCTCGTAGATTCAAAATACATTTGGTTTGAAAAAGGGTTAAGGGAATGAGAGATTTGAAGAATGAAATGAGGGAACGGGAATGTTCGTATATTTATATGTAAATATATATTATGAGATATAAAAACAATGTATTAGAAAAATTAGGACAGATAGATACTATCGCTAATCGTCTTAATGTTCAAGTAAACAGAGGTGGAACTCAAGATCAAGTTCTTGAATCTATTGAAATGTTAAAAGAACAAATTGAATCTACCCGTGAAATAGTTTCTATTGAAGCGGATGATTTTGATCAACAATTTAGACCACAATAATTTATGCAAATAGTTTTATGGGTTATATTAATTCATGTTATTGAGATAATTGGTATTGCCGGTTATTTAATAATTTCAAAGAATAATAAACTCGAGAAAGTAATTGAAAGTCAACAACAATATATAGATGCTATTAGTATCGTTATTGAAAATTCGGCTAATACTATTCAAGAACTAGATAATCGTGGAGCATTTGAAGCGGATGATGAAGTTGGTACTTTTTTTAAGAATTTAAAGGAAATACAAAACGTTTTAAATCAATTCAATACTCTTAAAAACTAGTTTGGTTTCGATATTTTCTGTTATTATATTATATAATAAAACATTAAATATCATATGTTAACTTACTATGAAGAAGATAATCTCGATATATTTTTAGAGGATACTAAAATTGCTCTTAATAAGAGAGGTCAACCACGTAAACGTAAACCAAAAGAACCCAGAATATATTTTACATCTGATACTGAGGAAGCTATTATTGAATATTTAGCTTCTACAGATCAGGACTTCCGTAATCGTCTTTATAGCGATCGTATTGAATATGCCTTTTATAAATTGGCTGAAAATATTATCCATACATTTAAATTCTATTATACTAACTCAGATACAATTGAGGAATTAAAACATGAGGTTGTAACATTTCTACTTGAAAAACTTCACTTATATGATCAGTCTAAAGGTAAAGCATTCTCTTATTTCGGTACTATTGCTAAACGCTATCTTATAGTTTATAATAACAATAATTATAAGAAACTACAGGAACGTGCTGATGTAGAAGAATTGGATGAAGATAAAAACTTTATGCATGAAACTCTTCGTGAAAATGAAGAGAAATTTAGTTCAGATAATTTTATAGATCAGTATATTTTATATATTGACAAATATATCCATCAGTTATTTCCTAAAACGCAGGATGCTAAAACAGCAGATGCTATAATGGAATTATTTCGTAAACGCGAAACATTAGAAATATTTAATAAAAAGGCATTATACATTTATATCCGCGAAATAACAGATACTACAACCCCCCACATTACTAAAGTTACTAAAAAACTAGATACATTACGTACTCGACTGTTTAATGAATATTACCAGCATGGGTATATAAAGATCTAAGTATATTATATTTATTATAAATGTAGATTATGGCAAATTTTGATGATGTTACCTTATTCGGTAACACGTCACTATCCGATATATTTAAACAAATACACCGAAATAACAAGGATACTGACAAACAGATTAATGAATTAATAGATGCTCTCAAACCTCTTGCGTCATCTAATGCAGGTTCGGCAGTAATGCTAATGCCTACTGTCAAAGATTTAATTGATGTTAACGTAAAAAATAACGAACAATTAATTAAGATGGCAAGTATAGCACAACGTGCATCAACAGCTAATAATACCCCAACGGAATTATTTAATCCTGATGAAATCCAGCAACTATTAGATGAACAACGTGCGGTACAGATTGAAGGTAATAAGTTATTACAACAAACTGGAGTTATTCAACAACAAATAGAGAATAAATAATGGTAACTAGAACAGGTATATCATCCCTTGCTACGGCTATATCTAGTACTTATAGTTCATCTCCAACTAATCAATCAAACCAAAATCAAGTAGGTATTGTAATAGGATTAATTACTACCCCAGGCACACCTAATCAAGAATTATACAATAAAGATGGAATAGGAACTATTTTTTATGTACCATATAATACTATAAATAAAAATAAACCATTAACAAGTTTTGATTTAAAAAAAGATTGCACTCCAGCTAAGCCATTATTTTCATTTTTACAAGATTATCCTCTTCCAGGAGAGCAGGTATTTTTATTTAATGCTGCTTCTCCTGATACTCAAGATTCACCAACCTCTATTCAAACGTATTATTTACCCTCTATTAATTTATGGAATAATACACAACAAAATTCTTTATTGAATGATAAATGGAAAACATTTATCCAAAATGAAGATATTCGTAATTTATTAGCATTTGAGGGTGATAGAATATATCAAGGTAGGAAAGCAAATGGAATACGTTTTGGCACCACAGTTAAATATCATGCTGATTTAAATGAATGGAGTAATACAGGTAACGATGGAGATCCTATTACTATAATGGTAAATGGATATATAACTACAGATACTGGATCTTTAATTCCTAATGTGGAAGAAATTAATAAAGAGATGTCTTCCCTTTATATGACATCTACTCAAACAATTCCATTAATACCTGGAGCTAGTATAATAAATAAAACTTTTTTTATACCCACAACTACTCCTAATCACTATAATAATTCTCAAATAATATTAAATAGTGATAGAGTTACTCTTAATTCTAAACGAGATGAAGTCCTATTATTTGCTAAAACTAATATAGAATTAAATACAGACAATATAACTAATTTAAATTCAGGACAAAGAGTTCATTTAAATAGCCCTATTATATGGTTAGGTTCAAATAAAAAAACAGGTACACAACCCACAGAACCTTTATTATTAGGTAATAAAACAGTAAATGTACTTACTCAATTAATAAAAGCGTTAAGTGATGTAGGAAATGCACTAACCGAAATAGTAACTACTCCTCCAGGTTCTCCTTTAACTAGTGCAAATACTGCTGGAACAAAATTAGTTGCTAAAATGAATGCTTTACAAAAACAACTTAAAAATATTACGTCTAATAGTAACTTTACAGTATAATGTCTAATTTACTAAATATATCGTCTCTTTCTAATCCGGCTTTAATTAGTAATGCTAAAAATCAATTAGTATCTTCTGCTACTAATAAAGTAAAAACAACTATTCTTAGCAAAGCGGATGAATTAAAAAATAAAGTAATAGAACTAGGGACTAAAAGAATAAATATAAATAAGGAATATGATACTTTAATTTTAAAAATACAAAATGATGATATCTTAAGTAATGAAGAAAAAACATCAAAAATAAATGAGTTACAACAAAAAAGAGCAGATGAATTAAAATTATTAGATGATGAAACTCAAAAACTAAAAGATGAAATTACTAATTTATCTAATGATCCTTTAAAAGAAGCTAAAGCTGAAAAAAAGAAATTAAATAATATTATAGATAAAAATATAAAAAAATCTAAAAGAGATAATAAAAAAGCTAATGCTGCTAGAAATAGACAAGTACTTCAAAATGTTAAAAAAGGTATAGGACCTATTATTCTAAGTAAAATAACTAATATTTTAGTAAATGTAGCTGCTCAAACTACTACTTTACAAGAATTAGTAGATAAAACTAATGAAATAATAGATACAGCTACTACTCCTAGTGAAATTCAACAAGCTATAATAGCAAGAAATAATGCTATTCAAATTATAAATAATCAAGAAAAAAAACTTAGTATTGTAAGAGCACTAATTACAGTTTTAAAAGTTATTATTATTATAAGTGAAACTATTATTATTATTCTTACATTAATATACACCATTCCTCCCCCAGCAGGACTTGGCCCTATAATGCCTTCTCCAATTAAAAAAATAATTGATAAACTAAATAAATTAATAGAAATATTATATATAGCTATACCAATTATATCTACAATATTAGATCAATCTATAGCAGAATTAGAGGATTTAAAAGCGCAGTTACATAATACTAATATTTTAATAGATAAAAAAGCATCAAATTCAAGTAATAATCAATTTAATAATATTCAAGTAGGGATATTCCCTGAAGAATATAAAGGATTTAAATTTGCTATTAAAGAAGAAACCGGATCTAATGCCGTAGTAATAGCTGGAAATAAACGTCACTATGCTGTAGCTATAGATACAAATAATGTAGAAGTATTAAAAAGCGAATTATCATTTACATTAGATCCAAATGATTTAGTAGATCAATTAAAATTAGTAATAGATTCACAAAATTTACAAGCTTAAATATTTATTTATATGAACGTTAAATTATTCAAAAAACTTATTAAAGAAGCAGTAACCGAGGCTATCTATGAAGAATTGCCTGTTATTATTAATGAAGCATTAGCTAAACAAAATAACCAACCACTACGTGAAAATAAAGCATTTAATTTTACTAGTGCTGATGTAGCTCCATTGTCCGGAGATGTACGTAACTCATTAATGGCTAAAATGGGCGCTGAATTTGGATTTACACCACCTCAACGTAATGATTTAAAAATCATTGATACAGTTGATGAATCAACAGGTGAAAAAGTTAATCCATATTTAAACTTTATAGCAGATGCCGCAGCTAATATGTCACCAATGGATAGATCAGGATTAAGAAACTTAGATTAATATGCCTATACCTCAAACAATACGAGTTAATCCATTAGATTTGCAAAAAAATATTGCAATTGGGGTTTCTTTACCTTTTAATGGTCCTTCGGGTCCATTTAATAGTACCTATAGTACTAAAGATCAAATTAAATCAAATTTAATTAATTTAATACTTACTAATAAAGGTGAAAGAGTATTTAATCCTGAATTTGGAATGGATCTTAGGAAAGTATTATTTGAAGGTATGGTAGATGATTTAACATCTGTAATACAAGATTTGATTGTTATGAATATTAATATGTTTATTCCTGAAGTAATTGTAAATAATATAAATGTAATTCAAAATAAAGATAATAATAGTATATCTATAACAGTACAATATTCATTAGCAATATCAGGAACATCTGATCAAATAACAGTAGAATTTATATAAAAATGGCAACAGCAGATAATAATAAAGTATCATATTTAAATAAAACTTTTAGCGAATTTAAGGCTAATCTTATAAATTACGCTAAAACTTATTTTCCTAATTCATATAATGATTTCTCAGATGCTAATCCAGGGGCAATATTCATTGAAATGGCTTCATATATTGGTGATGTATCTTCATTTTATACTGATACTCAATTACAAGAAACATTTTTATTATATGCTAAGGAAAAACCTAACTTATATGCTTTATCATATGGTTTAGGATATCGTCCTAAAGTATCATATGCTGCTAATGTTATAGTTGATATATATCAATTAATACCTACTAAAATAGATCCTATTACTGGAAATCTAGTACCAAATTATGCTACTTATGCTTTAATAGTACCTGAAAATACTGCTTTAACTTCAACAAGTACAGGAACAAAATTTATTACAACCGAAAAAGTAGATTTTTCATATACAGATAATACTGAAGTTACTTTTGTAGATAGTAATTATTTTCTACTTAAAAAACAAACCAAAGCAATTTCTGCTGAAATAAAATCAGTTACAATACCTTTCTCAACACCAACTAAATTTTCTTTAGCTACTATTACTGATACTAATATATTACAAATATTAGATGCTACAGATGCTCAAGGAAATAAATGGTATGAAGTACCATATTTAGCACAAGCTTCAACATTACTTCCTGTAACTAATCCAAATTATCTATCAGATGGAGTACCATATTTAGTTAGTTATCAAAGAATACCTCGTCGTTTTGTATCTAGATTCCTATCAGATGGTACATTACAGTTAGAATTTGGAGCTGGAATATCAAATTCATCCGACACTACTATTTTACCTACACCAGATAATATAGGATTAGGTTTAGTACCGGGTATATCTACTTTATTAAATAATTATAATGTTGCTACACCATTTATCGCTCAAGAATATGGTTTAGCTCCAAGTAGTGATATTACTATTAGATATCTTATAGGTGGTGGTGTAACATCAAATATTGCTTCTAATGATTTAACTACTATTGATAAAACAAATGTTTATTTTGCTAATGGACCTATAACAAATCCATTAACACCAATTATAAAAGATAGTGTAGCTTCAAATAATCCATCAGCTGCAGCAGGTGGTCGTGGTGGTGATGAGAATGAAGAAATTCGTAATAATGCCCTATATGCTTATCAATCTCAGTTACGTGCTGTAACTAGAGAAGATTATATGGTTCGTGCTCTATCATTACCAACTAATTATGGTTCAATAGCTAAAGTATATGTTACACAAGATGTTGCTAGTGAAATGATGGCAACTCCAACAGTAGCTTATACTGAAGAACGTAACCCATTATCGTTAGATATGTACATATTAGCTTACAATTCTAATAAAAATTTAATTACAGCCGCACCTACTTTAAAAAATAATCTTGCATCTTACATCAATCAGTATAGAATGGTTACTGATGCTGTTAATATTAAAGATGCATTTTATATTAATATTGGAGTTAATTTTGATGTAGTAGTACAAAGTGGATATAATAATAATGATGTAATAACTAATTGTATATTAACATTACAAGATCATTTCAATATAGATAGATGGACTATCAATCAACCTATTGTACTATCAGACATAATATCTCGTTTATTGCAAACAAAAGGTGTACAGTCTGTAACTAAATTAGAAATAATAAATAAACAGGACTCCACCGGATTAACATACTCTCAATACGCATATGATATATCAGGAGCTACTAGACAAGGCAACATATATCCCTCTGTAGATCCTAGTATATTTGAAGTTAGATACCCTAACACAGATATACAAGGTCGCGTTGTTCCATTTGCTATTTAAAAGTTATAATTTACTATATTTATATATAGTAATCATGTAATTATGGCAATTTATAAAATATTTCCTGAAAAAAGCGCTACGCTTTATTCATATTCACCTACTCTTAATTCGGGTATTGATGAAATACTAGAACTTAGCACGTATACTGAAATTGATGGTACATATCAAGTATCACGTCCTCTTATTAAATTTCCTCAAAATGAAATTGAAGATATTATTAATAATAAAACAAATGGAGCTCAATATAGTTCTTTTTTAAAATTATCATTAGCTAATGCCTCCCAATTACCTTTAGATTATACAATATATTGTTATGCCCTAGCAGAAGATTGGAATATGGGCACAGGTAGAGCTTCAAATTTACCAGTAATAACAGATGGCGTTAGTTGGAAATATACAACAGGATTAAGTGGAAGTGTATGGTTTACTAATAATATATTTCCTACAGGAACAACTGGATACTATTCAGGTACTAATATAGGTGGTGGATTATGGTGGTATAGTCTTGAAAGTTCTCAAAATTTTACCAATAAATCTTCTAAAGATATTGAAATAGATATTAGTGATTCTGTTTTTGAATGGTATAGTAGAGGAAGTAGCTTTAATAATGGACTTATATTAAAACATAAAAACTCATTAGAATTTACAACAGCCTCTGTTGAATTAAAATATTTTTCAGGAAATACACATACTATATATCCTCCATGTTTAGAAATAAGATGGAATGATTTTACATATAATACCGGATCCTTACTACCAGCAATAGCTAACTCAGTAGTTTCAATAGGTAATAATAAAAGTGAATACCAACAAGACTCAGTTCAACGCTTTAGAATAAATGTTAGAGATAAATTCCCAGCTAGGGCATTTCAGTCTACCTCTGTTTATCTTAATAATAAAGCTCTCCCCCCAGAATCCTATTGGTCAATAAAAGATTTGGATACTGAAGAAATTGTCGTAGATTATGATACAACATATACAGCAATAAGTTGTGATTCAACTGGTAATTATTTTGATGTATATATGAATGGTTTAGAACCAGAACGTTACTATAAATTACTAATTAAAACTATTATAGATAGTAATACAATAATATTCGATGATAGTTACTATTTTAAAGTTATAAGATAATATGTCTCAAATTCCTATAGAAAAAACAGTATACGACAAAAATACTTTTAGTAAAGTAATTGACACCCAATTTCATCAACTACTTAATACCCAAACAGTAGATGAAACTCCCACCTTTACTATTGATGATTTTTTTACTTTATATGAAGATTTATTCTATCAAATTCCTAAAGAAGGAGATACTAATTCACACAGATATATTTTAGAAAAAGAAGCAGAATATTTAGGAGTAAATATAAATCAAGAAGATATCCAAGCTTTATTAGATGAAATTACTTCGTTAAGACAACAAGTATTAGATAGTCAAACAACTATCAATCAAATAACAAAATCGGCTTCAGTAAATATTACAAACATAGTTTAAAATGGGACGTGCCTTAGTAAATAAAAATAATATATCAAGTAATATAAAAATAGTAGGAAATATATTGAGTACTACTACGATTTCGCGTTATTCTAGCGAAGATACTAACTTAATAATTTCTCAAAAATTACAAGAAAATTTTGGTGGAACAAATGACTATATTGAATATTATGTTTATGATGCTGGAGGTAATTTATTAAATTCAAATTATAATTATCTTAGCTATAAACTACCACCATCAACTGGTTTAACGCCGGCAGTAAATACTCCCCCTAATACTACGGGTAATATACAAACAACAAATATAGGCATTGATTCCACTTTAGTACCACAGACTGGCTCATTATACCCTATTATTGAAATTGATCCTGTTGCTGATTTACAAAATTTAGGATATTCATCTGGTGAATTTAATATTAGATATAATTTTTTTACAAATACTTTATCTAATTATATTAATGAAGCTTTATTTGTTAAAGAAATATCTCAGGATAGAACAGAAGTAAGATTAACTTCAACAACATTAACTGATAGTGAAATTGAAAGTGTTGCTAATTCAATGATAGATAAAATAAATAACTCAGCTTATTATGTTGATTATTTATTAAATTTTGGAACTAATGAACAATATGTAGCTATTAATGTAGCATTAAATAAAGCTACTACAGGATACGAAGTATTATTTAAATTATATCAGCCTTTACCTTTAAGTGTACAGGAAAAAATGACACTATGGATTGTCGAGGAGAAAGTTAGTCCATATATTTTTGATATTAATCTAGATAAATTAATCACATCTCCACCACCTCCAACATTAAGAGGACCTAATTTTAGTATTGAGATACCAAATCATGGTACTGTATCTACAGCATATAACACTTATTCTAGTTTAGTATCTGGCTTACAATCACTACAAAATTCATCATATCAACAAATATTAAATTTATTAGCTACACAAAGTGTAAATATAAATGTAGACTATACAGGTTTTGATAATTTTACTTTCTTTGGCTCAGCATATCAACGTTTAGCTAATTTTCATACTAAAGTACAAGAAATTGAAGGATATAATAGCTTTATAACAGCATATTCTTCATCTGTATCTACAACCTCTAGCTTACAAACTACAATAAACCAATATTCATCTAGTATTAATACTATTATTACTCAATTTGATGGATATGAAAATTATTTATATTTTGAATCTAGCTCATATGCTTGGCCTAAATCTGGATCATTAAAGCCCTATATCTTATTACCATCAACAGATCCAATAGTTACTAGTTGGTATAATACTTTAACATCATCTGCACAAAATTTTGATCTTAATAATTACAATAATTTAGAATATGCTATACCTGAATTTTTAAAGAATGATGATACCAATCAACCTTTTTTAACATTCTTAAATATGGTTGGTCATTATTTTGATAATATTTGGGTTTATCTTAAAGCAATAACTGATATTAATGTAGCTAATAATAATCTTAACGCGGGTATATCTAAAGATTTAGTATATGAGCATTTAAAATCATTAGGACTTCATTTATATAATAGCCAAGCTGGTGAAAGTGTTGATCAATATCTAATAGGAGCTAATACAGGTAGCTCAATCTGGAATAATAATACTACTATAACAGGTAGTTATTTAAATAATATACCACGTAAAGATTTAGTTGCTGAATTATATAAACGTATTTATCATAATTTACCTTTATTATTAAAAACCAAAGGTACAGTCGCTGGATTAGAACATCTGGTTACTACATTTGGTCTTACAAGCAGCATATTAAATGTTAAAGAATTTGGTGGCTCAACTAAATCTGGTCTAATAAAAGGATATAATAACGATAAAGTAAGAATTATACCTAATTCTATTGTATCTAATACAATATATAGTGGAAGTGTATTATCCCCATTATTAAGTTTACAAACATTCCCTACAGCATCCGCTGAGTTTAGAGAAAATGATATGCATTATGTTGATATATCATTTTCACCACAAACACAAATTGACACTTATATTTCAGGAGCTATAGCATCTAATAATGCTACTTGGAGTTTAGACGATTATATTGGCGATCCTAGACAACAATATAGTTCTTCATATCCGGATTTGGACGCTCAACGCAAATTATATTTTCAAACAGGTGTGTCTGGATTTGCTCCGTTTACATCTTCATTATTGGATTATAATGGCTTTATTAGATTAATACAGTATTTTGATAATTCGTTATTTAAAATGCTTGAAGATTTTGTTCCTGAACGTACAAGTTTATCAACTGGTGTTACTATAAATTCACCTGTATTAGAAAGAAATAAAGTAGTATATGCTAATCCAACTAATTCTACTACACAAAGTGTATTAACAGCACAGTACCCATCATCATCGATTTCTCCACAATATGGTCAATTATATACTGCTTTACAAGGTGATAAAAAACCATTTTTTACTGGCGAATTAAGTGGTAGTAAAATTGATATTTACAAATATTTTATAGACAGTAACTATAATCCTTATCTATATGATTGGAGTGTATGGAATACTCAACATTCATCTACACAAAGTATAGACATAAATTCATTTATACATTCAGATTTTAATGTATTATTAAATAATGTATCTAAAAGTATAGTATCTGCTTATAGACAAGGCATAGAATATATTTGGGGAACCACAGGCAGCATATTAAAACCAGCTGAGTTACAAGATTCATACTTATCATTGCGTTCATACAATATATCTCGTTATGAAGGTTCTAAACTAACTAGTTTAAAATATAACACATATACTAGTGCTTCTTATACTGGTTCAGATGGCCGTACAATACAAATAGGAGATATATCGTATGGTAAAACAGCAGCTATTGATCATAATTCCTATAAATTAGGCTGGATAAAAAGCATATCTAGTCAAAGTTTAAATTTCTATAGTAAAACACCTATTAGCCTAGAATATTTAGTAGATTCACAAAATCAAGTAACCGAATTAAATTCATATAATAATAATATATTTGAGGTACAAAATACATTTAAATCAGGTACCCCTGTAGCTTTATCTATATCTGATATGAATCAAAATAGAAAAGATGGGGAGAAACTAATATGGAAAGGAGGATATTCATTTAATCCTATAATATATAGAGAAAATGGAGATGTACTTACTTTTAGGTATGATACTTATGTAGCTACTCAATCTTTATCTATAGGATTTTTAGCAACAGATAAAAATAGATATGTATATGCCTCAGCTACTTACTATCCACCATATAGTAGTATTGCTAATGTAAGTGCTCAAAATTTCTTTGCTATAAATGGAGTTAATGTATATGAAGTATATAATGGAAATAATAGTATAGTATCGGAAGTAATTAATTTTGCCCAACCATGGCCATATAATAATATTCCAAAACTATCTTATTTAGGCTCTAATATAACTGATGCCTCTAGCAGAGCTCGCAATCAGGAATCATATAGATTTGATCTATTTAACTTTGATAATTTTGGTACAAGACATTTTACTGGAGTAACACCAACAAATCCTACTGGGTATACTGAAGGATATTTTAATGACCCTATATCTTCTTCTTTAAATAATAATGTATATGTTGCTTCTAGATCCTCTAATTATTATATAAATGGAGAAGCAAGAATAAAAATAACAGTAACGGATGATTCCGCCCGCGATTATTCAGTATTTAAAGTAGCTTTAGTTGTAGAGAAAATAATTCCTATAAGTGGACAATCTATGGAAGATGCCTACAATAATAATCAGTGGGGCCCAACAGATAATACCTCTACTCCAATATTTCCCATTGTATCTTCATATACTCTTTTAAATTCCTTTCAGGGAGGTGTTGCTGCATTTGCTTTTAATACAACCAATGGAGATATAGTATTAGATGGGAATGGAGCATACGTTGATTTTAAAGTTACTCTTCCACCTACTCAAACCTATTCTTTATCTGCTGGAGATTATATAAGAATATCATTGTATTTCCTAGATATTCAAAACTTATGGCAATTTGCCGATGATGTAAATATTAAAATATCAAATGCTTTCTGGGGAGTAAAAGATGCAGTAAATGTTTCTACAAATTATATATATGATGGTCAATATACTTCTTTAACTCCTATATTTACTATTGGTACTACTTATCAAAATAGTGATACTTTGAATTTTAATGCATCGGGTTCTGCTTTTTTTTATAGTGCTTCTTTTGTAGGAAGTTCCCCAAATTACTCTTCTGTTATAGATAAAATGTCTATTCAAAAAGGAGATTTAATTAAATTTGGTAAATTTGAAGACCCAGGGGAATATTATGAAGTAGTATCATCTAGTGGAACTCCATATAACATAATAGTAAGTAATTCTATAATAACAGGATCTGTTAATCCTTCATCAAATTTTGCTGTTCTTAGACCTAAACCTGATGAAACATCAGTTATATTAGAAGGAAGAAAAGCAGCAGGAACTGAAGCAGCTGAAACTTCTTTATTAGTTCCATATGATTCAACAACCAACTTAAAAAATAATATAGGTAGTATTATAAAATCATTAAAATCAACTATATAAATATGTTACAAACATTAACATACTACTCTTTAACCAATACCTGTGTACTAATTCCAGATTCTTCCACATCAAAAAAACAAATACTTTTTGATACATCAGCCTCCTTTGAGAACAGCACATCAAGAATAAATCTTACTAGTGCTAGTATAGTAGTTGGTACCCTTCCATATGACCAAACTAATTTTTTTATAAATACTGGCTCTAATGAATTTGCATCCTCTTCTATTACTACGGGAATCCAATATACCACTTCATTAATAGGAGTTAATTCTGATCCTTCTTTTTATTTTAAAATATCATCTTCATTAGGTACTGAAGTAAATATAGGATTAAATACTTCTTTTAATTCTGGTTTCTTATCTACGACTTCAAGTGCACATATAGTATCTTTATATTCTGGGACTAATAAAAATAATTCATTAAGTATATATAATTCTTCTGGTAGTTTAATATCTTCTAGTTCATGGATAGGAACAGGTAGTTCTGGTATTACATTCTATCCTACTAGTTCTAGTTATTATTATATTTCTGCTAGTGTATATGGATATGCTTGTTGTTTTCCTACATTTACTTTAGTAGAAAGCAATAAACTTTCTGATTGGATGGAATTTTCCTTTATTACTGGTTCTTGCGGTACGTGTACTGCTATAGGAGTAGAAAAATCTCTTAATGGATTTACCTGGACTCTTTTAACAACTGGGTCTTGTACCTCTTCTTCCATACATTCTGATCCAGGGACTATCCAACCTTCAGATCCAACTTATTATAGATTAATAATGTACTGTAGTGGAGGATATGTTAGTGACCCATCAAATATTTTAATATTTAATAGATAATATAATTAAAAATAAAAGTTCAATATATTTATAGTATATACAATAAACAATTATGGCAATATTAAACCCAACAGTAGTAACAGTAGACGCAATTTTAACAACAAAAGGTCGCGAATTATTAGCAAGAAATGACGGATCATTTCAAATTACACAATTTTCTTTAGCCGATGATGAGATAGATTATACATTATATAATCCAAATCAACCATCTGGATCAGCATTTTATGGTGAAGCAATTGAAGCAATGCCTATTATTCAAGCATTCCCCAACGATACACAAATAATGCGTTATAAATTAGTAACATTACCACGTGGCACATCACGTCTACCAGTTATTAGTCTTGGATATAATACGATTACTATTAAACAAGGCGCTTCATTAACTATAACACCACAAACATTGAATTATTTGGGTGCTACAAGTACATTTGAAGCTAATGGATATGTTGCTACAATCTCTGATATTAGAGTAGTATCATCATTCCAAGGTACAGGAATTACAACCACAACTGTAGGTGATCAAAATTTAAATACAACTACAGGTGCTGTATTATCTAAATCAGTACTTGGTACATCATTTACATTGACTGGTACAACAGTTAATACATTATTCGGTAGTACATTAACTACATTATCTACAACAATTACTGTAATTGGTAGAGATAGCGGAGCTAGAATTACTATTCCTATTAATATTACAAAAGTAACACAATAATTTATAAATTAAAATAAAATATGTCATTTTCAAGATACGCAACAGACGATTCCGTAATTAGTTCCGAAACAGTAGTTCGTGGTTTATGGACAGGAGATAGTAATACTTTATCTACATTTTTTACAGCTAGTTCAAACCCCGGAGGTGAATATTATATAGATGTATATCAAACAGGATCTGCTTTATCAGGTTCAGCAATTCAATTTGATATTCAATATGGTCAAATTTCAGGATCTGGTTCGGCACCAATAAATTCTACTGTACCGGGATATTCTCCATCTCGTATTGTATATGGTCAATATAGAAACTTAGTTTATGGTACTGAAGATACTAATTTTAGTTTTGATGGTGGTACAACAACCGCTAAACAGATTTATGTAATTAATATTTCAAGAGATAGATACAAACAATCACTTCAACCAGGATCATTAAATTTATCATTAAAAAGTGGTAGTGCTGTAATTCAATTAACTGATGATAGTAATACAACTTCATTAACTAGATTTATTGGTGAAAATAGAATATATTATATAATTAGTGGTAGTAGTGGTAACGCATATACAGCAAGCGCTGCTACTACACCAATATATGGTATGATGTTACCTGATTTAGGTGTAATTATATTAGATGCTTCTGGTTCATTAACTCCATACATTCAAACTGCAAGTTTAGCTTTAACTACTCAAAATAATAATAAAAATTTATTTTTAGCTATTTCAGCATCCGCAGCAGCCGGTAATAATTTTACATTACAATCCCAAGAAGTAATATCATCACGTTATTTCTTTACACGTATTAAGAATAGTGAATTTAACTATACAACAAATCCATCTATTATAGATAATAATGGTAACTTATTATATACAACATTAATTAATAATCCTCAAACATATATCACCACAGTTGGTATGTATAATGATAATAATGAATTATTAGCTGTAGCTAAATTAAGTAAGCCATTGGTTAAAGATTTCACTAAAGAAGCTTTGATTAGAATCAAATTAGACTATTAATGCATGTCATCATTCAAAAAATTAAGCAAGGCGGACGTTACGACAGTAGATTATTCTGCTAATAAACAATGGAATCTAGGTTATACTTCTTCTGTTAGTAATAGTTATATCACTAATTATATAGGAATTAATGAACCATTTACTGTAGCAGGCTCAACAACAACTTATGGACAATATAAGTCATTGATTTATAGTTCAATGAATCATTTATTCTACCAGTCATACACTGCTAGTTTAAATACAGGTTCTTTGATGTTTAATGAAAATACTTACACTTCCGCATCACAACAACGTCCTACTGCTTCATATTTTAATTACAATGCTAATCCTTTATTAATTAAACAATTACCAACTGGATCTGGAGAAACTATTTCAGTACTAAATATAAGTCAAGATATATATGGTTCTAAAATATTACCCAATAGCTTTATAATATCATCATCTGGTATTTTTATTAGAGATGATGGTAACGGCAATTTATACAACACTGCAGGAGCTAGAGATGAATATATAGATTTAAATTACTTAACAGCAACCTATTTCTCATCAAACATATCAGGAATAGGAGTTGACTTTGTAGGAAATATATTTTATGCTCATGGTATAGTAGTATTTACTAATCAAAGCTCTAGTTATCAATATCTCCAATCATCATCCGTTTTGTTTCAAAATGAACATATCATTTATGAAAATGAAATACGTTGCATCGTTAGAGAAAGTGATTATAATTTATCCTATAATCCAACATTAGTAACAGGTAGCTATGCTAGTGGATCATTACGCGACTTTGCTACTGGTTCATTTTTTCAACCATACGTTACAACAATCGGTTTATATAATGATGAAAATGAATTATTAATGGTTGCTAAATTAGGTAAACCAATAGCTTTATCATCAGACACAGATATGACATTTATTGTCAAATACGATACATAATGATAAAACTAGTAAACATACTAAAGGAAATGGCTATCTCAAATGCATGGTCAGGAGATAGAGCAAAATTACCACAAGAAACAGATGTGGTAATAGAGGCAGCTAAACAAATGGGATTAAATAATCCAATAATATGGAGAGGAACAAAAGGTGTAAAAGTACCGGGTCAAAAAAGATCGGTATTAACATACATAATGCATGTAACTCCTCGAGCAACAGTTGTATTTAGAGGTGGTACTGCAAATGCAAGAAAAGTACTAGAGATGATAGGGGTAAAAAATCCTGCATTTGCTCACTTTGATAGAGCATTAACTGAGTTTTTTGGAACACCATGTGCTTTAGTACTTGAACAACCATACACAATGTACCAGTCGTCTGAGATTAAAGATATAATGGCCGATACAGGTAATTGGGAAACAACAGAAGACAGTGACACAAATAATGGTGGAAGAGGTACATCAAGAACAAGTAGATTTAAAGAAAAAACTGAACAAGATTTACAAAACATAGCTAATACATATCAAAAAATAGATAGTAAGCCCTTATACGAAAGTAGGGAGGTAATAATTGATGTACAAAATTATTGGGCTGTACCTTGTGGAGATGAGATTAAAACATATGGTGATTTAGTTAATTTACTAGAATCATATAAATTAAAATTTCCTATAAAATAATAGTTTATGAATTGGTTATATGAATACGTCCCATTACGGGACGATTTTACTACAAACAATTACGGTTTTATATATAAAATCACTAATTTAGAGACAAATAAATTTTACGTTGGTAAAAAATCATTTGTTCATAACAAGAAAAAAAAACTCACCAAAAAAGAGATAGCTGAACAAACAGGCCCGGGCCGTCGCTCTACCACCAAGGTAGAACAAGTTGATAGCGGTTGGCGTAAATACTGGGGTTCATCTAAAGAATTACTAGCTGACGTTAAATCGCTAGGCGAAGACAAATTCGAACGTGAAATATTAAAGTTCTGTCCTACCAAAAAACAACTTACATATTACGAAATACAATATCAAATATCATATTCAGTATTATTTACTGACAGTTATAATGATAATATACTAGGTAAGTTTTATAGGAAAGATTTTGCTACGGCAGAATAATTTATTATATTTGTGGTTATGGAAAATGCTGCCCTTCTAATTTTATTGGAATCTGTACTAGGTACTAGTAACAAAACTAGTCGGGGTAATTATTCATTTAAATGCCCATTTTGTACTCACCATAAGAATAAACTCGAAATCAACTGCATAACAAACGCTAAAAGCGAGAATCCTTGGCATTGTTGGGTGTGTGAGGCGAAAGGTAAAACCATTAGATCTCTCCTTAAAAACATGAAAGCGCCGTCTAATAAATTAACGGAGCTAAACATGATTATTGCACCTGGTAAAGAATATAAGCAAATATCCACTACACTCGAATTACCTAAAGAATTCATATCATTAACTGATATTGTTGAAAATCGAATTACAACCATTGAATCAAAACATGCTATCAAATTTTTACGTAAGCGTGGTATAACACCTGAAGATATTATAAAATATAATATTGGTTTTTGTAATGATGGACCATATAAAGATAGAGTTATTATTCCCTCATACGATGAAAATGGTATTGTAAATTACTTTATTGCTCGCGCTTATAAAGAGGGACCACAAAAATATAAAAATCCTCCCGCTGATGCTAAGTCTGCTATTGGTTGGGAGTTATATATAAATTGGGATGCACCCGTCATACTTGTTGAAGGTATGTTTGATGCTTTAACAATTAAACGCAACGTCATCCCACTATTTGGGAAAATTATTCACGAGAAGCTAATGAAAAAATTAGTTCGTTCATCAGTTAATAGAATCTATATTGCATTAGATCCTGACGCTATTAAAAATGCTTTTAAATATGCCGAACAATTAATGGCTTATGGTAAAGAGGTATTTTTAGTGGAATTAGATGGTAAAGATGCAAATGAAATTGGATTTGAGCGGTTTTTAAACATTATTGAAACCACAGAACCACTTAACTTTCAGAGCCTATTAGCTAAAAAACTTCAATTATGATTGAAAAAAATGCAAACATCATTAAAGACCCTAACATTAAACGTATTGTAGAATACAAAGAGGGCGACAAACAAATTAACATTCTAGATTCTAGATTTTACCGTAGAGATGACAAATATTACCCATCAGTAACATCAGTATTAAATTATTTCCCTAAAAACCAATTTTTCCATTCCTGGTTGAAAGATGTTGGCCACAACGCCGACATCATTGCTTCTAAAGCAGCAGGTGAAGGTACACAGGTACATAATGCTATTGAGCAATTCCTTAATGGAGCTGAAATACAGTGGATTGATGAATATGGTAAAGCGCAATATAATTTAGATGTTTGGAGAATGATATTGAAATTTGCTGATTTTTGGAATACCCATAAACCAGAACTAATATCAACTGAGTATCATTTATTCTCGGATGTACATGAATATGCTGGAACAGCGGATTTAGTTGTTAGAATTGATGGTAAATTATGGTTATTAGATATTAAAACATCTAATTCGCTACATACTAGCTATGGTTTACAACTATCCGCTTATGCTATGGCTTGGAACGAAACACATACAGATCCTATTGAAAGAACAGGAATATTGTGGTTAAAAGCATCGACACGCACTGCTGGTAAAGACGGTAAAATTCAAGGTAAGGGTTGGGAATTAAAGGAATATAGTAAAATTGCTGAAAATTTCGTTATGTTTAAAAACATATATGAAATATATAAAATGGAAAATCCGGACTTTAAACCATATACTGAATTATTACCAATTAGTATTAAAATAACAGAATAACATATTTATTGATATATTATTTAAAAAATGAATTTAGGACAATACTTAGCTAATACACTATTAGAAGCAGAAAATCAACCAACAATAGCATTATTCCCAGGGGTATTTAAACCACCACATAAAGGTCACGTTGATGTAGTAAATAAACTACTAAAAGCGGCGGATCAAGTAGTAATACTAATATCACCAAAAACACGTGAAGGTATTACTGCTGATGAAAGTGTTGCTGTTTGGAACTTATATAAAGATAAAGGTCTATTTGATGGTTCAGTTGAAATTAAAGTATCATCATCACCAACACCTGTTGGAGAAGTATATGATGTTGTTAAAAAAAATCCCGATAGTGAATTTTTAGTAGCATTTGGTAAAGATGAAATTAGTCGTTATAAGAATATTGAAAAATTCTTTAATGTAAAAGTATTTGATGCTGACTCAGTTGAAGGTGTTGATTCTACTAGTTTGCGTATGGCACTAATACAGAAAAATGAAGATGAAATATCAAAATTACTTCCTGATGGTGTATCAACAGATGAATTTTTAACAGCATTGAATACTAAACCAGAAGAAAAATCTGAAGAAACACCAACAGAACAACCACCAACTGAACAGCCAACACCTGAACAACCATTACAAGAATCACCTCCAATTAATTTTGAAGATGATGCTTATCAAGATTATGTAATGCAAAATCAAGATAAAATAGAAAAAGCAGCTGCTGTATTTAATTTACCAATCCCTGATATGAACTACGCTTTTGATAGTGGAGATGAAGTAGTATTGAATGATGATATGTGGGATAAGCTGCAAAATAGCAAATCATATAAAATGAAAACATTAGATGATGCTATTCAACATTCATTAAAATTAGGTATAAATCCTAAACCATATATTGATCAAATTAAAGCTGGTAAGGATATGCCATTACCACTTGTATTATGTTATGGACAGGATAAGTATTATTTGGTAGGTGGTGAAGTAGTATTATCCTTATATAGAGCTTTAGGTTCAATTCCAACTGTACTACAGGGCACATTAAATTTACAAACTAAACAATTACATCAACCTACTTCTCTTGGTGAAGGTTTAAATAATGATACCGATAAACAATTATTAAAGAAATTTATTGATTTCGCTATTAAAGAATTAGGCATAAAAAAACCACCAACATCCCTTACATTATCAAGAGATAATGGTATGGCTAAAGAAATGCATACATTTGGTTCATTTAATCCTAATAACGATAAAATATGGTTGTATGTTAAAAACCGTAACATGGCTGATTTGCTACGTACATTAGCACATGAATTAGTACATCGTAAGCAAGCTGAGGATGGTAGAATAGATTACAATAGTGGTGAAACGGGTAGTGAAATTGAAAATGAAGCAAATGCTCAAGCAGGTGTATTATTAAGAAAATTTGGTAAACAAAACGAAGAAATATATCAATAATTAAGTTATGAGTGACAATTTATTAAAAAAAGAGTTCCGTACACGCGATGTACAACGTATGCGTAACATTATTACCAAAAAAGCAGGTGATAAAACTGGCGTACAGGTTGGATACACTGCGGATTATATTGAACGCAAGGAGGGTGACGTTTGGGAAGAACGTGGCAAAAAATGGACCATTAAAAATAGTCTAAAGCAGACAGTAACACGTTTTGACGATATTAAGAAAAAAATATTTACACCTATCACATGTCCTAACTGCAACAAACCAATGAATAAAGGACAAATTGACAAATATATGTTCTCTATTCACCAAACATGCTCAGATTGTGTGTTTAAACGTGAAACCAAACTAAAGCACGAGGGTAAATACGAAGAATACGAACGTGATATGATTAAGCAAGGCATTACATACCATATTAAAGAAATGGAAAATGTATTGCTAGAACTACTTATGGGTCAATCTGGTGAATCATATGTAACTGAAGCTGGTGATATTGAAGAGTGGAAAGGTAAAAGTTTAGATAACCAATTCATACAGGATATACAAGAATATATACAAAAACTTAAGGACGTTGTAGAGCATTAATATTTATAGGTATCATTACCGTTACCGTTTAAAAGTTCAAGTATGTCTGTAGATTTAACTGTCGCAATAGTTTCGTCTGTCTTTACAGCTATTGTTGGACCTATAGCGGTTCATATAGTAAAAATGAAGACGGAAAAAGGTAAGCTAGATGTGTTGAGAGATGCAATAGCTAATAATTCTCTTGTAGCTAATAAGGTAGAAGAGATTAAAGACACAACTGGAGCAGACAGAGTATGGATAACACAATTCCACAATGGTGGTACATTTTATCCAACAGGAAAGTCAATACAGAAATTTAGTATGTTTTATGAATCAGTATCTCAGGGTACCACCTCAGTACAACAAAATTTCCAAAACATTCCTATTAGTCTACTTAGTAAATCTATAAACCATTTGTTGGAACGTAATGTTATTGCAATCCATGATTTTGGAAATGATGATTTAAACACATATGGTTTAGAGTACATAGCTGAAGTGAGTGGGTGTAAGAGTACATATCAATTTTCCATTAAAACAATTGATGGTAAATTTATTGGTATATTGGGGTTAGATTTTGTTAAGGAACCAACACACCTTCTGTTAGAAGAAACTAATCGTTTATTAGTAGAAGCAACAACAATAGGTGGTGTATTATATAAAAAATAATGATTAAGTTAACAGACTTACTAGAAAAGAAAGGGGTAGAACCACTACAGTTTCCTGATGGCTTTAAACCAGCTAAAACGGTACCTGAAGGTGGTGCTATGTGTGCTAATTGTGCTAAATGGAATAAAGAAACTCAATTATGTGAAGGTCAATACTATATTGACTGGAACGGTAACGGCAAAATACCAACAGAACCAACTAAATACGTTTGTATTTGGTGGGTACCAAAAAATAAATAGCGATGATTAAATTAATAGATTTATTAAATGAAGATAATTTTCAAAGTGAGGAACCATCATCATTCTCTAATGAACAAGAAGTAATCCAAGACTATATAAATGAATTGCCATCAGAAGGAACAACCATGAGTGATGTTATGGAAGATGCTAAAGATTACCCTCATGCTTTTCAGCTAAGATTATTAATGAGAATAGCAAAAGATGGATTATTAAATCTCAGCAACAGTAATATAAAAGTTAAACCAGAGGGAGTATTGCAAATGTTTAATACTCAATCTGATATAGCATATAACGCTTTAGCTAATTATAATCTAAATGAAAAAGCGCCCTGCTGGAAAGGTTATAAGCAAATTGGTATGAAGGAAAAAGGTGGTAGGGAAGTACCAAACTGTGTTCCTTTAAATGAATTAAGTCCTACATCAGTTGGTGTTCCTGAATTTTTAGAAAAAGCAAAAAAACAACAATATCCTTATTTACAGTTTCCATCATTTGAAGCTTTAGAAGAGTATGTGTCGTATGCCTCTGGTAAAGAATTTAATGAATTAAATACTGAAGCTGGGTTAAATGAAGCGTTTTTTATTGGTGAAGATGATATAGATGAATATGATGTAGATGAAAATAATATTAATGAAGTAAAAGATTTTATTAAATTTCTAAAAAAATACTTTACAATATTAGCGGAAGCACAATGCGATTGTGTTTATGAAGCTGAGTATCATGGTCGTCAAGTATCACTAGGCAAACCAATGCAAGGTGATATTAAGAAATTTAAAGTATACGTTAAAAATAGCAAAGGCAAAGTCGTAAAGGTTAATTTCGGACAAAAAGGAATGAACATAAAAAAGAATAATCCTGTAAGACGCAAAGCATATAGAGCAAGACATAACTGTAATAACCCAGGACCACGTACTAAAGCAAATTATTGGTCTTGCAGAAAATGGTAAAATATGAGAGCAATAGATAGATTTATATTACACGTAGTTCACAATTGGACAAATGAGTTAAATGAAGCTTATAGCGAAAATGCTATCAAAGCCTTTATTAAGAAATTTAGTGAAGAAGCAGACGATTTGAATATCGCTATATCAGAACCTCAATTAAGAGCATACATCGATCGTTTTGATACATTAAAAAATTCACCTAAAATTACTAATAAAGATCTTAATAGTGATTATTGGAATATATCTAAATTAATTAGATTAGTTACCTCTACTAAAGGTGCTGAAGTACCTGAAGAAGTTGAATCTACCCCAGATGTTGTTTATAATCAGGATGGTTTAGTTATATACAATGGTTCTAAAGAAGGAAACTGTTTAACTTATGGTAGTGGAGAAAAATGGTGTATTACTAGAGGATCATTTGGTAGTTATAGATATGATGCTAGCAGAAAAAACCCAACATTCTATTTAGTAAAAGATAATAATTTATCTGATAGTGATAATAAAAGTTTTTTTGTTGTTGTAGTAGGTAGTGATAATACATACAAAGTATCCGATAGATCAAATAATGACGTTGGCGGCAGAGGTACAGAATGGGAAAGATGGGAATCATGGTCATTTGTTGAACAAAACTTTCCATCAGTCAGAGGATTAAGAAGTGTATTTAAATACATTCCTTTATCGTCTGCAGAAAAAATGAATCAGTCCTATAAACATAGTGCTATTCCTATTAGAGAATTTATAAAATTTCCTTATTCTGTTAAAGAACAATATTTAGTTGTTAGAAAAGGTAACGAACTATTTACAGATGTTAGTACAGATGAATTTGTTTCAAAATATCTTCCTCAATACCCACAATTAGCTACATTCATTTCAACTAACGCTGGTATTGTACCTAATGAAATTTTAGTAAAACATTTAGATAAATTTTCTAATCAAGATACAAGATCTATTATAGCTAATATGAGGGATAAAGTTAAAATTGACCTTTTATCCTCTGAATCTGTTCCATTTGCTGTTAAAAAATTATTAGTAATGGTAGATAAATGGAATGTACCATCTAATGAAAGATTATATATTACTAAAGATGGTAATGCCATTGTTAAATTAAAATTTGAAGAAGAAATATCTGTAGGTGTATATACAGCAGAAGATGATTATCCAAACATCAAATTAAATCAACGTACATCAAAATATTTACTTGATTATCCTAAATTAGATGAATTACCATTTAACAGTTTACTTAAATTAGCTACTGATGGTATTGTAAATAAAGAATTCCTTGCTAAAGTTATTGAAAAAGCCAAATCAGAAGAAAACTCAGCTATTATAGTTAAAAAAGTAGAAGATGGTGAAATATTAGTTGATGCTAATTCATTCTCATCGTATAAAATAAAAGACGGTAATATAACTAAAATACCGTTTACTGATGAAGAAGTACAAACAGCTTTAGGAGAAGAAAAAGAGAATACAGCATTCCAACAAGGTGCTGTTAATATAGTAAAAGACACAATAAATAATTATGAAAATATTCCTCCAACTATTGATAAAGATGCCTTCGTATCTATTGTAAAGTCAACCCCATATAATAAAAGAACATTTACCTCTGATAATGCAAGAGGTCAACAAATACTTCTTGTACCTGATGGAGAAAGCAGATTTGCTTTATTTACAAGAAATACAGAAGAATTATATAATTTTTCTACTGACCAGGATTATGGTAATGGAGGTGATTGGAGAAGAAGAGATACTACTGATTGGATGGATGAAGGAGCATGGAGAGCATATTTCACTTATTTAAGAAATGAAAATAAGTTTTATGAAGGAAGTAGATTAGCTCAATGGTTTAGAGGATCATATACTAATAATGAATGTCGAAAAGCATGGTTTAAAGCACAACCACCACTATCCCCAACAGATCAATACGCAGTAGCAGTAACAGCTGCTAATTATTATCTTGTTAATAAAGCTAACCCACGTGAATCCCTTAAATTATCAGATTCAGGTAAATTAGTTAAAGCAAATATTCCATCAGCATTAGCTCGTCAATTATTAGGTACCACACAAACCCAAGCTACACCAACAGCCCCAGCAGCACAATTTGGTGCTGGACAAGCAGTAGCAGCACCATTACGTACAGGTAGAGGTAGACCAGCAGGTGTACCTAATGCTCCACGCGCCGCTGCACCAGCTGTAGATGCAGGTGGAGATCTAAATATAGGTGAAATAATGGATGAAACAGGATTACAAACTGCATTTATGCGTATGCCACGTTCTGATTATAGACGATTAAATGTAACAACAGGTGTACGTGTTAATCCAAATGGTGATAGAGGTGCTGCTCGTCGTAATAACCAATTAGGAGCAGCGGGTCGCGTAGGTAAAGTTATTGAAGTTGGTTCTAGCAAAATATATTTTATTCGTTTAGCAAACCAATCTATAATAGCATCTATCAATATACAACCAGGCAATAGAAATTATATATTATTTCCTAATGCTCAAGGTAACGTAATGATACCAATGAATTCACCAGCTGAATTAATGCAAGTATTACAACAACGTAACTTGGCTGAAGTACAACAATATATGGTACGTGAGTATATTGCTAATAATCCACAACATATTGATGAAGTAAAATCATTACTAAGAAAACACATAGCTGAAACCATAAATCAATAATATTTATATATATAAACATAAAAAAACAATGAATAACTACGCATTACGCTTATTTGTACGTAACTTAATACTAGAAGCAAACGAAAAAAAGGTTAATAAAGAGCCTAAGAAAACAATGAAAAAGGAAGATAAAGCTCCTAAAAGCGATGGTAAATTAGTAGATCTTAAAAAAGAACTTGCTGCATTAGAGCAATATAAAGACGAGCTACAAGCTGCTAAATTCGCTGAAAAAACAGCATCAACTGAAGTTGAATTTGCTAATTTAGCTCATTTTGCTAAAGAATTAGACGCTCTTAAAGCGCGTGGCGTTGAATTAGAAAAAGAAGTTGATGAAAAAATTGTTGAGCTAAAAGAAAAAGTGGCTGAAGCAAAGAATAAAATCAAGGAAATGATGGGTCTTACACCTGAAAAGAAAGGTAAAGACAAAATGGTAGATGAAGCTCGCTTTAAAAAAGGTACTGACATTGGTAAAAAAGGTCCCGGATTTGCTAAAATTGAAAAAGCAGCAGCTAAAAAATATGGTTCAGAAGAAGCTGGTAAGAAAGTAGCTGGCGCTATATTGAAAAAAGTAGTAAAGAAATAACAATGATTAAATTAGCTGAATTATTAGATAAAGTAGGTCAAGAAGACGATGACATCAACAATGATGGTAAGGTAGATAAAACAGACAAATATCTTCTTAAACGCCGTAAAGCAATAGCTACTAATCTTAAGGAAAATGATACTCCAAAGCATAAGATCATTGCTCAATTGATGGGTCCTGATTTTTTCTTATCTAAAAAACCAGAAAGTAGTTGGGATGATAAAGATCACGATTTATTTAATCGCATTACAAAAATGGCTCAAGAAACAGGTAAAGTTCCTAAGCTAAAAGAAAATCAAGACCATGAAGTATCAATGGCACAAGCCAGTTTAAAATCAATTATTAAATCAGCCGCTCAACTAATGCTTAAACTAGGCAATATGGAGCGTGATATACCAGGATGGATACAAGATCACATCACAAACGCTGAAAATTATATTGATCAAGCATCTCAAGGATTCCACGAATTAAACGAAGGTCCTCAAATTGGTAAACTTCCTGTAAGAATATATAAACTTGTTCAAGGAAAAGAAACTGAATTATCTAAAATTAAGAATCCTAAAGTAATAGATTATATTAAAAAGAATTCTGAAAACATAAATATAGAGGATTTAGCTAAACTTCTTTCTGTACGAGAGCAAGTTGCTTTACAATATATAAACGCTTTAAAAACATTAGGAGCTTTAGTATCAAAAAATCCCACTACTAGTAAACCTATGAGTAGTAATGATGTTGATGATTTATTTAATTAAGGCACAAAAATAATAAATGAATAAACAACTATTATTAGAAAAATACATTAAGGTAGCTGTTAAAAAAGCTCTTAAAGAGCAAGAAGAACAACAGCGAAAAGCAGAAAAAGCGATGTACATGGTATATCGTTTTCCTGGTTTGAAAAAACTAATGGAAAATTTAATGTCACCTGCTTTTGGTCGCTACGTTAATAGTATTAATATAGTTGCTCCCAAACCAACAACATTTCAAGTTGATTTAATTAATGGTCAAGATTTTAGTATTAAATATATTGGCAAAGGTAATTTCCAAGTTAAAGTATCTGGTAGAAAATATGATCCTATTAATTTAGGTGAATTAGAGCGTGCTTCACAAGGTATAGCTGATTTATTAGAATTAAATTACGCACCTAAAGAAGTCGCTGAAGGTGGAGGAACACCACCACCAACTGAATCACCGGCAACATCCGGAGCTGAATTAGGCCCTGATTTAGCAGGGGCAGGAGCAGCTGAAACAGCACTACCAACAGGAGCTGAAACACCAGAAACACCAGAAACACCAGAAGAAGCATAATATGGAAGTTATAGACAAAATATTAAATGAGTGGTCATACCGATGCCACGATGGGATTGTTGATTTAAATGATCCTAATAAATTACCTATTTTGAAAGAAATAATGATTGAGGAAGATATTGATGATGATATTTTAAATGCTTTAATAAATACAGACGAAGATACTAAAACAAAAGTTTTAAAACTTATTAAAAAAGTTAATAAAAACTCAATAGGAGATTTAAAACCTATTTTAGATAAAAAAGGTATAGGAATTTTAACTAAAAATGTTATATACGATATTGAAGAAGCAGGGCAAATAGATGAATTATTAGCATACTTAACTTCTTCTAAACAGATAGATTTAGATCAATTAAAAAGTGATAGTAACTTATTTTCTTTGTTTGAAAAAACAAATTTAAGTAAAGAAGCTATTCAAGCCTTAGTAGATACTAGTGGAATTTTAGGTGGTGTTGCTATAGGAAGAGGAGAAGTAGCATTAATTACTTTATTAAAAGATGCTAAAAGAGCAGAAAAAGGAGATATTCAAATAGGTGATAAAAAAATAGAAATAAAAAATAGAAGTAAAGATACTGGTAGTATATTAGCACCTGAAAAAGAATCTAGAGGAGGAGCAACTGAAGTAAATAATATGTTAGCAAAAGCTATAGATAATTTATTTACTGATGATCTCTTTAAAAAAGAAATATCAGACAATATTTTAAAAAAGAATCAAAAAGGAATAAGATGGCCAAATAAAATAGATATTATGTATAAAGCTTTTTTAGATCAAAATCAAAAAGGCAATACTAAATCTAGTTTTGAAACAGAATTAAATAAAATATTAAAGGATTTATATAAAGAAAATGCCCCTGATATAAAAGATTATTTAGACGGAAAAAACTTTAACGTAGATAAATTCAAAATAGACATAGCAAAAAAACTAGCAGAAAAATATTACGATGAATTTAAATTTGATTATATACTTTTTATAAATCCTGATTTAAGTTATTCACTATATGAAGAAAATAGTTTTTTAGAAGACATAGGGCAAGAAATAACAGTATCTGGATTTTCAGATTATCTTCCACGATTATATCACAAATAACTCAAAATACAACAATGACACAATTTAACCCCTCAGACAAAATAACAGTAGATATACCCTTATTTATACGCCTATTAGAATACGCTCGTGAAGACGCTAAAACCGATATGGATTTACATAACGTAGCTGAAAACGCTATCAAATTAAGTGAAACAGGTAAAACATTAACTATGACTCAATACGATAATATAGTTAAAAACCCACAACAAGAATTAAAAGAACGCTTAAAAAAACTAGCCAATATAATTGGATAACATATAGAATAGATTCATAGCCTATTCGCTTTAAAACAATATTATGCAGCTGTGGCGCACTCAAAAGGTGCGCCCTCCCTTTGTTTGTCAAAATAAAAATTTTACATTTAACGTATGAATATATTTTACATAAACACAGATCCTGTTACAGCAGCACAACAGCTAGCAGACGATCATATTCGTAAAATGCAGATTGAATCTGCACAAATGTGCTGTACCGCTCATTGGGCTTCAGGTAGCGAAGCACCATATAAAAGAGCACATTTGAATCATCCATCAACTAAATGGGTTAGAGAATCTATACACCACTACAGATGGGTTGTGGAACATGGTTTAGAAGTATGTAATGAATTTACTAAGCGTTATGGTAAATTACATAAAACACAAGGTGTATTAGAATGGTGTCGTGATAATGAACCTAGTATTCCTGATAATGGATTTATTGAACCACCACAATGTATGCCTGATGAATATAAGAAAGCTAATGCTATAGACGGATACAAGACATACTATATAGAAGATAAAATTAAAAATAAACAACTAACATACAATAAATTAAACAATACCCCAGAATGGATAAAAAAATCGTTATAGTAGGAGCCGGTGTAGCCGGTATTAACGCAGCAACTAAATTAGTAGATAATGGATATCCCGGCGAATTAATCACCATTATAGACAAAGGTAATGACCCACACAACCGCTTACCTGAAGAGGTAATGACAGGTATGTTAGGTGCCGGTGGATGGAGTGATGGTAAATTAACATACCACACAGCAATCGGTGGTCAATTAGCTAAGTATTGTGGTGAAGACAAAGCAATGGAATTGATGGATCAAGTTATTAGCAATTTCAGACGCTTTCACCCTAAACCAGAAGAAATATTCTGTTCTGATCCAGTAGCTGAACCAGACTTTATTAAACCATACTTTGGATTACGTTTATTTCCTGTATGGCATATTGGAAGTAATTATTTACACGAAATTGCTAAAGCATGGTATCAATATTTGTTAGATAAGGGTGTGAATTTTATGTGGGGTACTGAAGTAACTAGTATTAATTTTGACTTAAACTTAGTATTATATGGTGTTATCAAAACGGCTGTTGGTAAAGGAATACCATATGACGAATTAATATTTGCTGTAGGAAAATCAGGTATTGATTTTGCACAATCATTATCCGACAAATATAAATTACCAACTGAACCTAAATCAGTTCAAATAGGTGTTCGATTTGAAGCACCACAAAAATATTTTCAAAAATTAATAGACATATCATATGATTTCAAATTATATCAGAAGTATGAAGATGTTTCTCTACGTAGCTTTTGTACTAACAACAATGCCGCTTACGTGGCCGTGGAGGAAACGTACGGCGATGTTACGTACAACGGCCATGCGAAAAAGGGTGAAGAATTCCGAAACGATATGACCAACTTTGGTATATTGATGGAAATTAAAGGTATTGAAGATCCATTTAAATGGTCACGTTATGTAGTAGAACAATTACAAGTTGATGGCACTGGATTATATTATTCACCAAATAAAACTCGCAAACCAGGATTAACATCAGAAGGAGCAATAGTATCATCTTATCAAATAGATGATTTGGAAGAATTTGATGAAGTATTAGGTGAATATGCTGATTATATTACTAATTTTATTGACCAAATGGATAAAGTATTCGAATTTGGTAATGATTGGGGTATGTATATTCCTGAAGTAAAATATCTATCACCAGAACCACAAGTAAACCACGCTAATCTAGCGCTAAATGATTATCCAAATGTACACTTTGTTGGTGACGCGTTAAGCGCTCGCGGTATAACTGTATCAGGTGCACATGGAATTTATGTTGCTGAATATTTATTAGCATGATTAAATTAATACCTATTGTTGAAGAAATTCAACAAAAACAATTAGAAGAAGGTTGGAAAGAAAATATAGTAGCCGCTGCTATTGCTGCTTCTACACTATTTGGTGGAGTTAAAGGACAAACATCAAATGGTAATATTGGTGATAAAGCTAATATTGAAATGTCTAAACAACAAGGTCCTGGTCCATTAAATATTAATTTTGGAACAGCATTTTCTAGTGGTCGCTATATAATAAAAGGTGAATCTCAAGGGTCATTAGAAAGTAAATTAGGAGAAATTGTTAAATATATAGAACAAAATCCAAATGCTGACTATACAATTGAAATTATATCTAGTGAATCACAAGTACCAAATTATGATGCTGAAAAACCAGGCCGTGTTAAATTAGATACAGGTGAATTAGCTGAAAAAAGAGCAACTGTTCTTGATATCGCTATTAAAGCATTAACTCAAAAGTTAAAAGATGATGGTAAATTAAAAGGTAATGTTGATATTAAAATATCACCTGTATTAATAGGAAAGGAAAAATTTACACCAGGAGATAATAAGGATGATGCTAAGTATACTAAAGATCAATTTGTTAAGACTAAGGTAACAGCTAAAGTAAAAGATAAATATGCCTCATATTCAAAAAATGGTGAGAGGATATTTATGAATGGAAAAGCATACGCTATGATATTTTATCCAACAGCGGCCACCACAAGTAAATCAAGCGCTGGGCAATTAAATACATCATATCAAGATGTAATTTTAAAGAAAATTGATCTTACAGGATTAGAAAGAGCAGGAAGAAGTCTCAATACTAAGATTGATGCTCCTAACCAATATACAGCAACATATAATATTCCATGGCAAGAATGGAATACAGCAACAAAGGGAACTAATACCATCACACAAAATATGATGGATAAATGGGAGCAATTTAAAGTAGCGGATTAATCTTTAATATAACCATGAGCTTTTAAACTATCTATAGCAGCTTTAACAGCCCTATTAACAGTTGAATCAGTATTAGCACTAACTTTAGTTGTTTTTACTGATTTTTTTCTTGGTTGTTTTGTTTGTGCACAACTAGTTGTTGTAATTACAAGCGTTAAAATTAAGATTATATATTTCATATGTTATGTTTTATACCGTAACGATAATATATGGGTTTTGCCCCTTCTAATATTTATTATAAATACTTATATAATGACGAAACAACAATTGCGCGAAGCTATCCGCAAAATAATTAGACAAGAACTAAACGAAGACTCAAAAGCAATTCCTAATCCTAACGCCGGTAAATGGAGAATAGTAGGTCTTGAAACTGGAAATATTTATCCTAATCAAGGAGCGTTTTACGGTACTAAAGAAGAAGCGCAAGCTGCTGCTAGAAAATTAGGTAGAATAAAGGATAGCGGTATTAAGTATGTGCAATTGAAAGACACAATGAAAATGTCTGAAAACGCTCCCGCTCCTGCTAAACCAGCCACAGCACCAGGTGTTAAAGAACCACCTTCAAAAACACCAGATAAAAAAGAACCACGTCGCCCATTAGGAAATCCTAATGTAAAACCTCAACCAAAGGCGACTATGAAGGAAGCTGAAATGTTAAAACAAGTAATTAAACGCTTTAAATCTAAAAAGTAATGGCTCATTTATTAGAAGTAGAATACGAAAAAATATTCAGCCCTAAAACAATGGCTGGTCTAAAAGGCAAATCAGGTGAATCATTACGCTCAATGCTTGGTAATAAATCATTAATGCAAACATTAATGAAATCCCAAGAGGTATTAGATGAAATCATTGATGCTGAAGAAGGATACCGTGATGAACTAGAAATGATAGCAGCTCAAATGGTAACAGATGCATACCCAATTATTGACTACGCTAACATCAGAATTGATGCTAAAATAGTTACTATGGGTGATCTAGATATCCCACCAACCCCAGGTGAAGTAAGTGTAGAAGATGCACCACCAGAAGCACAACAAGCAAGACGTCGTATTATTAATGGTATGACACAAGGAGCATCAATTAGAGGCGCATTTGGATTTATGCTATTCAAAGAATACTTAGATGATATTAATCCAGCATTAGTAGGAAAATATAATGAAATTCTGAAAATGGCTTTCGGTATTTACGATGATGAAAACGCAATTGCAATGATGTTAGCAGCATTAGCTCAAGGACAAAAAATGCAAGGCGGTGAAAGTGAAATGGAATATGATGAAGAAACAGGTCAATTCGTTATTAAAGCTCGCGCTATTTGTTTCCCAATGCTCGTACATGAAATTGTAAAAGGATTATACGAAATCGTTGGTACAGAAGGATTTGGTGCTGATAAAGAACAAAACCAATCTATTGTAGGTGCTGTAGATAAATTATCTAACGAACCAAACGATTTACGCTTTGGTAAATTTCTATACGATGCTATTAGCAAGATATACAATGAAAGTGATGTAGAAGATGCTCGCGTTCGTGAGCTATTCTTTGCAGCATTATATAAATTAGATGATACTGAGTTTTTCCCATTTGTTGAAAATGCTGTTAATGATGAACTAACAACAGCTCAAAAACAATGGGCAATAGGTGAAATGAGAGATATTGAGCGTGACTTACGTAAAGACGATACTGGATTAGAAGATTTGGATTAGGCAAAATATCTTTTGTACCTTTACAACAAAAATATATGAAGGAAACATTAGAGACGCAGCGTATTGTAACAGCAGATGGCACAGTAGCGCATTATGTTAGTATAAAGGGAGTAAAGAAAATGCATAACTGGGATGGAGCTGCATTCCTACCACAAGGTAATAAACGTCAAGCTGAATACTATTTGTTTGGTATTAAACATACTAAAGATGAATGGTTAGATAAGAAAAAGAGTGTTAATGGTGTACCATTTTATAAAACATCACTTGGAAAAGCAGCAGGAGCAAGAGTATAAAAAAATAGAGGATCGTCAAGATCCTCTTCTTAATTTAACGTTATGATAGAAAAAAGAGGTAGACCAAAAGAAACAGTTATTGAACCATCACCACGTAAATTTACTAAGGTGTATGAAGATGAAGACATGATTGAAACATGGACTTATAATCTAGACATACATCGTGGTCCAATAAGTGTTGATATTAATTATAAAACAGGCGCTGAAAAAGCAATCAAACTACGTGCTAAAGATGCTAAACAAGAAAAGAAAGCAGCACGTCAAATGAAAAAAATCAACAACAAACAACTCCCAATCACACAACAACAATGGCTTAATCCTGCTAATGGTAAAATGGTAGGATACACACGAGCTAAAGCACTAAATTTAATAAAATGAAAATAGGACTAACAGGTACAATGTCTGTAGGTAAAACTACACTAGCTAAAGCGTTAGGTGAGCTAGATATGTTTAAAGATTATCCAGTACAAACTGAACGTAGTAAATATTTGCGCGATTTAGGTATAGCTTTAAATACAGATTCAACATTAAAAGGTCAATTAGTATTTGCTGCTGAACGCAGTATTGAATTAATGCAGGAAAATATTATTACTGACAGAACATTATATGATGTAACAGCATTTACACTTAGTGCTAAATCAATTGATTGGTTTGAAAAACGTCGATTTATGGAAATATTGATGTCGCTTCGTAAGGAATATGATGTGATTATTTATGTATCACCTGATGGCGTTGATATAGAGGATAATGGTGTTCGTGAAACTAATATGGAATATCGCGAACAAATCGATTTTGTTATTAAAGAAATGCTAGTTGAATACCCACCCACTAAACTAATTAAAGTATCAGGTTCTACAGAAGAACGTATAAACACTATAATTTCACAACTAATTTAATATTTATGAATATCACATCACACGAATTAAAAACAATGAAAGTAAAACAATTACGTAAATTAATACGCGAAGCAATAACAGAAGTTTTAAATGAAAATATAGCTGTAAAAGTTACTGGAGCTAGTGGAAAATCAGATATAGAAAGTTTTCCTAGTATGACAGCCGCTAATGATTTAAAATCAAAAAATTCTAATATTAAATCAATAGCAGCTTTAGAAGAAGATAAAATAAATGAAATGGCCCGTATTGCTAAAGGATTTAGATTAGCAGACCCAGAATTAGATACAACATCTTACACAAAAACTATTAGTGGCACACCACTATCAGCTATACTTGATTATTTTAAAGAAAATCCAGGTGCTGATATAAAATCAATCCAAACACAATTCAATTTTGTTCGTCCACAAATAGCAAATGGATTAGTTAAAGGTCTATTGGATGCTGGTATATTAACTAAATTAACAGCAGGGGGTGAAGTAGTAGCTCCAGTAGAACCAGGTGAAGAAGCACCAGTACAAGCAACTGAACCAGAAGATTTATTCATGGGTAGTGCTACAAATCCATTAGCAATGTACTTTGATAATGAACCAAATAATGATGGATCTGAAGATTTTAACAATGAAGAAGAACCAACAGCCGGCGATATAGAACCAAGCGAACCAATGTCAGCTGCAGGTAGTATGTCTGATGAAGATTATGATGCTTGGATGAAATGGAGTGATTTAAATGATCGTTTAAGTGCTACTAAATCTAATATATTAAAAGCTAAGCGTAATAAAGGTGGTAAAATTATGGGAGATATTGGTGATACATCATCAAATGAAATACCTCGTTTAACTACTCTTAAACAATCATTAGAAGATAGAATGAATGCTTTGGTAGCAAAATCTAAATATCTTCAAAGTAAAATTGAAAAAGAAACAGGCAAAGCATACGAACCAATTGAAACGGATATTGAGGATGAAGAAGATACAATAGATGAAGCATTTAATAGAGAATACGAAATAAGAAAATTACAACATTATGCTGGAATTATTAAATAAATATAAAAAACAGGCATTATATATTATTATTGGTTTATTAGTAATGTATTCAATGATTTGCCTATTTACACCAAAACCACCAATGCCTATTGATTATAGAGCATCTATTGATTCTCTTATTCAATCAAATAATGTATTAATAGACCATCAAAATAAAATTGATAGTATAATTATTATTTATAATGCTAAAGTAGATTCGGTAGATAATAGAATTGATAGTGTTAAAGAAAAAACCATTATCATTAAAAAGTATTATCACGAAGTAAGTAGTAAAGTAGATACGTTTCAAATATCACAACTAGATTCATTTTTTAACGCAAGATATCCACAACCATGAAATATCTATTAATTATATTAATATCATTATTACCAATAGCAGTAAAATCACAAGATACATCTATTAAGATATCTACATCAACTGCTAGAAGAGTTGCTAAAGATTTAGTGATATGCGATAGTACTAAAGCAATGCTTGAGGTAACTAAAGAACAACTTTCATTAACTGAACAAAAAGTAGTATTGAAAGATAGTATTATATCTAATCATGTTAATAAAGGATTATTGTATGAAGCACGTATTCAAAACGAACAAGATAAGTTTAAGATACAAGGAATGTGGGTTAATGATTTGCGCAAACAGAATAAAAAACTTAAAGCTAATTTAATGTTTACTAAAATAGTGCTATCAGTAGCGCTAGGTGGACTAATATTACTTTCAGCCAAATAATCGTCCTGCTACCATAGGACTGCCTATCTAGACCATAGGTGCAAGAGCTTAATCCCGTAAGGTTAGGCTTTTTTATATATTTATTAATATAAATAACAATAAAAAAAAAATGAAACAACAAATTAACGAAATCAAAAGAATGCAAGAGTTAGCTGGCCTATCAGTAAACAATGAAGCATTTGCTTCTTTTCAAAATACATTTAAAGATACAAATGATGAAGAGCAAAAACAATCAATGACAAGAGTATATGGAGACGCTGATGATTATCCTAAAGAATTAAATACATTAGTATCAACTTTTATAGGAGCTTCAGATAATTATGCAATCACAAAAGATGGTAACACATTTAATGTTTATAAATACAGACGTATGCTAGATGGTGTTGGTAATCCAACTCCCTTTACTAGTATAGATGATGCTAAGAAGTTTATACAAAAGGATAATAGGTAAAACCACTCTTAGGATAGAATCCCTTAGTTAACCCAACTCCATAAGGTTGGGCTTTTTTATATATTTATATACAATCAATAGTATATAATATGGCTGAACAAGCTAACATTAAAGATATAATAAAACAGGAATATATAAAATGCGCTATGGATCCCGTGCATTTTTTCCGCAAATATTGTTACATTACCCACCCGGTTAAAGGTAGAGTATTATTTCATTTATACTCATTTCAGGAAAATACATTAAATGAATTTAGATCTAATCGTTTTTCTATTGTAAATAAATCACGTCAGTTAGGTATTTCTACTCTAGTAGCAGGATACTCATTATGGACAATGTTATTTAATAAGGATAAAACAGTATTGTGTATAGCAACAAAGCAAGAAACCGCTAAAGGTATGGTTGAGAAAGTACAGTTTATGTATAATAATCTACCAGCTTGGCTACGTGGTAATACAAAACCACTATCAGATAATAAACTCTCACTCAAATTAGCCAATAACTCTCAAATTGTAGCTACATCAGCCGCCTCAGATGCAGGTAGATCTTACGCTGTATCTTTGTTACTAATAGATGAGGCCGCGTTTATTGAAGGTATTGATAAAATATACACGAGTATTAAACCAACAATTGCTACGGGTGGAGGAATTATTGCCTTATCATCACCAAATGGTATTGGTAACTGGTTCCATAAAATGTATACTGAAGCTCAAATTGGTAAGAATGACTTTAAGCCAATAGAACTAAAATGGAATTTACACCCAGATAGAGTGGCACCAATAGATCCAGGATGGGAAGAACGTGAACGTGCTAATATGTCTCCTAGAGAATTTGCTCAAGAGTATGACTGTGACTTTTTGGGATCAGGAAACTCAGTCGTAGATTCAGACATATTAACCTTTTATGAGCAAACATACATCCAAGAACCAATCGAACGTCGCTTTTTGGGTGGGGATTATTGGATTTGGCAGTATCCAGATTATAGCAAGTCTTATGTGGTGTGCGCTGACATTGCCCGTGGTGATAGTAGTGACTATTCTACGTTCCATGTTATCGACATCGAATCCTGTGAACAAGTCGCAGAATATAAATCCCAAATAGGTACTAGAGATTTTGGTAATATGCTAGTATCTGTTGCTACAGAATACAACAACGCATTATTAGTACCAGAAAACTCAAATATAGGATGGGATGTTGTTAATACTATTATTGAAAAAGGATACCAAAATCTATATTATTCTCCTCGCGCTTATGGTGAACTAAATATTGATAAGTGGATGGCTAAAATGGGTACCGATCAAACAGTACCTGGGTTTACTATGTCAGTAAAGACAAGACCACTTGTTATCTCTAAAATGGAGGCGTATATTCGAGATAGACATTTTATTTTTCATTCTAAACGTTTGCTAGAAGAACTACGTGTGTTTATTTGGATGAATGGTAAACCACAAGCACAAAATGGATATAATGATGATTTGGTAATGGCCTTAGGTATTGGATTATTTATTAGAGATACTGGTATTAAATTTAATCAACAAGGTATGGATATAACTAGAAAATCTATTGATAATATATCTAGTACAAGATTGGGATATAGTAATATGGCATCCATGCCTGATGGTGTAGCTAACCCATACCAAATAGAAACCCCATATGGGTCAGAGGACATTACATGGCTAATATAATTAATAAATATTTATTGACATAATAAAACACAAATGGCTGAACAAAATACAGGTTTATTTAGTAGATTAAGACGTTTATTTAGTACTGATGTGGTAATCAGAAATGTAGGCGGAAACCAACTAAAAACAATAGATGTTGATCGTATCCAAGCATATGGTAATGTAAAAACCAATGCTCTTATAGATAGATTTACTAAGCTACACCGCTATGGCGCTAATATGCCATACAACCCAACAATGAACTACCAAACACTTCGTATTCAGTTGTATACTGACTATGAAGCTATGGATACTGAATCAATCATTGCCTCTGCTCTTGATATTATTGCTGATGAATCAACACTTAAGAATGAAACACAAGAAGTATTACAAATTCGATCACCAGATGAAAATGTACAACGTATATTATATAATTTATTCTATGATGTATTGAATATTGAATTCAATTTATGGTTATGGATTAGAAATATGTGTAAATATGGCGACTTTTATTTACATCTTGAGATAGCTGAAAAATTTGGTGTATATAATGTAACACCATTATCAGTTTATGATATGATTCGTGAAGAGGGTATGGATCCTCAAAATCCATCATACGTTTGTTTCAAGATTGATCCAATGGTGATCGCAGCTGGTGGTATTAATTCACGTGTTAAAGATAGAGATGGTAAAATCAAATTTGAAAACTACGAAATAGCGCATTTCAGGCTATTAACTGACGCTAACTATCTCCCTTATGGACGCTCGTACATAGAGCCTGCTCGTAAAACATATAAGCAGTATGTGCTGATGAAGGATGCAATGATGCTCCATCGTATAACACGTGCCCCGGAAAAACGTGTATTTTATGTTGATATAGGTAATATGCCACCAAACGAGGTTGATGGATACATGGAACGTTTAAAGCAAAAAATGCAAAAAACACCATATATAGATAAAAATACAGGTGAATATAATCTGAAGTATAATATGATGAACGTGATGGAGGATTTTTATATCCCTCAACGTGGCTCTAACTCAAATACTAAGATTGATACAATTAAAGGTCTTGAATATAATGCTATTGATGATGTAAATTTCCTACGTGATGAAATGTTAGCGGCGCTTAAGGTACCTAAAGCATTCTTTGGCTTTGAAAAAGATTTGACTGGTAAAGCTACATTAGCTGCTGAAGATATTCGTTTCGCTCGTACAGTAGAGCGTATTCAGCGTATTGTATTATCTGAACTATATAAAATTGCATTAGTACATTTATATACTCAAGGATTTGATGGTGAAGCACTATCTAATTTTGATTTAGCATTAACAGTTCCATCAATTATATATGAGCAAGAAAAAATTGCTCTATGGAAGGAAAAGATTGCATTAGCTAAAGACATGCAGGACACTAAATTAATCCCATCTGATTGGATATTCGACAATATATTCCAATTCAGCGAAGATCAATTCGATGAAATGCGCGATCTAGTAGCTGAAGATATGAAACGTACATTCCGCTTCTCACAAATCGAGAATGAGGGTAATGATCCGGCTAAATCAGGTAAATCATATGGCACACCACATGATCTAGCATCATTGTATGGTAAAGGTAGAGCAGGTATGAATATAGATGGACCTGTCCCTCCAGGATATGATGAAAAACGTCCTGTTGGTCGTCCTGAAGAAAAAGCATCTATTATAGGTACACAAAAAGATCCATTAGGTAAAGATAGATTAGGTAGTAAAGAAAATGCTACATTATATACTGCTAATATTCCTGATGAAGGTAGTGGCACACCAAAAAGCTATGGTGCTTTAGCACTAGCTGAAACATTGCGATATAGAGATATGTTAAAAGGTATACCAAGATCTGATAAACAAATGGTATTCGAATCGCAACAGGAATCTTCATTATTAGACGAAAAAAATATTAAGGATATATAATAATTATATATTTATTGGTAGTGCACACTAAACTTATATGAAAATAAAACATAGTAAATTTAAAAATACTGGTATATTATTTGAATTACTAGTACGCCAAGTAGCATCAGATACAGTATCTGGTAAAGACTCAGCTGCTATTAATTTGATTAAGAAATATTTTTCCAAGTCAGAATTGGCTAAAGAATATAAACTATACCAGGCTTTAGTTAACTCAAAAGCATTAACAGAAGGTAAAGCCGAGTCATTAATTAATGCTACGCTTGAAATATCTTCACGTTTAAATCGCTCTGCACTACGTAAAGAAAAATATAACATTATTAAGGATATTCGTGAACATTATGATTTAGAAGATTTTTTTAAATCAAAGATTAACAACTACTCCCAATATGCTGCTGCATTTAATTTAATAGAGGCTCACAACTCACTAGAGTTTGTTGAGCCATCTCAAGTTATTGAAAATAAGGTAACACTACTTGAACACATCATACGTAAAGAAGTAAATAAAGATGAAGTAAAAGATCGTGTAATGGAAGAATATCTTTCAATGGATAAAGGTACGCGCATTTTAGTATACAAAACATTATTAGAAAGATTTAATAATAAATATAATGATATGTCTAACACACAGAAATCTGTGTTGAAAGAATACATTAATAATATATCTAATACTGTTAAATTACGTGAATTTGTTAATAATCATTTCGCTGCTATTAGAGCAGAATTGAATAGATTAAATCAAACAGTAACAGACAAAACAGTACAAATTAAAATACACGAAGTGGTTAATATTCTTAAACCACTTGAGAAAAATCAAAATGTAAAAGACGACAATATTATTGCTTTACTACAATTCCACCAATTAATATCAGAATTAAAGACAGTAAAATAATGGATTTAAAAGAATATATCAAACAGCTTGCCCGTGAAATATTGGATGAAGAAACGGGTACAGGTGCTATTGGTGTTGGTGCTGGTCCTATTATGACACCAAATTGGGTTGCTCCTAAAGGACAAAAAGAAAACGCTGCAACTAAAACAGCTAAAAAGCAAGGGTTTACTGTTACTAAAGGTGAAACTGAAATGCCTGGTGATTCTAAAGTAAAAGATTACGTATCATTAACAGGTAAGAAGAAAAAGAAAGTTAAAATATACCAGGAAAGCGGCTACGATGATCCATCTAAATATGGAGCAAAATCCGAATATGGAGCATCATCACCATATAGTGCTGCATCTAAATATGGCGCTGCAAGTGAGTATACAAAAAACGAATCACTGACAAATATTGTTAAAGAAGAGTTACTGAACGAAGTAACATACCATAAATTCAAAAACGAAGTTAAATTCCGCACTAAAAACGAACAACTACACAAAGCAATACGTGAAGTAAAACGTAAATTACAAGAAATTGATCGTATTGTTGAATATACATCTCGTATGAAGCAAGAATTGAGTGAAGGTGAAGAAGGATTAAAGTACTGGAAAAAAACAGAAAGCAATATAGCAACTATATCAGAAATGATAAATCAATTAAACAACAAAATTAAAAACTTATATTAGTAATGGCTAAAGCAAAAGGATCTAGTGATGCTAGAAAAGTTACATTTGGAGCTCGTAAAAAAGGAACAGCAAAAAAATCATTCAATAAACACACACCACGACCTAAGAAATACGTAGGTCAAGGACGATAAAAGACATACAATGAAAAGTATTAAACAACAGTACATCGATCTACGTGAAGGTAATATGTCACAAGCAAATTTCATGCGTAACTTACGTATGACCTTACCTCAATACGTTACTAATTTATCTTCATTTGAAGACTCAGTTCGTATCCTTAAAAATAAAGGTATATTGACTGAAGCTGATCTTTCTATATCAAAAGATACAGTAGATAAGATGAAAAGTGTCCTTCAAGGATTAACAGCTAATAATGATGAATATCATAGAGACGGATATACTATGGGTTTCTTTGAAGGTGAGGGTCAAGATGAAAAAGGTAAAGAAATATCTGAAACCGATACTAATTCAGGTCCAAATGCTCAGTGGTTAGGAAGCATTAAAGATATTATAGAAGATAAATGGCAAAATGGTGAAATCAAAACATCGGCTGAATATGGTAGTGTAATGACTAAATTAAGTACTCAACCAGAAGGTATAATAGCTCAATATGGTGAAACTAGTGCTGAAGATGCTGCTAATAAATTACTTAATAGTGTATCTCATTTAGGTAGTGAATATGAGCCAGAATCAGGAGAAGATGAAGATTTTGAAAGAGATTATGATATGGATTATAAAGACCCAAATGATCCTTTTGATATGGCTGAATCATTAAATGAAACAGTATCAGATGATGAGATCATGAAAAAATATAATGAAATGTTTGGTAAAAATCCACAAACTAAATTTGCGGATGTAGCTAAAGCATTAAATATTCCTGAAGATCAAGTTAGTGCTGCTTTACAACCGGGAAATATACCTAAATTTGGTTTAAGAGAAGCCAAAGACGAAAAAGGTAAATGGACTAATACATCTGGTAAATCAATGTATGATCAATTTAAAGAAATTGACAATTTAAATGGTCAAGAAGTATTGATTGGTATTGATTTTGAAATGGAAAAAAACCATGATTTAACTAAACAAGAGGCTGCTAAAATTGTAATTAGGAATTTAAAGAAAATTCCAAACTATTATACTAATTTTAAATTGTCAGGTAAAGAAGGATACGAACCAGGTTATATTGGCGGGAAATCAGCTCAACCAGAAGCACATCAGATGCAGTATCTTGATAAAAACAGGGGTAATGTAGTTGATAAGAAAAGAGGAATGCAACCAGTAAAAGGTGTTGAAAAACCTAAAAAAGATTCTGATAAAGGCGGTGAAACAAATAAAGCAGAAAAGAATATTAAATTAATGTCTCTTATCGCTAAAACAGTACGTGGCATGAAGAAAATGGATGCGACTGGTGAGAAAATGAAGAAAATTGTAATGAAAGAAGCACAATTAAATGACTTCCCAGGTGAAACACCAGGTAAAATAGCTCAACAAATACAAAATTATATTGATAGCAACCCAACATTACAAAAATATTCAGACGAAATTACATTACAATCAAATCCTGATGGATTTTTAAGATTTGGATATTGGGAAACATTACCATCTGATGCTGCTAAAGCATTATCATTGCAATTCAATATTGAACCAGATTATATTGATGCTGATGAAGATACTTCAGGGGGAACTTTTTACAGATTAACACCAAAACATACAGCTGGTAAAGTTAATTTAAATAAAGCTGATTTAATGAGAATGATTCGTGAAGAATTAGCTGAAATAACAGGCGTTTATAGCGGTGATGCAATGGATGCTGAAGACGGAAGTTCATACACAAACGATTAATATAATATGAAACAACTACTCATAGACCATACACCCTTTAAAATAGCTAAGCTAACGCTTACCGAAGGTAAATCTACCAACGGTAGAATGTTACTTGAAGGTAAACTACAAGAAGCTGAAGTGAAGAATGGTAACGGCCGCAGATACCCACGCGAAGTATTAGAACGTGAAGTCAACAAATACATACAAGGACCAGTAAAAAATAACAATGCTATGGGAGAATTAGATCACCCAGAATCATCTGTTATTAATTTATCAAATGTATCACACAATATTAAAAAAGTGTGGTGGGATGGTAATGATTTGATGGGACAACTCGAATTACTTAACACACCATCAGGCAAAATTGCAATGGAACTTGTTAGTGCTGGAATACCATTAGGTATATCATCACGCGGTATGGGTTCTGTTAAGCAAATTGGCGAGACTGTAGAGGTACAAGACGATTTCGAATTATTATGTTGGGATTTAGTATCAGTACCATCAACACCAGAAGCATATATGCATCCAGTTGGTAAACTTTCAACAATGAATGAAGGTAAAAAATATATTGTTAGAGATTATAGCAGAATCAATTCATTAATAACTGAAATAATTTGTTCACAAACAGGTGTTTGTCCGCTCTGTTAAATATTTGCGGTTTTCAATATCTACATATATTTATGGGTAGCCTACAATAAGCTACCCTATTTTTATCCTCATGTAGCTTTGGTATTATAAATCCACACATTAAGATTCCCAATAATCTTATTTCCGTAATTAAATTTAAGGAGAAAATTTTTATGTCAAACAAAAACCTATTTAAAGAGGCTATCGCAGATGCAAAAGCAGTTCGCGAAGCAGCGTTAGCAAACGCAAAAGCCGCTCTTGAAGAAGCTCTGACTCCGAAACTTCAATCTATGTTAGCTGCAAAGTTAAACGAGATGGATTATGAAGGAGAAGTTGAAGATCTTGAAGAAGACGCAGAAATGGAAGAAGGATTTGCTACATCTCACGGAGATGATAGCGATGAAAATCTTGATTTCAATTTAGAAGAAAATGATGAATTGGAAGAAGATTTCGATTTATCTGAAATTTTAGCTGAACTTGATGAAGAAGAATTCAGTGAACCTTACACAGACGAAAAACCTTTTAAAGACATCAAAGGTACTGAAAGAGGCTACGTTAAAGAAGCTAAAGAAGAAGATGAAGAAGAAGAATCTGAAGAAGGTGAAGAAATGCCTGAAGAAGGTGAAGAAATGCCTGAAGATATTGATTCTTTAAAATCATTAATTCAAAGCCTTATTGCTCAGGAAATGGGTAACGAAGGTGGAGAAATGCACGATGAACCAGATGCAGATAACGCTGGTGGTCCAAGTGATCACGATGCAGATAATGCAGATGATGAAATCAATTTAGATGAATTATTAGCTGAATTAGATGCTTTAGGCGAAAGCGATGAACTCGAAGAGCGTAAAAAATCTAAGCACGAAAAAGGTGAAACTAAAGCTCAAGAAAAAGCAGAACATGCTTCAGGAAAAGAGAAAGCAGAGAAATCTGAAATGAAAGAAGCTATCGCTACTATCAACACTCTTCGTCATGAATTAAATGAAGTTAACTTATTAAACGCTAAGTTACTTTATGTTAATAAGATCTTTAAAGCAAAGAACTTATCAGAATCACAAAAGTTACAAGTAATTGCGTCTTTTGACAAAGCAACTACAGCTAAAGAAGCTAAAGTTGTTTTTGAATCATTGAACGCAACATTGACCCCATCAACTGCTAAAAAGCAAATTAAAGAATCTATGGGATTCGCTTCAAGAGCAGCTGGTGTTGCACCTAATAAAGCAATCGTTGAATCAAACGATGTTATTACTAGAATGCAAAAACTCGCAAACATTATTAAATAAAACAAAACAAATTTTAAACAAATGAACATTCAACAACTTTTAGAATCGTCTAATCAGTACAAAGTAATTGCTGATGACGCAAAAAAACTTTCCCACAAGTGGGGTAAGTCTGGCCTTTTAGAAGGCATTAAAAGCGAAACTGATCGCAACACAATGGCTATGCTATTGGAAAATCAGGCAAAACAATTAGTTACAGAAGCTTCTTCAACTGGTACTCAAACTCCAGGTGCTGGTGCTTATTCTGGTGAATCTTGGAACGGCGTTGCTCTTCCATTGGTACGTAGAGTATTTGGTGAAATCGCTGCTAAAGAATTCGTTAGTGTACAACCAATGAACTTACCTTCAGGTCTTGTATTCTATCTTGATTTCAAATATGGCACTAATATTAATCCATTCACTAGTGGCGGTTCTTTGTATGGCGCTAATACTTCTACAAACGTAACTGATATTACTTCAGCTTCATTATATGGTGCTGGTAAATTTGGTTATTCAATCAATCAGTATACTCAGTCAAGTATTACTGTAGTAAGTGGTTCTGCTACATGGGCTGATTTTAACTTTGATTCAGATTATTCATCTTCTGCTGCTGCTGGTCAATATGCTAAAATTCAAGTTCCATTACCTAATGGCTTTGATAAGAATGGTGTAAGAGCCTTTACAATTGTATCAGGTTCTACTATTGCTGCTACAGATGTTTTACAAAACTTTACAACTCTTAATGTTGCTCAAACTACAGCTTCATTTTTTGTTACTGGTAGTAAAATTTCTCAAGCTGGTACTGGTTCTTTCGTTTTGTATTATGATTTTGCTCCTCAAGATTCTGGTAGTGGTCAATTCCGCGGTGATTTTGAAGATGGTGTTACTAAACAACCAGGTAATGCTGCTCCTTCAACAATCAATATCCCAGAAATTAACGTTCAGTTAAAATCTGAAGCAATCGTTGCTAAAACTCGTAAGTTAAAAGCACAATGGACACCGGAATTCGCTCAAGATCTTAACGCTTACCATAGCGTAGATGCTGAAGCTGAATTAACTGGTATCTTATCTCAATATATTTCAATGGAAATTGATTTAGAATTGTTAGATATGTTGATTCAAAACGCATACACTACGGATGCATGGTCTGCAATTAATAACACAACTATTGCTGTTAGTGGTACTGGTACTAGTACAGTTTTATCTAACCCAACAACTAATACAGCTGGTTATTACAATACACAAGGTGGTTGGTTCCAAACTTTAGGTACTAAATTACAAAAAGTTTCTAACAAAATCCATCAGTTGACTTTAAGAGGTGGCGCAAACTTCATGGTTTGTTCTCCTACAGTTGCTACAATTATTGAGTCAATCCCAGGATTTGCTGCTGATGGTACAGGTGAAAAATTAGAGTACAACTTCGGTATCCAGAAAGTAGGTAGCTTGAACAGTCGCTACAAGGTTTACAAAAATCCGTATATGACTGAGAACGTTATCTTGATGGGTTACAAAGGATCTCAATTCTTGGAATGTGGTGCTGTATTTGCTCCATATGTTCCATTAATCATGACTCCATTGTTATACGATCCAAGTACATTCACACCAAGAAAAGGTTTGATGACTAGATACGCTAAGAAAATGATCCGTCCTGATTACTATGGTAAGATCTATGTTAGTGGTTTGAATACTATCTAATATTCGTTATAATCTCAGTATTGTAACTTTGAACCCAGGCCCGTAAGCCTGGGTTCTTTTATTTATATTTATATGAAACTAATTTATATATGTCAAATCAAGAAAAAGAAAGTAAACAACAACAGAAGAAAGTTTTTAAAAATGAAATAAAATACCAAATACAATTAAATGATGAACAAAAAGAAGCAAAACGATTAATAATAGATAACCAAATAGTTATAGTAACTGGTCGAGCAGGATGCGGAAAATCGCTAGTATCAGCTCAAACAGCGCTTGACTTTGTGTTTAAAAAGGAATATGACAATATATTTGTTACGCGAGCCGCCGTTGAAGTAGGCCACTCATTAGGTTTTTTACCGGGTTCATTAAATGAAAAATTTGACCCCTATTTAGAAGCATTTCAAGAAAATTTAATAAAATGTTATGATAAAGTTAAAATCGAACAGCTCATCAATGATGAAAAAATTAAAGCGCTACCTGTACAATTTATACGTGGCAAAACTGTGGACGACGTACTTGTGGTGGAGGAAGCCCAAAATCTCACTAAGGCTGAGATGCTTGCTATTATTACAAGGCTTGGGAAGAATGGTAGGATTATAATTAATGGTGATCTTGAACAGACAGATATTAGAAATGCTGGAGATAATGGACTTAGATATATAATAGAACTTAGTAAAAAAATATCAGAAATAAAATATATTAAACTTAAACATAACCATAGAAGTGATCTTGTAGGTAAAATACTAGAGTACGAATATAGTGGCAAATAATAGTAATTCCAGTATATTTATACATGTTAAATACTATTTAAATGGCTAATATACCAATTTGGAACAATAATCCTGGACCGGTATGGGGTAACACTCCATTTGGTTTCTATGATAATGACTTAGAATTCCAACAAGAAGCGCCATTATTTGCTACATGGTGTTCTAGACGTTTAGGTTATCCTGTTGTAGAAATTGAATTACAAGATATAAATTTTTATGCTTGTTTTGAAGAAGCTATTACCACTTATGGTAATGAAGTTTATCAATATAAGATTCGTGAAGGATACCTTGCAATGGAAGGTAATATTGTAAATAATGCAATAACCTTTAATAATAAATTAATAACACCCAATCTTGGTTCAATTATTCGTATTGCTGAAAATTATGCATCAGAAGCTGGAGTTGGTGGTTATACAACATATTATACAGGATCAATAGAAATGACAGCTAGTGTTCAAGATTATGATTTAAAAAAATGGGCATTAGATAATGGAATATCAGGCAGTGGTATTGAAATTAAAAAAATATTTTTTGAAGCACCACCAGCAATTGTTCGTTATTTTGATCCATATGCTGGTACTGGTACTGGCATTCAATCATTATTAGAAACATTTGGATTTGGTCAGATGTCACCTGGTATTAACTTCTTGTTGATGCCTATCTATTTTGACGTTCAAAAATTACAAGCAATTGAATTGAATGATCAAATTAGAAAATCAGCATTTTCATTTGATTTAGTAAACAATAACTTAAGAATATTTCCTATACCAGGACGTAATGAACATTTATTTTTTCATTACATCAAACGGGATGAAAGAAATGATGTAACATCAGCAACACCAAATTATGATTCAGGTTCAAGTATACTAGTAACAAATGTTAGTAATGTACCATATGCTAATCCTATTTTTGGTGAAATTAATTCAGTAGGTAAACAATGGGTTAGACAATATGCTTTAGCAGAAGTAAAAGAAACATTAGCATATGTTCGTAAAAAATATGCCACTATTCCTATCCCTGGTGCTGAGGTAACATTAAACGGAGATGATTTATTAACAGATGCTAGAGCAGAAAAAGCAGCATTATTAGAACAATTAAGAGCAATGTTAGATATAGCATCACGCAAAACACAACTTGAAAATCAAGCTGCTGAAGCTGAATCAATGCAAAAAACATTAACTAACGTAGCACTACCAATTTATATATTTTAATGATTAAATTACAAGACATATTATTAGAAGCTGTTAGTTTAGATAAAATAGATGTATTAATTAAAACATCTACTGATATAAACAAAGTAGATATATATAATCAAATTAGAGCACTTGCTGGTGTGGTTGTTGTAACTGTAGAGCAAAGCGAATTTTTAGATAGTAAAGCAACAGATAAATTTGAATATTCATTGTTACATATGAAATATATTGTAACAGCAGATTCTAAAACAGATATTAATAAAATTAAAATAAATGCTCTAGTAACAACACGTATACCAGGACTATTACAATTTATTCCAAGATATAAAACAGCACAAAACGTAGGTAAATACTAAATAACATGGCTTATTTATATAGACATATAAGATTAGATAAAAATAAACCTTTTTATGTAGGTATAGGGGATAATGACAACAATAATTATAAAAGAGCACACTCTAAGTAAAATATAAAATAAATTTAGTATGAGTCTTTATGGAGGGAACCGTGATGTTAGTCTATTTAGACACTTAAATAGAGAATTGCTGAATAATATTATTGAGCAAAAGGTAGGATATTATAAAATTAATTTAGATAAATCTCCATCAAACATGTATGGTGAATCTACTAAAAAAATATATAACGATCCTGTATTATTAAACTGTTTAATTGAAAGAGGGGATACAGCTCCATTAACAAATGACTTTGGTATGGATGTTACTCGTCCTATGAAATTTCGTTTTTTAAGAGATGATCTAGCAGGAATAGATTTAAGTACAGATCAACTGGCAGATGGATTAGGATTTACATATAATATAGTACCAGAAGTTGGTGATATTATTTTATGGAATAATGACTATTATGAAGCAAATAACGTAAATGAAAACCAATTAGTAGTAGGTAAAGATCCATTATATTCATATTCAACAGACACAGACGGATATGGTAGCTCTTGGTCTATAATACTAGAATGTTTCTATATACGTCCAGAAAAAGTAGGTATAACAAAAGAAAGATTATAACAATGATAAAACTAACTGATTTAATTAAGGAATTAAGCAAGCCAGAAAATATATATTCTCCTGGAGTAAATCCTGATGAACCCTCTGATGATTTTTTAAAGAAAGGATTCAGAATGAAAGATACAACAACAAATCCTGAAACAGGAACAACAATATCTAATGTAGAATATTTACCTAATTTTGATAGAATTAAAATGGAAATTGGTAACTTTGCTAAAACATTTAGAACATATAAGTTTAGCGCTGACCCTGATATTGCATCAGTAGCAACTAAATTAGTTACATCTTTAAACAAAGCAGATCAATTAACTACTGTACTAAAAGAAATGATTAAGAACAGAAGATAATGGCTAGACCACTAAAACCAATACCGAAAAACCAATCAGAGGTAACTCATGAGCTGATTAATCCATATTTGGAAAATGTTCAAGGTAGACTTGATAGCGAAACGGTATTTGATCATAATCGCGGTACAGATTATTCTATGAAGAATGATACTGTAAAGGATATTAGTATTGGTTTAGAGGATATTGATAGTGCTATAATGTATTATTTTACTAATGTAATTAAACCCAACGTATTTCACAACGGAAATCAACTAGAAGTTCCTGTAATATACGGCTCACCTGAAAGATGGAAATCCGTACAAGTAGACGGCTTTTACCGCGATAATAGTGGCCGTTTAATGGTACCACTTATAATGTTTAAACGTGAAACTGTTGAAAAAGATAGATCAATAGGTAATAAATTAGATGGTAATCAAGTACATAATTATCAAGTAGTAGGATCAAAATATAATATTAGAAATGCATATGATCAATTTGATATAATTAACAATAGAACACCCTCTGAACAATATTACATAACAACTGTACCTGATTATATAACAGTGACGTATAACTGTATTATATTTACGGATTATGTTGAACAAAACAACAAAATAGTAGAGGCAGTTGAATTTGCCTCAGATTCATATTGGGGTGATCCGGCAAGATGGAAGTTTAGAGCAATGATTGATTCTATTGCTACAACAACAATGTTAAACGAGAGTGAAGATAGAGCAGCAAAATCATCATTTAATATTAAAGTAAATGGATATATATTACCAAATACAGTTAATAAAGATATGGCCACAGCACGTAGTAAATTTTATACTAAGTCACAAGTGGTATTTACAATGGAAACAACAGGAAGTATATAAATAAAATAATATGGCAGCAGGAAAATATTCATTATTAATAGAACAAGGCACAACATTAAATCTTAGTTTAGCATATAAAGATGCTAATAATGTTCCTATTGATTTAACAGATTATAGTGCTCAAATGCAAATTAAAAATAATTATGCCGATAGCGCTACAACAACATATTTTTCATTAAGTAGTACATTAGACCCAGATGGTACTGGTATAACACTAGGTGGAGTATCAGGTACAATAGGAATATTTATTTCAGCTGTTTCCACATCAGCTGCTAATTTTGATACCGCATACTATGATTTAGAAATAACATCGGGTAGTATTGTAACACGTTTAATTGAAGGAACTGTTAAATTAAGTAAAGAAGTAACTAGATAATGTCTAATAATCAAGTACATATATTAAATTTTAATCACAATAATGTAAATGTTGTTCCGGAGAACAATTTGATTATTATTACAGACAATAATCTAAATAAACCATATCCTTCTATTAATATACCTCAACCGGTAACTAAAATATTACAGATTAATACTCCTGGACCACAAGGCCCAGCTGGAACTGGAGGTGGTGGTAGTATAGATACTGGATCATTTGCAACAACAGGCTCAAATACATTTACGAGTAATCAAATAGTAAGTGGCTCAATAACAACTAATAATAATATAATAATAAAACACTATCCTGGAGGATTTATTCATGCAACAGAAGATTACCAGCCGGGAAGTATAGGAACAATACTTTATACTAGTGTAGGAGCTCAAACGGGAAATACTTTTGTTGAACTTGCAGTAAGACAAGGTGGGGGAACATTATCTTCTGGAGTATTAGCATTAAATGCAAATGGTGGTGGTTCTGTTACTATTGGAAAATCAACAGCAACACCTGATTCTGTTTTAGATATAAATGGAAATACAGTATTATCGGGTTCACTAACAATATCAGGTTCATTAAAACAGAACGGATACGAAGTAAAGCCATACAAAGCATATACAGCTTTATTAACACAAAATGGTGGAGATACCCCTCAGGATTGGGATAGTGGATCAGGACCATTAATATTAGGTTATACTTATCAAATAAATAGTAATGATGGAGGAACTGCTGACTTTACAAACATTGGAGCTCCTAACAATGAAGTCGGAACTTATTTTGTAGCTACAGGAACTATCCCTAATAGTTGGGGAGTTAGTAATAATGGTGGTTTATCAGGTAATGGAGGAGCTCCAGTAGCAACAGTTCTTGAGAATACTCTTGGAAATATATGGTTTACATTTAATAATGCTGATGGAGAATATCAAATAAAATCAAATGGTTTATTTATAAATAATAAAACATGGATAATTTGTCCAGCAAGTACGGGTCAAGGAAATACAAATATACTTGGAGTTACCAATGTAAATACTATAGAGTTGGCAACAAGTAATAATTCAGATATTTTGGTTAATACTTTATTAGACAACACATCAATAGAAATACGTGTCTACAATTAAAATAAGTTATGTTACAAGCTACACAAATAACATGGGATCAAGCCCATAATTTATGGAATGACTATAAATTAGGTGATTTATATACAAAATATCTTCTAGATACATACGGTATAACAGTAGAAGCAGGTGGTAGAGTTATATGGGATCATGTATTAAATGTTATTGAAGTTACTATTACTCCCGGTGGCGCTCCTCTACAGGATGGTGTTATTGGAGGAAAAACAAAAGTAGCACGGAAGAAAATCAAGCTGATATTTATAATGGGCGATGTACACACTACTCAAACAAAAGAAGTAAAAGATATTATCGCACCACAGATCATATCTGATATACAAAATAAAATATCAGAACAGTTACAAACAAAAATATCATTAAGCGATGTACAAATTATTAAAGGATAAGAATAACGAATTTCATTGTGAGATTAAATTAGAAGGAGCTAGCATTAATAATGCTACAGCACGTTTATTTCTAGAAGCAGATGGCGCTGAATACTCATTCAAAGGTGAGATTGATGGTAATAAGTGTACAATACCAATGGGTAAACTGAAAAAGTTTGCTAATCTATTAGAGAATGGAAAAATACGCTTAGAAGTTTTGGCTGACGATACTTTGTTCGTACCTTATGAGAGTAATTATGTATTGGAAGCAGAGAAAAGTGTTACGGTAGAGGTAAAACAACAAGCAGAAGCGCCTAAAAAACCAATGATGGAAGTTAAGGTGCAAGAGGTTGCTCCTACACCACAACCTAAGGTTGAAGTTAAACCCCAACCTAAACCAGTAATGAAAAAATCAAAAGATCCATTAAACGAAATAATAAGCTATTTTGCTTTTAAAACAAATTTCGATGGATCTCCAAAGAGTTTTCATACATTGATAAAGAATCAACAACATAAAAACTTCTTCAATAGTATTTGTGAAGTAAATGGCTTAGATAAAGTATCGGTTATAAAGCAAATATTAAAGTAAGTTATGAATTATTATGGCAATACCATCACTATTAGGATCCTATATTGATCAAACATACCAGCGAATTGTACAAACTACAGGTAGTGGTACTGAATTTGCTGATGGTTTAGGTAATCCAATTACATTCGGCACAACTAATACAGGTAGCTTATTAACAACAGCATCTGTAGTGCTAAATACAATCACCTTTAAAAAAGGGGATGGAACTACTTTCCCTATCACAGTAAATACAGGATCGGGAGGTGGAGTAGCTTTTCCATACACAGGTAGCGCCACAATAACAGGTAGCTTAGTAATAACAGGTAGTACAGCATCATCATTAGGATTTACTGGTTCATTATTAGGAACAGCATCATATGTTTCTGGTTCTGTATTTACTAGTACTAATCCTGCATTGAGTGCCTCGTTTGCATTAAGTGCATCACGAGCAGTAAGTGCATCATATGCTACTACAGCATCATACGCTTTAAATGCTAGAGCAGGGGGGGCTAACACTCAGTTACAATATAATAGCGGTAGTATATTAGCCGGTACAAACGGACTAACATGGGAAGCTGAACTGCCAGGTACATCTTCAAATTATCTTGTTAATACAGGATATTATATACTAGATTTTCCACTTAATGGTGGTGGTGGATTACTAGGTAGAGGTAGTAATTATAACCTATTCCAAATGGGCTTTAACGCTCAAGCTCAATATGGGGGAACATTAGGAACTATATCAGGTAACCAATTCTTTATATATAATTTTCAAAGAGACCCAACAGGTGGAGTAACAAATTATTTGTGGGGATTCAATAACAATGGTGACAATTTCTGGGGTTGGGATTCTACATATTATACTGTAAAAATACAACAACCACTAGAGGGTGGTACCCCCGACTATGGCAATATAGTACCATTAGAAATAAAACTAGATAATACTGATTATACTAACACATCAGGAGCTAATAGTCATCTTGTACTAAATAATCCAAATGATGGAGTTGCCCAAACCTCTATAACATCCATTATAAATGGAAATACTGTAGCAAAATGGAGAACGGATTATGCTGGTAATATTTATTGGACTGCTGGATCAAGCGGTAGTCATGCCTTTTACACTAATGGTGATTTTGGCGTAGGACAATCTAGAATGGATATTTTTAATAATGGAAATATATTAATTAAAAATAGTGCTGTAGGTGTAGTCAATATAGATAGTGGTTATAAGTTAGATGTATCAGGCTCAGGAGTATCAGGTTCAGTTCGTTTTCAGAATGGGTTAAAAGTAACAGGATCCATTTCAGAGGGATTAACTAGCTATACTATTGGTGATTATTCACATGCTGAAGGTTATAAAACAACAACCGGCCTATATGCATACCAATCAGTAAGTATAAGTGGAGGTAACATTGTTTTAAATGCTTCTTATGGTAATGTATTAGATCAATTTACATTACCTTTGTCTATAGTACTTGATGATAGTGCTGTAGATAATATTTACGGAAGACAAATATTTTCAGTAAATGCTGTATCATGGAATGGAGCAGAGGTAAAAATTACCTTAGTTGATACATCAGTAACAACTACTCAAGCAAATATAGGTGTTATAGGAATAATAAATCCAACCAATGCTGATCAAACCATAGGTGGAACTTATGCACATACTGAAGGTATAGAAACAATAGCATTAGCTAATAATCAACACGTACAAGGACAATACAACATACCTACTTTAGGTGGATCTGCTTTTATTATAGGTAATGGTGTTGATAATGTTAATAGAAGTAATTTATTATATGCTAGTGGTTCTGGAGTACAAATAACAGGTTCATTAAAAATAAAGGGCCCTGATTCTTCATTTCTACCTATAGTCGAATTTTCAAATGATACTGCAGGTACTAATTATCCAATTCAAATATTAATATCAGATGAATTTCTTTCTGTTGGTTATCCTGCACCTCAAGGTTCTATTGGAAGTAGTACTGGTACTTTACAATTAAAATATGGAGCAGGTGATACTGAATGGGGACTTATAGTATATGAAAATGCCTCAGGAATAATGTCATCTCCAACAGCATCATATGCCCTAACAGCATCATATGCTATGAACTCCGGCGGTAGTCCGGTTGAAGTAAAAAACCAAGGTACAACTATTACAACCGGAGTAACCTCCATTAATTTTACAGGAACAGGTGTTACAGCAACAAATGCTGGAGATGCGGTAACTGTAACTATACCAGGTGGTACAGGAGCACCAGGCGGCTCAAACACACAAGTACAATTTAATGCAAATGGTGCCTTTAGTGGCTCTAGCGCTTTAACATTTAATAGTGGATCCAATACATTAACATTAACGGGTAGTTTATCAATCAGTGGTAGTGGAATAACAGTAACTGGATCTTTAAAAATATCAGGTTCAATAACCGGTTCGTTGTTAGGAACAGCATCATATGCCACAACTGCCTCTTATGTATTATTTACTACAAGTGCATCATATGCTTCTGGTAGTACGTCTGCTTCTTATGCAAGTTCATCTACAAGCGCATCGTACGCATCAGGCAGTACAAGTGCATCATATGCCTCTAGTAGCACAAGCGCATCTTATGCTAGCAGTAGCACATCTGCTTCTTATGCCTCTGCTTCTACAAGTGCATCATATGCTAGCAGCAGTACATCTGCTAGTTATGCTAGCAGTAGTACTAGTGCTAGTTATTCATTAACAGCATCATATGCAATGAATGGAGGAGGAAGTGGAACACCAGGCGGCTCAAACACACAAGTACAATTTAATGCTAATAATGCATTTAGCGGTTCGCCTAATTTTACATTTAATAGTGGATCCAATACATTAACATTAACAGGTTCACTTAATATAACTGGTTCTACAACACAGATAGGTAATCAAACAATAACAGGATCTATAACATCAACATTAGGATTTACAGGCTCATTACAAGGTACAGCAAGCTACGCTAGTCAGTCTTTAAGTGCTTCATATGCATCAAATGGTGGTGTAACACAAATACTACAAGGCTCAAATATTACAGTAAGTGGAAATGGTACAGGCCAAGTAACAATATCATCAACAGGAGGCGGAAGTAGTTATAACACGGCAACTGGATCATATGGTTCATTTTATAGTACAGTTACACAAACTAATGTAGCTAGCACTGCTATGTCAATGTCACTTAATGTGACAGATATTTCAAATGGGGTATCAATCTCAGGCTCAATAGATCCATATAACACATATATTAAAACAGCAAATGCTGGGGTGTATAACATACAGTTTTCTGCACAAATAGATAAAACAGACTCAGGAACAGATAATATATATGTTTGGGTTAGAAAAAATGGATCAGATCTTAGTGACACAGCTACATCCGTTACCTTAGTAGGTAATAGTGCACAATATGTAGCGGCTTGGAACTTTTTTGTAAACTCATCAGCAAATGATTATTACCAACTAATGTGGTATTCACCCGATGCTAACGTACGATTACACGCAGAAGCTGGTTTCGGAGTTGTACCAGGTATTCCTTCATTAATCGTCACTGTAAATAGAGTAGATCAATTTTTATCAAATACAGGGTCATTTAGTGGATCATTTACAGGAGCATTTACTGGTTCATTACAAGGTACTGCTAGTTGGGCTACAAACTTTGTATCAGCTTCTAATTATGTTTTAAATAGTGCTACAAGCTCATTTGTACAAAACAGTCAAACAAGTTCAATGACTGTTGCTACTGCGTCATACGTAACAGGGTCTGTATTTACTAGTACTAATCCTGCTTTAAGTGCATCTTATGCTGTAACAGCTTCATACGCTTTAGTATCAGCAGGAGGTAGTGGTGGAACATCTAGAATAGTATCCTCCTCGATAACAACTAATATTACAGCAGCAGCTGCAGCAAGTACAGACTATGTTTATTTAGTATCAGGATCAGCCACTGTTACATTACCAACAGCAGTGGGCAATACTAACCTATATACAATAAAAAGAACAAGTACAAATATAGTAACTGTGGCAGCATCTGGATCACAAACAATAGACGGTAGCTCAACAATATCATTAAATGTACAGTACCAAGCAGTAGGTCTTATAAGCGATAACGCTAACTGGAATATAATATAATAAAACTATGGCATACAATCCACAAAATGCAAACGGACAAACTACAATGGCTAACTCAGCCCCGGTAACTATTGCATCAAATCAATCAACATTAAACGTTACTACTCTAGCAACTGGATCTGGAGGATACAGTGTAACAGGTAGCACATTAACAAATACAGTAGTAAACATTGGAACACCAAATACACCTGGAGTAGTAGCAGGATGGTATATATACAATTCAAATAATGTTGTAACATATGTGCAATTTTTTAATACAGGATCGGCAGCTGTAACATTAGGAACAACAGCTCCTGCCTATTCAATAGGTATTCCAGCTTTATCAGCAGCTAACTTAATGTCACCTACAGGTATAGCACACACTACTGCTATTAGTATAGCAGCAACAACAGCAAGATCAGGAAGTACCGCTCCTGGAACAGCTATTGATATGAATATCTTTTACAAACAATAATCAATGAATATATTAACACCATCAGGATATAAAAATATAATGAGCTGTAGCATCGGAGACGAAGTTATAGCTTACGATATGAATGATGGGCATATTATATATAATACAATTGAAGCGATAGAAGAATGGAATAGCAATAATGATAGTGAATTTAGTTCATCTTTCTACCTCGTTAATGACACCTATACCATGTATAAATGGCAAAGTGTATGGGCAAATGGAAATGTAACTCATGTTAATCAACTAAAAGTAGGTGATATAATATACGATGATGAAAATCAAGATATTATTATCACAAGTATTACACCTACACCCCCTCAAACAGTATGGTATAGGTTAGAAATATCAGGAGACCACTCTTACATAGCCGATGGAATAACACTCCATAATGCATCAAGATTTTGGGTAGGAGGAACAGGTACTTGGGATGCTTCAAGCACAACTAACTGGTCTGCTACAACAGGCGGAGGTAGTGGTGCGTCTGTGCCTGGAGCTGCTGATACAGTGACATTTGATGGCTCTTCAGGTACAGGAACAGTTACATTAAATACAGATGTTACTATAGTAAATATTACTATAGCTAATACAACAAATGTTATGACATTTAACTTTGCTACAAATAATAATAGTTTTACTCTTACAGGAAACTTTACTTACACAGGTGGTACACCCGCAAATAGAATAATAAATTATGGAAGCAATACAATAACGATAGGTGGAGCTGGTACTAATTTTAGTGCAGCAGCTATTGGTGGGGGTAATGATTTAAGTAACTGCACTCTTATTTTTACAAATACGACAACAAGCACTGTTACAGTTAATCTCGTAACAGGATCTATAGGTACAGTTACTTTTAATAGAGGGGCAAGTACAGGTATAAACCAGTTTGCTCAAGGACCTGGTACGATAACAAATCTTAATGATATAGGAACAGCAGCTCACACTTTAAGATTTCAACAAGGTAGAACTTGGACTATTGGGAATTTTAATGTTAGAGGTTCAGCAGGAAATCTTGTAACAGTAGATACAAATGGTACTGCTGCTGCTACTTTAACAAAACTACCACTTGGTGTAGTGAATACAGATTATATAACAAGCGGATCAATAACTGGACCAGTGAATGTAACGCCTGCAACACTAACTTGGTATGCAGGAGCAAATAGTAACCCATCAGGTTCAGGATGGATTACATCAAGCATGCCTCCAAGAAAAATGGGATCAGCAGGAGTAGGATAAATAAATTTGGTTGGTCTCTATTTTTTGTATATATTTATATCAAACAAAAACAAATTAAATTATGTTATTTACAATTATCGTTATCGTAGTAGTAGCAGCTCTAGTAGTTTATGTTACTAAAAAAACCAAATCAACTTCTCCAACAGCATTACATGCAGAAGATGCTATTGTTACTCCTTCAATTCATGAAGAAATTACTAAAACAGTAAAAGAAGCTAAAGCACAAGCTCCTATTGCTAATGAAGTTTCTAAAACTTCTAAAGTTAAATCTGCTCCTAAAATGAGCACCAAATCAGCTAAAAAATCAGCAACTAAAAATAAACAATAATGCTTAAATTAGTAGAAATTGCTAAGGCTTGGATAGCCGCAGCTAACCCTACTCCTGAGCAGCAACAAATAGCAAATATTAGAATATCTATTTGTGATAGTTGTCCTAATAAAAAACCGCTACCACAGTTTAATATATATTCTTGTGGATTATGTGGTTGCCCCTTAGATAAAAAAATATTTTCACCCTTACCTGGCGAACAGGCATGCCCTGATAAGCGCTGGACAAAATAAAAATTTATGTCAGAAACAAAAAAACTAACAGCAGAAGAATTACAACAAATTAGCGAACTTCAAACACAATACAATAAGTTTGTATTTGAATTAGGTAGTGTTGAAGCACAACTCCAGTCTTTATTACATCAAAAATCACTATTAGAAACCGAAAAAAATGGTATTCTTAGTGATATTAAAACATTAAGTGTAAATGAAAAAGAAATAGTATCATCACTACAAGAAAAATACGGTACTGGAAACATCAACCCACAAACCGGTGAAATAACTCCGTTCTAATTCGAATTACTTCTGCGTTTTATATGGCTTTGTAGATATTTATTATTAGGTAACTCTAAATAATCTAAATCTAAACAAATATCATAAAATGTCAGAAGTTATTCTTTCCCCTGGTGTATTCCAGATCGAATCAGACCAAAGCTTATATACGCAGGCTCCACCAGCTCTTGGTGCTGCTATTGTAGGCCCTACAGTAGGTGGTCGCCCAATGGTACCTACTTACGTTACTACTTATAGTCAATACTTATCAATTTTTGGTGATGTATTCAAAAGTAGTAGCTACTATTATGAATATCTTACATCAATGGCTGCTAGAGAATATTTTCAAAATGGCGGTCAATCATTATTAGTAACTAGAATCATTAGTGGTAGCAACAATATTAGTACATACGCTCAAGCAACTGTACCTAATACAGCAGCAACAGTTGCAGGAACTTCCGCTTCTGCTTCATTTGCAGCCGCTGCAGGAGATACAGGATCATGGATCCAAACAGTAATTAATGCTAGCACAGCTTATGGTACTGTAACTTATAATATTATTAATAATCCATGGCTTATACCTCCTAATAATTATTCTGGTGGTGCTAATACTATATATCTTGGTATTGGAAATGGTGCTGGTGTTCCTAATGTATCATTAACAGAATGGGCAGGTTATATGGCAACTGCTATTAATAGTGCTACTAGCCTAGGTTCAACTGGTATAGGTAGTGCTCTTACAGCGTCCGCTATTGGTGGTACTTTAACTATTACCTCTAAATTAACTGGAACTGCCGCAAACGCATTTAGCGTTACTCATAGCTACAATTATGGTGTTTCAAATCCTCCAGCACAACAATTTGTAGGAGGTGTTGATTCTATTACCGGTACTTCATTTACTCTTGAAACATTAGATTGGGGTGATACTCAAAATAATACTTCAAGTTTATCAAGTGGTTCATTAGCAAGCGGATCAGCGTATAATGTACGTTGGGAAGTAACTAACGCAAATACTGGCTCAAACGGTGGTACATTTACAATTGTAGTTCGTAGAGGTGATGATAATAATACTCAAAAGAATATCTTAGAAACATGGGCTAACGTAAGTTTAGACCCACAACTTCCTAACTATATATCTCGTGTTATTGGTGATCTAAAACCAGTATACAATGTATCAACAGGACAAATTGACTATCAAGGTACATATGCTAATCAATCACAATATGTTCGTGTAGCATCAGTTGCTATTCCAAACGTAGATTCATTAGATAATCTTGGTAATTTTAAATCAGGATCATATGGTACTACATTACCTGCAGTAGGTAGTGGTTCATACGGTGGTTCATTTAGTGGCGGTGCTACTGATACAACTCAACCAAAATTAATGAATGAAGCTATTACAACAACTAACATTCAAGGATTTGCACCTTCTGATTATAACACAGCATTCACATTATTAACAAATAAAGATGAATACAGCTACAATATCTTATTAGCACCAGGTATTGGATTAGATTGTTCAGCTGCATCTAATATGATTGCAACTGTTGAAAGTAGAGGAGATGCAATTGCTATTACAGGAGCTGGTGTTTATGGAACAACAATAAATCAAGCAACTACAAACGCTGCTGGTCAATCAAGTAATTACGCTGCAACCTATTATCCTTGGGTTCAATTATACTCAAGTGGTTTAGGTAAAACTGTATGGTGTCCTCCATCAACTGTAATAGGTGGTGTATTAGCATTCAACGACCAAGTAGGCGCTGAATGGTTCGCACCAGCTGGTTTGAACAGAGGTGGTATTCCATCAGTAGTAAGAGCAGAACGCAGATTATCTCAAACAGATCGTGATACACTATACACTCAAAATGTTAATCCATTAGCAACATTCCCAGGAACTGGGGTTGTAGTATGGGGTCAAAAAACACTACAACGTAAACCAACATCTCTTGATCGTGTAAATGTTCGTAGATTGTTGATTGCATTAAAAGATTACATTGGTGGTGTTTCTCGTAATTTAGTATTCGAACAAAATACAACAGTAACTCGTAATAGATTCTTATCACAAGTTAATCCATACTTATCATCAGTAGTACAACGTCAAGGATTATATGCTTATAAAGTAATAATGGACGATTCAAACAATACTCCTGATGTAGTAGATCGTAACCAATTAGTAGGTCAGATTTATATCCAACCAACTAAAACAGCAGAATTTATTATCTTGAACTTCAATATTCTTCCTACTGGCGCTACATTCCCTGCATAAGGGGATGTAGTTCCTAATATTTATTAATAGCAATAAAATAACAATATAAAATGGCAGTACTTAATCCGAACGAAATAATGTTCACAGCGTATGAACCGAAGGTTGCAAATCGCTTTATAATGTACATAGACGGTATTCCGGCATATTTAATTAAAAAGATATCAGCTCCTGGATTTGACGCTGGTGAAATCATATTAGAACATATTAACGTTTACCGTAAAGTAAAAGGTAAAGTTAGATGGAATGATATGACAATGGAATTATACGATCCGATCACTCCAAGTGGTGCTCAAGCTGTAATGGAATGGGCTCGTTTGGCACATGAATCAGTAACAGGTAGAGATGGTTATAGTGATTTCTATAAAAGAGATATCACATTGAATATCCTAGGACCAGTTGGTGATATCGTTGGTGAATGGATTGTTAAAGGTGCTTATGTTAAAACAGCAACTTTTGGCGATTACGATTGGGCTACAGGAGATGCAGCAATTACACTTAGTGTAACAATGGCTATGGATTATTGTGTATTGAACTTCTAATCACTTCTCATATTTCTTTTCTTTGGAGCGTCTGCCGTTTGGTAGACGCTTTTGTTTTACTTATATTTATACGAAATAAAGTAATATGCCTCGTACACCCATTCATCCAATAGATGACCCATCACCAATTTCAAACCAACCAGTAACACCACAACCACCCACTTATGTAATTCAACCTAATCCGGGACTGGTAGGATCATTTGATAAAACAAATTTGGATATAGAAAATCCAAAACCAAATGGGGGTATTCCATATAAGCAAGATAAAGACCCTACAACATATCCCCCTACAGTACACCATACCATTCCTGAACGTGGATATTTTGCTACTCCAGGAGAAGCAGCATCTAAATTTGAGCAAAAATATAGTCCAAAGAAAACATATTTAGATTCTATGAAAGATTATATTTAAAATTTATCTTTTATATATTTATATACGAACAAAAAAATAAATAACGTTTATGGCAGAATTAAAGTTACCGACAGAAATGGTTTCATTACCATCAAAAGGTTTATTGTATCCTAAAGACTCACCACTTGCTAAAGGTGAAATTGAAATGAAATATATGACAGCTAAGGAAGAAGATATTCTTACCAATACTAATTATATTCGCCAAGGTACAGTGGTTGATAAATTATTACAATCTCTAATTATTACTCCTATCACATATGATGACCTATTAATTGGTGATAAAAATGCAATATTAATTGCAGCACGTATCTTAGGATATGGTTCTGAATATGCATTCAAATACACTAATGAACGTGGACAAGAGATAGATGCTAAAGTTGATTTATCAACATTAGAAGAAAAAGTATTAGATGAATCATTATTTAAAACTGGTGTAAATGAATTTACATTTAATTTACCAAAATCAGGCAATGTAGTAACATTCAAATTGTTAACACATGGTGATGAGAAGAAAATTGAAGGTGAAATTAAAGGATTACAAAAAATCAATCCAAACTCTACAACAGACGTTACAACAAGAATGAAATATGTTATCACCTCCATTAATGGTGATCGTGATCAAAAAGCAATACGTGAGTTTGTAGATAATTATCTATTAGCCCCAGATGCAAGAGCATTACGTGAATATTATGCTAAAATCCAGCCAGATATTGAAATGAAATATATACCTGAAGATGATAGTTATACAGGGGAGGGTATAACTATTCCGATTTCTCTTAACTTTTTTTGGCCTGACGCCGGAATATAGACCTATATTCTTTAAACAAATACATGAAATAGTATTTCATGGAAAAGGTGGATATGATTGGGAAACTGTTTATAATATGCCATTATGGTTGCGTAGAACTACGTTTAACATGATGAAGGAACATTACGATAAGGAGGCAGAAGAAGCAGAAAAACAACAAAACATGCTAAAAAACAACAGCAAAAGTGAAATAGCACGACCAAACATAACTCCAACACCTAATTATACTACAAAGGCGCCTAAAAAATAGGCGCTTTTAATATTTATATGCATAATACTGTATAAATGGCATCAGCACCAACACCACAAGAATTACAAGAATTAATAAATTTATATCAACAGGTTGATAATTTAACTGCTCAACAAGCCCAATTAATGGCCAATGTTGCCACAAATGCAGGAAATGTTAATAAAGAAATATCAAGACTAAAAAATGAATTAACTTCTGTTAATAATACTTTTGGTAGTATAGCTCAGTCTTTAAAAGATTCTATTCAAGAATTTTCAAGACTTAATACAACAGCATCTAGCACCAAAAAATCCTTCATCTCATTACAAAGTATAGCATCTAAGCTACTACATGACCAATCAGGATATGCTCAATTATCTGAAAAAGAATTAAATAGATTAAAAGAAAAAACAACATTAGAATTTCAAAATTTACGCATAAACATAGCATCTGGGAAATTATCAACAGATCAACGACAAGAAGCACTTGATGTTGGTATAAGAACGGTTAGACTTATCAGATTATTACGTGAAAGATTAGAATTAGAAAAAAACATCACTAAAAATTTAGGTTTAACAGGTAAAGCATATAAAGGAATTCAATCCACTCTACAAAAACTAGGAGTAGATAGTCAAGTTCTAGATAATATGAATGAAAAATTAAGAGAGGCTGCGGAAAAGGGAAAAGTTGGATTTAAAAAATTATTTGAAGTTACTAAAGAAGGTTTTAAAGAAGCAATGGAAGATCCTGCTTTTCGTTTTGCTGTTGGAATGAAATTATTAACATCTGCTTTTAATGATATTAAAAAAGCATTTGAAATATGGAAAGAATTTAATGCTATTTTAGTAGAAACCTCTCGCAACTTAGGCCAATCAGTAGAACAAGTCACTAAAATGGCTCAAGGTGCTAAGGAGGTTCAAGGTAGATTTGATGGTAATGTTTATACACTCAAACAAACAGCACAAGCTATATCTAATATCAATGATGAATTAAACTTATCTGTTCAAATTAGTGGCGAAACATTAAATGAATTTACAGCAATGACAAACCAAATGGGTTTGACAGCGGCTGAAGCAAGTAAAATTCAAAAGCTAGGTTTATTAAATAATTTATCTTTAAAAGATACTAATAAAACTATAGCAGCAGGGATAATAGCTACTCAAAAATCAACTGGTGTTCAAATTAGTGCTAAGCAAGTATTTCAAGAGATAGGTAAACTTAGTGCTGGTATAACAGCTAAGTTCCAACAGAATCCTAGATTAATAGCAGAAGCAGTAGCTCAAGCTAAAGCATTAGGTACTAATTTAGAAACAATAGATAAAATTGGAGAATCATTATTAAATTGGGAATCATCAATTGAAAATGAATTAGAAGCTGAATTAATAACTGGCAGAAAGATCAATGTTGAAAAAGCACGTTATGCTGCTTTAACAGGTGATCAATTATCTTTAACTAAGGAAATAGCAGATCAAGTAGGTAACCTAGCCGACTTCCAAAACATGAATGTTATTGCTCAAACTTCATTAGCTAAAGCATTTGGATTAAGTAAAGATGAATTGGCTCAGATGCTTCAACAACAAGAAGTATTTAATAAATTAGGAGATGTATCTGGAAAATCAGCAGCTGAGCAATTAAAAATAGCTAGAGAAAGAGGATTAACTGAAACTGATTCATTAGTGGTAAATTTACAACAACAAGCAGCAACTGAAAAATTAGCAGCTACCTGGGATAGTATAAAATTAGCATTAGCTGATATACTTAATGGTCCTTTTAGTGGTCTTGTAAGTATGATGGGATTTTTTGCAAAAAATTCCTGGGCTGCATATACTGCTTTAAGTTTAATGGGAGCAATATCAATTGCAAAATTAATAACAGGTTTAATAACAATGGCAACAACATTAGGAATATCTGCCATAGAAGCCTTAACATTACTAAGTGCTCTTACATTAGGAGTAGGAATTGCAGTAGCTATAGCTGGTATGATAGCTGGTAAATCAGCAATGGAATCTCAATCAGCCGATCTTGCAAATAATGCTCCTAAATTTGCTAAGGGAGGTATTGTAACTGGAGAAATAAGAAATGCAACAATAGGTGAAGCTGGTGCTGAAGCTATTATTCCTCTAAATTCACCAAAAGCAGATAATATATTAGGTGGTGGCAATAACAATAATGCTATGGCTCAAACTATAGGTGATAAACTAGATAAACATTTTCAAGCAATTGCTGGTTTTGTACAAAGACCTGCTGTTATACATGGTGAAAATGCATTTGTAAATAATCTAGGACGAAATTCAAATTTAGGTACCGCTCAAAATATAAATACTAAGTATCAATTAGCATAAACTATCAATATTTATTGACACAATAAAACAATAAAAACATGGCATCAGTACTTGACCAATTACCAACCAGTAACTTTAGCTTACCAGGTAATAACCTTAGAGCAAATCCTTCGCAACCAGCATGGGGGTATAAAGATAGCACAGGTAATTTAGATCCTGCACAAAGTAAACTACAATATACTTACTCAGTAGATGGTAATCCTAATGAACGTATTGTAGATTTTAATAGAGCAGCATTAGGCGGTGTTACATCAGTAAAACCACCAGCTACATTAGATGAATTAGATCGTAACGCACCAAATAATACTCAAGCGGGTATGGGCGGTGTTGTATCTCAAATATACAAATCACCAAGCGGCCGTCGATATAAAGATTTAGGACCTCAACCAGGAAGATACTAATAGTTATATAAATGCCTTTAATAAACCTACGAACAAACTTAAAGTCCCTTAAGTATGGACATGATCGTCCTGATGGGGGAAGTAGTGCTCAGCCTTATATCCAAACAGATATTAATAAGGCGAACAGTGGAATCCCGTTTGATGAAGGACTTATTAGAGGTGGTGCTATAGGTGCTGCAAAATCATCAATAACTGATACACTTCGTATTAGTAAATTCTTTACTGATTTACCTAAAGGTCCATTGTTTATAGCTAAACAAATTGGACTACAGTTATCTAATCCACGATTAGAGGTACCTAAAAATCCAATAAACATAGCAGCAGGTGGATTAAATAATGCATTAGCTGCATCTACAGGTGGATTGTTATCCCCAACACGTATATATAATTTAGGTATTAATACAATAGCACAAATACCAGTTACGGCATTTGGTCTTCATTTTAACAGACATGGTTTATTACCTATCCAAGATAAAGATAGTAAATATGAAGCTGTAGTAAAGGCTAATAATAATTTAAGCGATCAAGCAAATATAGCAAACACTGCTATTCAGTCCGTATTTGGATTTAATCCTAAATTTACTCAATTAACAGCTAATAGATTAGTACTATTAAAAAGTAAATTTAAATTAGGAGATAGAGTTCCTAATGATCCATTAAATGGAAACCAATTAATAATAGATCAATATATTGCCGGTCCTGGTTCTGTTTATGGTGTAGGTAATACAATCATCCATAGAGCAGAAGGTAGTAACACAGAAAATGGAGCCGCAATATCGGGATCATTAGATAATAGTAGACATTTTGCTGGTTATACTAGAAATGATAAAGGAGATCAACAAAATGTAAATTATACTAGTGGATTAGGTAAAGGTAGTAATGCTATATCAACTGCAATTCCCCCAGCATTTAGTGATAAAACTGAAATAAATAAAGGAATATCTAATAATGTTATTCAATATAATCTAAATTCATCTATAGGAAAATACACTCAGTTACAATCTCAAATTCAGAAACAACAACAACTTAAAATATATAAAAATAGTATTAGTGGAAGTGGAGGTATAGATAATTCTAAAGGAGCATATTCTACTGATCCTATTGAAGTAAAATATAAAAATACATATGGTGATGTAATTACAACTACAGGTTTTGATAATTGGTCAAAAATATCTCGTGAAAATAGAGTTGGTGATTTCGGACCAACTGCTCAATATAAAAATGGTAGAAAAGATTCTATCAATTTAACACCATTATTTACAGAAGGATCATATTTTGGAAATGATGTTACTCCCGATGGATTACATAATACACGCGATTTAGTAAAATTTAGAATCCAAGCTGTAAATACACACAACCCCTCTTCAGGAGTATGGATGATATTCAGAGCATTATTAACAAATTTTACAGACAATGTTGATGCTAAATGGACTGATATAAATTATGTTGGTAGAGGTAATCCATTTCATATATATAATGGATTTAGTCGTAAAATACAAATTGGATTTAAAGTAGCAGCATTATCCGCTGAAGAAATGCAACCAATGTATTCTAAATTAAATTATTTAATGTCTAATTTAATGCCTGACTATACTGATTCTAGTGGTAACCCTAGCATCTTAATGAAGGGTCCATTAGTTAGAATGACAGTAGGTAATTATTTAGATTCTCAACTTGGAAAATTAGATTCTATTTCATATACTGTACAAAACGAATCACCTTGGGAAATAGCATTAGATGAACCAGAAGGTGGAACAAAACAACTGATACTACCCCATATTATAGAGGTATCGTTAGGATTTACACCAATTGGCGCTGAAACCAGACAACGTAATAAAATTGAAGCTAAGAGTAGTACTACTTCATACTTGGCTCAAAATAATACAGGGGCCGATTTTAAAACAATACAATACGTTGATAAAGCAGAAAATTCTGTTACTCCTGGACAAACTAGTGGTCTTAATCTTACAGGATTTTAATAAATAATAAATGGCAACAAGATACGATAATCCAACTATACTAATCACTTCACAAGGTGTACCGTATGAAAAGGGTAAATTTTATCCTAATATACCTCCATCTGATACAGATGTTTATGTTATCACAACAGTAGGAGATAGATTGGATTACTTAGCTTATACTTATTATAATGACTCTGAAATGTGGTGGGTAATAGCAGCTGCAAATAATAATGTAACTAATGGATTATTATTTCCTATACCAGGCACACAATTAAGAATACCAACTGATTTAAGTAGTGTTTTACGTTTAACTAATCAATTTAATAAAGCCAGATAAATGTTATGTTATGACTAAGGAAGAAAGAAAAGAATATAATAAGCTTTATTATATTAATAATAAAGAAACTATTATAAAACAAACCCAACAGTATTATACTGATAATAAAGAAACTATTAATGAACGTAATAGAAAATATTCTAAAAATCATTATAAAAAAAACTCAGAACGTTATAAATTATGTATGATTAATCGTTACAAAAACGATCCTCAAACTAAATTATCTTTATTATTAAGAGTTAGATTAAATAATGCTTTAAAAAAATCAAAAAAATCCTATAGTTCTTTTAAATTATTAGGATGTTCTATTTATGATTATAAGCAATATTTAGAAAATCAATTTAAATTAGGTATGACATGGGATAATCATGGTGATATATGGGAGATAGATCATATTAAACCATGTAATAGTTTTGATTTAACAAATATAGAACAACAAAAACAATGCTTTCATTATACTAATTTACAACCATTATTTAAAACCACAGAAATAGCTAAATCTCTAGGGCATATTAATGAAATGGGTAATAGAAATAAATCTGATAATTAAAAATGTCGATATTCAAAAGTTCATTTTCTCAAGCAGTACAAGATCAATTAAAAGTACGCCAGGGCGCAATGCGGACCCGTACTGTTAATAACCTTCAGTACCTAAACTCCCGTAACGCTTGGATTAGAATGACATCTAGTGTTAACGTTAATGGTACAAATGACTTAGCTAAAAAATATATCTTACAGGGTGGTACATTAAATCTAGATTCAAAATCTAAAGATCTAAAAGGATTAAATAAAAAATCCGGAATAGGAGATTTTAATAGTGCTTATAGCACAGGCATTGACCCAAAAAATCCATATCAACGAGGAATAAGACCAATGCCTGGTATAGTATCAGCAGACATTAAATCCAAAACAGCATATGGTTCATTAAGAGAAGTAGTAATGAATTTTCAATGCTGGGATATACAGCAATTAGAAGATTTAGAAGTACTATATATGCGCCCTGGCTATACAGTATTAGTAGAATGGGGATGGACACCATATTTAAATAATAAAGGCGAATATAAATCAGATTTTACTGATTATTATGATATAATAAATTCACCATCTCAAGATAGAACAGCACTATTTAAAGCACTATTTGATAAATCAGTATTATATGGTGGTAACTATGATGCTATGTTTGGCTATGTAAAAAATTATCAATGGTCAGCTAGAATGGATGGTGGATATGATTGTCAAACAACAATCATTACTACAGGTGAGATTATTGAATCTCTTAAAGTAAATTATATATTACCACTGGATATAAAATCAATAACACAGCAACAACAAACTGTTACAAATTATATCCAAAATGGAGGAACAACACCACAACAATCAGTTATACCCTTTGCTCCTGCTCCTCCACCACCCGCACCAACATTATCCGCTCTATTACCATCAGGAGTACAACAAGTAGCTACTAATGCTGGTAATACAGGGGGATTATTAACAGATGAATTTACTGGGCCCGGAACATCAATAAGTTCTTGGTCACCAGCATATCAACAAAACGTATTAGCAGGTGTATGGGCTGAAACATTTTGGAAAATTAAAAAAGATGTTCTTGAAAAAACAATAGAATTTAGTACTAATGCTAATAGTGCTTTTGTAATGAATGGTGGTGCTGGTGCTTGTACAAGTTTTATTCCTATCATAGAAACAATTAATAATCCAAATAGCTTAGCACAAGGAAGTGGCCCTAATCAGGTTTATATCTCAATAGGGGCTATGTGTGAGATTCTTAATAAATATATTATAGCAAAAGGATCAGATGGTCAACCATTAATAAGATTATCTGTAAAGGCAAACGAATACGATCAAACATCACCAACAGGAAGTTATTTATATTGCACTGCTCATCCACTACAGGTATCTGTAGATCCTAGTGTGTGCTTAATAAAAAATCCATTATGGATAGGAGGTGATGTTATTAATACAGTATCTGCTAGTATTGCTCCTATTACTTATACAACAGAAGCAGAAGCAGTATTTAGCTTATTAGTAAAAGGATTTAAAGATAAGGGTACTAATCCTACAAAGTTAAAAGAAGGATTTGCTTTATTAGCTAGCTATGGAAAGGATAAAGGACTACAGGTATATTATATAGTAGAACAATTTATGGCTGATAAAAAATCTAGTAATACTAGTTTTACTGAGAATTATGGTAGTATACAAGAAATGCTTAATAAAGAATTAGGAATTGGAAACGGTAATGACATGCAAAAAATATATGAATCCTTACAAGTTATAGGAGTAAACGCAACTTGGGTAGATAATGGTTTTTTTGGATCTAATTTTTCAAGCCCAGGAGTATCTAATATTGTTATTACTGCACCTCCAAGCACAGCAAATACAGCAGCACTAACTACTATAGCAACAAAATCACCACAAGCTCTTTCTAATTTAGAATTTCTAAAAGATTTACCATTAGATTATTTTTATGAAAATAAGCCTGAATCTGAAATAGGAGTTATTAAAAATATCTTTGTAAATGTAGATTATCTTTATCAAAGAGCACTAGACACAGGTCTCCAATCAGGTGATCAAAATCAAAGAAATGAAATCAGTTTATATACTTATCTAAAAAAAGTAATATCTGATATACAAGCCGCTATAGGTAATGTTAGTAGTTTTGAAATACATGTTGATCCTGTAGACAATAACGTAGCAAGAATAATTGATATTAATTATACTGAACCTAACAAAGCAACATACGATAAACTATTTGAATTACAGGTACATAACCTAGATTCAGTCGTTAGATCATATTCATTGCAATCCCAAATATTTCCAAATCAAAGTGCTTTAATAGCTATTGGCTCACAAGCTAAAGGAGGTCAATTAGGTATGCAGACTAATACTATGATTGATTTCAATAGAAGTTTAACCGATAGAATAATTACTGAAAAAGTAGATGGTATAGGAAGTAGAATTGGTGTTAATAGTAATAAACAACCAACAATAACAAACGGGTTAGCTAATATAATTTCATTATTTTCATCTCTTAATCAATCAAAATCATCAACTGAATCAACAACAGACCAAAAAACAGATTATAGTGTTTTAGCATCAGGAGCTAAAAATTCATTACGTGATTTAATAGTTTATTTTCAATCAATTGTAAAATCACCAGGTAGTAATAGAAATCTTATACCAACAAAATTTTCATGTGAAATGGATGGTATAGGAGGATTAGTAATAGGTCATATGTTTAGATTACCAGATAATATAATGCCTAGAGGATATAGAGGTGAAGGTATTGGTTCTAAATTAGGAAATGCTATTACCTCTATTGGACATACTATATCTAATGGAGACTGGTCAACAAAAATAGATACATTAAATATTGTGTTAGATGATTCTAAATCACAATTCGCTATATTGGATTTAAGTCAAATAAAATCATTACTTTTTGAAAGTATTAATAAGGAAACAGGAGGAAAAGCAACTATAAATCCTAATACAGCAGCCAATTTTGGACAAGTAGATTCTAGTATACCATCTTGGGGAAAAGCTATTCTAGATACAATAGCATACACAGAAGGAACAGCACGCTCCGGTCAAAATGGATATGATATTTTAGTTAATTATAATAAAATTCCAAATTGGACAGCAGATACTACCATTGGTCATCCAAATATACCTATAGATTGGGGAGGTGGCACAAGTACAGCAGCAGGAAGATATCAATTTTTATATAAGTCATGGCTTGGAATTAATGGAAATAAAAATGTTGCTATTAATAAAGCAAACCAAGATAATGCAGGATGGAAACTAGTAAAACAAAGAATATCAGGCGGAGAAAATACAGCTAAATCAGCATATAATATTGCTGCTGGTGGAGAAAAAGATGTTACTAAAAATGAATCTTTCCTTATTATGCTAGGGGTACAAAAAAGTGGATTAGCAGGAACATGGGCTTCTATTTGTGATAGATACGGCTCCTATCCATACACAAACCAAGGCTCAGGACTAACAACTCAAGAAATATACAATATTTATTTAGAAGCAATAAGTAAAAATGGTGGAAGTATTACAACATCTACTACTACTTCAACATTTTCATTAGCTCCTCGTATTTAATAAAAATTAATATATGGCATTAAGAATACCTAAAAATAAAATACAAGAAGGTAAGTATACCGCTGGTGGAGAGTATATAGTAGAATCAACAAATACTATATATCAAGGATATTATTATGAAGTAAATAGCGTATTTTATGCTGGTAAATCTTTTGATGTTAATGCTCTTAAATTAATACCAATAAAGGATAGGAATACTTTACTGAATAGAGGATTATCATTAGCTTTATTTTCTACAATATCTAAAATCACATCACAAACATTACAACAACCAAAAATAACTAGTATTCCTAATGGTCCTACTACTAATAGAAATATAACATCTAATACTGATAGATTTTATTGTAGTAAAATAAATCAACAACCTATTATAATAAAAGAAATTGATGAAACTACCTATACTTCTCTCAAATCAAATTCTTTATATAAAGTTACATCAGTAAAATTTGTACCATCACCTGGATATGCTCAAGGAATACCTCAGAATCTAGATCAAGCAGAAAAAGAGCTTCCTGGTATAAGAATTTTCTTGCTAGGCTAAACTTCCTTTCGTATCTTCAATTCAAAGGTTATGAAATATGTTTTACATTATAGAAAGACAAGAGCAATTAGATAAATTAGGTCCGTTTAATGATTGCTTCGTACAATTCATTCAACAAAACGATAATTACCATCCCAAATTAAGCCCACTAAGTTTAATTTATGTTCGTGATATAACACAACATAAAGGGTATATGTTATGCTTAGATCACAATGAATCATTTGCATTAGATAAACAAACAACATTAAATTGGTTATTAGGTAATACTGATAGAATGTTTGTACTAAATAAAAAAGAATCACTGTATCATTTTAGCTACCCAGACAAACTATTCGACATCAACTTTATTGAATTTCCAGACCTAACAGGCGTATTCACACCATGTCATACATTCTATTACAAACAACACACAGCAAGTCCAATAACAAATAAACTAATTCCAATTAGTAAACATTATGAAGAATGCGAGAAAATGTTTGATGTAGTACTTCCAATAATACAAAAGTTCCGATCAGATAACGTTGTTTATGTGTTTAATAATGGCCCTTTAACGCGTGTGTTTCACACTATAGAGTCAAATGGTATTAAGGTAGATAAACAATGCTTTATTGATGCTTATGGCGCTAACTTATCATACCCACAATTAAATCTTAGCAAAGGTAGAATATACAGTCAATACAACTTATACACATTAACAGGCAGACCATCAAACACATACAACAGCATTAATTTTGCTGCATTAGATAAAAATAGTGGTGAGCGTTTATGCTACAGACCCACAAATGATACATTCTATGAATTTGATATTCAGGGGTATCATCCACGCATATTAGGTGATATGGTTGATTTTAACTTCGGTGATAGAAACACATATGAGCTACTAAGTGAATTATTAGGTGTATCAGCACAAGAAGCTAAGGAATTAACATTCAAACAATTTTATGGTGGTGTGTGGGCTGAATATAGAGATCAACCATTTTTTAGAGACATAGTAACACTAACAGACGGCATATGGGATGAATATAATTATAACAGAGCATATCCCACTAGGAACCGGATATTTATACATGACCCTGACATGACTCAATCAAAGTTATTGAATTACATAATCCAAAGTTATGAGACTTCAACCAATGTTGCGATGTTAGATAACATATTGAATTACCTAAGCGATAAGAAAACTAAATTAGTGTTATACACGTATGATGCATTCTTATTTGACTACAGTAAGGAAGATGGCAAAGACCTATTAACAACATTAAAAAGTATGATACACTATCCCATTAACATTAAACATGGTAAATCATACCACGGTTTAGAAAAACTATAAATATTTATGGCGGAACAACTAAATGGATTCTTTGATTTGAACAAACTATTCTGTACATTTACCTCTCCTGCTGACCTGGAGGAAACTGTATCCACAATCAACAAGCGTTATTCAATATTATTCAGCAAGATCTTCATACTAGAATCACCACAAAGTGATGAACTAATATGTACTTATAATATTGATACAGGAAATATGGCACAACAGCCAATGGCTCACACTATCCTATTGCATCGCAAAAAGGAAAGTAATACACTGTATACTATCAATGCATTAAACACGTTGATTAGGTCGTTGAATGGTGGACGTTTAAATAAGAATTTCATTATTGAATGGAGCGGCTACAAAAATTGCATATTATTAACTAATGGTCCCGATATTCGTCGTTTAGATACAGCTATTCATAAAATTATTGATTTTAGTAGACAACAATATTTATAGTATATGAAACAACCTATCAACGAAATCAAAAGAATGCAGCAATTAGCTGGATTGATTAAAGAAAATAAATCATTTGATTACCAGGAAGATAAAATTGTAATGGATGATGATACTAAAGATGCTATTTTAGATGATGAAGAATTACAACAATTTATCACTCCTAAATCATTTGTTAGAAATAAAATGGGTCAAATAGTTTTATGGGTTGATTGGATGGAACCTGAACAATTTGATAAGTTGGCAAAGTTCTTAGGAATAGAGTATTAACATAAATAATAAAGAGCCTTCGCAAGAAGGCTCAAAATTTGATATTTATTATCGACTAAAATACAAATATCGATGATAAATACAACGAAAATCTACCTCGTTACGAATATCAATAACGACCCTAATAAAGTTTACATAGGTAAAACTAAGGACAGTAGAGAAAACAAGCACAAAAAATCCTTTGGCTCTCAAATTACTTATACTTATATTGATGAAGTAAATTCCCTTAATAAGGAAGATTGGGAACCATTAGAAACAAAATGGATACAACATTATATTAATTTAGGGTATGATGTTGTTAATATTCGTAGGAAAGGAGGAAGTGGACCTGAATATCTAAGTGAAGAAACTAGACAGAAGAAGAGTAAGGCTATGATTGGTAAAAAACATAGTGAAGAAACACTTCAAAAAATGCGCAAACCTAAGTCTAATACAGACAAAATGCGTAAACCAAAATCTACTTCTGAAAAACTACGTAAACCTAAAAGTAAACAGCATATACAAAATATGCGTAAACCTAAACCTAAAGAATTTGGGTTAAAAATATCAAAACCTGTACTGCAATATAATATAGATGGTACTTTTATTAAAGAATGGTCTTCAATTAAAGAAGCTAATATCTATACAAAAGTAAACAGAAGCAACATATCAGCATGCTGTAAACATAGATATAAAACAGCAGGTAACTTTATATGGAAATATAAAGATGTTTTGGAAAAGCAAAGTTAGAATCATAGATTCAATTATTATTCGTGATCATAGATCACTTCATTTAAAACACATATACTATGGACTTAAGTCTCATCAAACAGAAGTTGTCCGCTTCTCAAAACAAAGGACAAAAACGTGAAAAGATTGATTATGGAAAGATATTCTGGAAACCTAAACCAGGCAAATATCAGATCCGAATTCTCCCCTCAAAATTTGACAAATCAAATCCGTTTCGTGAAGTTTACTTCCACTATGGTTTCTCCAAAGGACCAATTTTAGCCCTTACAAACTGGAATGAAAAAGATCCTATTGCTGAATTTGCAAAGAATCTTAGAAAGTCTGCCGATAAGGAGGACTGGATGCTCGCCAAGAAGATTGAACCAAAACTCCGCTATTTCGTTCCAGTAGTAGTACGTGGTGAAGAAGCACAAGGCCCTCGCCTATGGGAATTTGGTAAATTGATCTATGAGCAATTGTTAGGTATTGCAGCAGACGAAGATTATGGTGATTTCACAGACATTACTGATGGACGTGACTTTACAATCGATGCGGTTGAAGACACAGTTGCTGGTAGAAAAGGTATCAAATGTAACATTCGTGTTAAACCTAAAACATCAGCTATCTCTGAAGATGCTGCTGTGGTAGAGAAAGCATTGGATGAACAACCAGATATCTTTAGCATCAACAAACACTATTCATTTGATGAATTGAAAGATTTATTGGATAAGTGGTTAAATCCAGATAGCGAAGAAGATACTGACGCTCCAATCGCATCTAAGGATGAAGAAGAGGAAGATGATTTCCTAGCTGAAATGAATAAGCCAGTAGAACAAACCTACAAGCTAGACACTACAGCAGCAAAGACGTCTAACGCAGACAAATTCGACGATTTATTCAGTTAATTTAAACAACATTTATGGCAAAAAGTAAGAGCTCACTGAGTGAGGTGGTAAGCAATTCGCTTAACAAGACATTTGATCTGTCTTCATTCAAAAAGAGCAAGTTTTTAGATCAATCAGTTAAATTCAAACCACAAAAATGGATTCAGCTGTCTAAAGCCTTCCAAGATGTCATTTCATTGCCTGGTATTCCGATGGGCCACATCACACTCTTGCGTGGCCACTCGGATACGGGTAAAACAACAGCAATGCTAGAAGCAGCTGTAGCAGCACAGAAGATGGGTGTATTACCTGTTCTTATTGTAACTGAGATGAAATGGAATTGGGAGCACGCACAACAAATGGGTTTTGAAATGGAACCAGTTGTTGATGAAACAACAGGTGAAATTGTAGATTACAAAGGATTCTTCCTATATGTAGATAGAGGTTCACTAAACACAATCGAAGATGTAGCTGCATTCATAGCTGATCTATTGAGTGAACAAGCACAAGGCAAATTACCATTTAATTTATGTTTCTTCTGGGATTCAGTAGGATCTATACCATGTAGATTATCTGTTGAATCGAATAAGAATAACAACGAATGGAATGCAGGTGCTATGTCTCAGCAGTTTGGTAACTTTATCAACCAAAAGATCATATTGTCCCGTAAGGAAAACCAACCATACACTAATACACTGGTAGCAGTTAATAAGGTATGGGTTGCTAAACCAAATTCACCAATGGAACAACCTAAGATGAAAAATAAGGGCGGTGATACAATGTTCTTTGATTCGTCTTTAGTAGTAACATTTGGTAACATATCAAATAGCGGTACTAGTAAGATTAAAGCAACTAAGGATGGTAAGGATGTAGAATTTGCTAAACGTACTAAAATATCAGTTGATAAAAACCACGTTACAGGTGTACAGACAAAAGGTACTGTAACAATGACAGTACACGGGTTTATTGATGATGATAAGAAAGCAATTGATGTATATAAGAAAGAACATTCTAAAGATTGGTTATCAATATTAGGTACTGATTCATTCGATATTGTTGAGGAAGATGAAATGAAAGAAAATTTTGGCGAAATAAATCTAGTAGATATTGAAGAATAAATATAAAGACATATTGTTCCAAGTCAATAATGATCAGCGTGGAGTCTCAGACTCCATTCTGATTGTTGATGGACTGAATACATTCCTAAGATCATTCACTATGATAAACCACATAAACCCCGATGGTCATCATATTGGTGGCTTGACGGGGTTTTTGAAATCAATTGGTTATGCTATCAAAATGATAGAACCAACCAAAGTGGTTATTGTGTTTGATGGTGTGGGTGGTTCAAACGCAAAACGAAACTTATATCCTGAATACAAAGCAAACAGGAATAAGAATCGTATGACTAACTATTCTATATTTAGCTCTAAAGATGAAGAGAACGAATCGATCAATAATCAGATGGCAAGATTAATTCAGTATCTTCAATGCCTACCAATATCAATGATTTGTATAGATGGTATTGAGGCGGATGATACAATTGGTTATTTGGTGGGTAAATTTCAAAAACACACATCAACAAACGAGGTAACTATAATGTCTGCTGATGGCGACTTCCTACAGCTAGTATCTGATAAGGTTAAAGTATATTCTCCAACCAAAAAGAAAATATACAAACCAGCAGATGTATTAGAAGAGTATAATGTGAGCTGCTATAATTTCGTTAATTATAAGATACTTATGGGCGATACAAGTGATAATCTTCCTGGAGTGAATGGGCTTGGGCCAAAGAAATTACTTAAATTATTTCCAGCATTAGCAAGCGACACACCATTACAACTAGCAGATATTGTGATTGAAGCAGAATATAAAGTAAATGAACATGCTTTATATGGTAAGATAGTTGAGCGTAAACATCAATTAATAATTAATGAACGGCTAATGAATTTGCAGACCATACCTATTTCAGACGCTAATGTGGAACAAATACAAGCTAGTTTTAAAGCGCCATATGAATTGAATTCACATATGTTTATGCAAATGTATACTGCAGACAAGTTAGGCGAATCAATACCTAATACACCATCTTGGTTAAATCAAGTGTTTGGACCTTTAAATTCTTTTAAGTAAATTTATATGACAGCAAAAGAAAAAGCAAAAGATCTACTTCATAAGTTCTACTTCTCATTACCAAACAATGGTGGCTTTACAGGACTTTGTAATATCAATCAGAGATGGGAGGAAGGTAAGATATGTGCTTTAATAGCACTAAGAGAAACAATTTGGGGGTATCTAGACCAGTACCCTATTGAGATTCAAAACTATTGGCAAGAAGTAAAACAAGAAATAGAAAAATTATGACAACATTAAGTAAGTTAAATCAGTACGGCAACGCGTTTCAGGTAAAGGTACTAGGCGCACTACTAACACAACGAGATTTCCTATTAAACATTGCTGATTCATTAGATAGTGAATACTTTGAATCGCAAGCACATAAGTGGACGATCGAATATATAATAAAATATTTCAACCAGTACCACACATACCCAACTATAGAAACATTATCAATTGAAATTAAAAAACTAGATAATGAAGTATTAAGAATATCACTTACAGATTCACTACGTGAAGCATATAAAATGTCTGATGTAGCTGATTTGGAATGGGTTGAAAAAGAATTTAGTGATTTCTGTAAGAACCAACAGATGAAGAAAGCCATTATGACATCAGTAGATCTACTCAATATGGGTGATTATGATGGTATTAGAGGTTTGATTAATGATGCAATGAAAGCGGGTGAAGAAAAGAATGTAGGTTTAGATTACAATATAGATATTGAAACAAGATATCGTGATGATGATCGTCGTGTAATACCATTCCCATGGCAAACATTTAATGATCTTACACAAGGTGGATATGGTAAAGGCGATCTAGTATTATTATTCGGTAATCCAGGTGGTGGTAAATCATGGGGCGTAATGGCAATGGGTGCTTACGCAGCAGCATTAGGATATAATGTAGTACACTACACACTAGAATTATCTGAAGGTTATGTTGGTAAACGTTACGATGCTATATTCTCAGGTATCGATGTTGATAAATTAAAAGATCATCGTGCTGAGGTAGAAGTAGCAATTGGTAAGGTGAAAGGTAAGATTATGGTTAAGGAATATGCTCCTAAACGAGCATCATTAGATACAATCGAATCACATATACAACAATTAAAACACCAGAACGAATTTGAACCAGATATGATTATCATCGATTATCTAGATTTACTACGCACTAAAGGTAGAAAAGAACGTAAAGATGAGATTGATGATGTTTATACTGATGCAAAAGGATTAGCTAAAGAATTAGGCATACCAGTCATATCACCATCACAAGCAAATAGAACGGGTGCTGAAGAAGGTATTTTACAGGCGAAAAATGCGGCTGGATCTTATGACAAAATAATGATCGGAGATATTATTATCTCATTAGCTCGCGGCCGTAAAGACAAAGTAAACGGTAGTGGTAATTGGCACTTTATAAAAAATAGATATGGTGCAGATGGGTTGACTTTTGGTTCAAAAATTAACACAGCAAACGGCTATATTGATATATACACTCAGCCATTAGATGATGAAGCGTTTGAATCAAAAGGCAATAATAAGTCATCAAACTCATTCTCAGAAGTAGGAGTAGAAGATAAGTACGTTCTTCGAAGTAAGTTTGCTAAATTTGAAGAAGAAGCGTAGATTGTATTATATTTATAATTACAAAATCAATAATTTATGTTAGTAGTAAAACGTTATACTGCCGCTTGGTGTCAACCTTGCAAGCAGCTCGCCCCCGTATTTGATCAATTACAAAGTGAAATGACAAACGAACCAGACCAGGTTATATTTCAAACAATTGATGTTGATATGAGTAGAGATGAAGCACTAGAAAAAGGCATTTCATCTGTTCCAACAGTAATATTAGAAAAAAATGGACAACAAGTATATCGTTTTAGTGGTGTTTTACCAAAAACCACAATAGCAGGACTTATCAGACAACATTTATAAACAATTTTAAAGAACAATTAAAAATGAACGTAGAACAAAGTATTCTTAGTGACATCACCGTCTACATGAAGTATGCCAAATACAACTCAGGTCAGAAGCGTAGAGAAACATGGGAAGAATTAGTAACAAGAAACAAACAAATGCACCAGGAAAAATTTCCACAGTTGCATGATGAAATTGAAAAAGTATATCAGTTAGTGTATGAAAAGAAAGTATTGCCTTCAATGCGTTCTCTCCAATTTGCTGGAAGACCCATTGAGCTTAATAATACTCGTATATTTAATTGCTCTTTTCTCCCTATTGATGACTGGAGAGCATTTAGTGAAATAATGTTCCTATTATTATCAGGAACAGGAGTGGGTTATAGTGTACAAACACATCACATTGATAACTTACCAGAAATAACATTACCAATTAAACACAAGCGCTACTTGGTAGGCGACAGTATTGAAGGGTGGGCGGATGCAGTCAGAATGTTATGTAAAGCGTATTTTACAGGCGGGGCGCTACCATTATTTGATTTTAGAGATATTCGACCAAAAGGAGCTCAATTAATCACGGTAGGAGGTAAAGCGCCTGGTCCTGAACCATTGAAGGAATGTCTATTCCAATTGCAGAAAATATTCGATCGTAAAAAAAGCGGAGAAAAACTCACATCAGTAGAAGTACATGATATGGCTTGCCATATAGCAGATGCAGTATTATCAGGTGGCATTCGTAGAGCAGCATTAATCGCTCTATTCAACCTAGATGATGAAGGAATGTTAACATGTAAATTCGGTAACTGGTGGGAAGAAAATCCTCAACGCGGCAGAGCTAATAACTCAGCTGTAGTAATGCGTCATAAAATTGATGAAGAGGAATTTTTCAAACTATGGAAAAAAATCGAACTAAGCGGTTCAGGCGAGCCAGGTATTTACTTTTCCAATGATAAAGACTGGGGAACAAACCCATGTTGCGAGATTGCACTCCGCCCCTTTCAATTCTGTAACTTGTGTGAAGTAAATGTTTCGAATGTTGTAGATCAAGCCGATTTGAATGCTAGAGTAGAGGCAGCAGCGTTCATAGGAACACTACAAGCGGCTTATACTGATTTTCATTATTTAAGAGATATATGGCGTAAAACAACTGAGAAAGACGCTTTATTAGGTGTTGGAATGACAGGTATTGGATCAGGTGCTGTATTAGATTTAGATTTGAAGCAAGCAGCTAAAATAGCTGTAGATACAAATGAAATAGTAGCAGCACAAATTGGTGTTAATAAAGCAGCTCGTGTCACTACAGTTAAACCATCAGGTACATCATCATTAGTATTAGGAACATCAAGTGGCATTCACGCTTGGCATAACGACTACTATATCAGACGTATTAGAGTAGGTAAGAACGAAGCTATTTATACTCACCTAGCTATTCATCATCCTGAATTAGTTGAAGATGATTTCTTCAAACCAACAATACAAGCAGTAATTTCAGTACCACAACGTGCACCAGAAGGATCAATCCTAAGAACTGAAAACGTTATTGACATGTTAGAGCGTGTTAAACTATTTAACACAAAGTGGGTTAAGAAAGGACATCGCAAAGGAGCAAATACAAATAACGTATCAGCTACTGTATCTGTTAAAACAGATGAATGGGAAAAAGTAGGTAAATGGATGTGGGAAAATAAAGAAACATTTAATGGCTTATCAGTATTACCATATTTCTCATCCGACACAACTTATCCACAATTACCATTTGAAGACATTACTGAAGAGAAATTTAATGAATTAGTACAACACCTACATGGTCTTAATTTAAGTCAAGTAGTTGAGTTTGATGATAACACAGCATTAGGTGATAACATTGCCTGTGGAGCAGGAGGCTGCGAAATAGTGTAATATTTATTTATATGATAAAACTAACAGATATATTAAAAGAAATATATGATAAAAATTTAATAGGAGCACAGCGTGGAGAAGGAGGACAACATGTTGTTTATCAATACGATAAAGATAAAATAATTAAATTTGGTCATTATGGTAAAGTAGAGGATAATGTGAAAATATTTGATAAATATCCTGATGTTTTTCCAAAAGTATACGACATAGGAGATGATTATATTATTTTAGAAGAATTAGATGATAATAAAGCAGCTTCGGAAATAAGAAAAATCAAATCGTATTTATTTTCACAATCATCTGAAATTTCACCCAAAAACCAACATATCGCTAAATTAGTTCAAAGATCTCGAAAAAATGGACCTGATTGGTATAATAATAATTTAACTCAATTAATGTATAATAATTTAGACGATGATGAATTGAAATCTCAACTTCAAAAAGAATTACCAAATGATTTATATAATTCTTTAATTAAAAATTATTACCCTTTACTCCAGAAAATAAAAAACATACCATGGGATTCAAAAATTGAAAAAGACATAAATGATGAAAATTTTGGATATACTTTAGAAGGAAATTTAAAGTTACTAGATGTATAAACTAACAGAAGGCGTTCACTACATAATAAATGAGGATGGTAGGGTCGTATTTACGGCCCTATACCTCATTCAACAAGGTAAATGTTGTGGTAATGGTTGTAAAAATTGTCCTTATGATCCTAAACACACTAAAGGAAATTTGGTTTTGGCAAAACAATAAATTAAATTAACGTTATGAATTTAGAACAATTAGAAAACGAAGCAAACGAGTTAAAGTCATTAAACTTAACTAATCTTCCCCCTGAACAATTATCTCAATTAGTAGAGAAATTATCAGCAATGTTAGAGAAAAGCGAAACATTATTATCAACAATTAAACTAGAAGATATTAACGATGAAACAGATAATTCATGATATTCTCCTCGTAATAGGAATAGTAATGTTAGCAATGATATTACTTGGTGGTCCATTAATGCTATTATGGAACTGGACAATACCCACAATATTTGGTTTACCTGAAATTGGATTTTGGCAAGCATGTGGCTTGCAGTTATTAGCAACAATATTATTTAAAGCAAATATAAACGTAAAAAAATAAGTTATATGTTTCAATCAACAAAGTTGTTTGACGGCTACAGTACTGTATTTCGTCAATGGAAAGCTGAAGGCACGCACTGTCGCTTCCTACATGGTTATGGAGTGTCATTTAGAGTATGGTTCGAAGGCGAATTAGACGAGAAAAACTGGGTATTTGATTTTGGAGGCATGAAACGTGCTAAAGGAACTATTGATGGTATGAATCCTAAAGTATGGATGGATTATATGTTCGATCATACTACAATAGTAGCGGAAGATGATCCCGGTATTGGTGGATTTAAAACAATGGACCAATTAGGAATTATTCAGTTACGTATTCTACCAGCTACTGGAGCAGAGCAATTTGCAAAATACATTTTTGAAAAATTAAATACATTTGTTCAAGAAGAAACGAGTGGTAGGGTTAAAGTAAGACGAGTTGAGTTTATGGAACACGCTAAAAACACTGCAATATATGAAGGTTAGTCACGAACTACCATTATCGCTAATGCATAATGGTTATGAATGGAATGATTATGATTATTGTCTACCACATCTAATAGACAAATATCTCCAATACAGAATATATTTTCAAAAATCCAGTCTAGATGGTCGTTTTATTATTATGGATAATGGATTATTTGAAGGAGTAGAACACACAACAGAAGATTTAATTGAAAAAATTAATCTAATAATCCCTGATGTGTTTATTGTCCCTGATGCTTGGAATGACTCAGCAATAACACTGCGTAACGCTAAAGAATGGATGAATAACCATATCCATAAATTACCCGAAGGTGTTAACTTAATGGCTGTATGTCAAGGAGAATCATTAGGTGAACTAATATCAACATACCAAACACTATTAGATTTAGGTTATACACACATAGCATTCAATCATTCAAGTGCTGCTTATCAAACTATGTATCCTAATCTAGATCCATTAAAAGCTCAAATGTATGGTAGAATGGAGTTTATTAGAAGACTAGTAGCAGAAAATATAATAAATAGAAGAGTATATCATCATTTATTAGGGTGTTCATTACCGCAGGAATTCATGTCATATAAAGATTGGCCATTCATTCAATCATGTGACACATCAAATCCAATTTTAGTTGGAGCTGAAGGTATAAGATACACTGATAGTGGTTTAACATGGAAACCAAAAGAAAAATTAGAGTTTTATCTTGAAAAAGATTTGAGTGGCAAAACAAAAGATATTATATTCAATGTACAAAAATTTAAAGATTATGTTAAATAAACAACAACAACCAATAGATATGTTCTCATTGTATGACTATCTAGGCCACGCAGCCGGAAATAAATTAGGTAAACAAGTAGCATCTTATGCTAAGCTTAGAAAAGCAAAACACGCTACTAAGCATGTTAGCAATCCCTCTTATACAGGTGAAGTAATGATGTATACTAAAGCGTTCTTAGATGAATGTTTTAATGCTAAAAAAGTATTTGAACCTAAACATGAAGATCTAACAGAATTAAACACACAATTAGCAAACGACAATTTACCATTTTAATATGAAACAAGCAGTATTATCTCTCTCAGGCGGTATGGATAGTAGTACATTATTATTGCATCTATTATCTACTGGATATCAAGTAACAGCATTATCATTTGATTACGGACAAAAACACCGTGTTGAATTAGAGCGTGCACAACAACTAATTACATACGTTAATGAGAATTTATTTAAACAAAATAAACCATTAGTACGTTACCAAACAATTCGATTAGATGGACTATCAGATCTACTCAGTTCAGCACTAGTAACAGGTGGATCAGATGTACCAGAAGGACACTACGCTCATGAAAATATGAAGGATACTGTAGTACCAAATCGCAATAAAATATTTAGTTCTATTATTCAAGCAGTAGCGTTATCAATTGCTACTAAGAATGGAAAACAAGATGTAGCTATTGCGATGGGAATACATGCTGGTGATTTCAGTGTTTATCCTGACTGCAGACAAGAATTTAGAGATGCTGATATGGAAGCTTTTAAATTAGGTAACTGGGATAGCGAATATGTTGGATTCTACACACCTTATTTAGAAGTAACAAAACATGAAATACTAGAAGATGGAATATGGGCCTGTAATAAATTAGGTCTTGATTTTGATGAAGTATACAAGCGTACTAATACATCATATAAACCAATTTTAATAGACGGTATCTGGTACTCTGATTATAAGTCAGCAGCCTCTGTAGAGCGCATTGAGGCTTTTCTAAAACTAGATCGTCCTGATCCTGTAAGTTATGCTGATGAAGATGGAGTTGCTAATTGGGAAAAAGCATCCGCTCATGTTAAAGAAGTACTAGCAGTTTATGGAAAATAAATATTTGGAGATCAGTCGCGTTTTTTAGATGGTCACCATATTTATTGGAAACAACAATTATGGAAAAACAAATATGCTCTAAGTGTAAAAATGAATATCCATTTACATTAGATTACTTCGGTAAACATAAAGTAAGAGGTTTAGACACATATTGCAAAACATGTAGAAAAGCAACCACTAAATCTAATTATTATGCTAATAAAGAAAAATGGAATGCCACTACAAGACGGAATAAAAAATTACAACGTGAACGAATAAATGAATTAAAAGATTCATTATTATGTTTAAAATGCGGAGAAAATAGAAATCATTTACTTGATTTTCATCATATTGATCCTAATCAAAAAGACTTTCAAATAAGTCAAGGCGAACAATATGGATGGGAAAAAATAAAACAAGAAATAGATAAATGTATAGTATTATGCTCTAATTGCCATAGAGATTTTCATTATCAAGAAAAACAAAGTGGGATAGGTATAAAAGAATATCTGGCAAAATAAAAATCTTATATTTAAGTAAACAAAAACCCAAGTATAGTTATGAGTTATCAAACAAACGTTCGTGCGAACTATTTAAACCGCACAGCAAAATTAGCTTTCTTTAAAGCTCGTCAACGCCAAGGAGATGTAAATCGTATTTCTGAAGAAACAGGTTACAGTCCTCGTATGGTGTATTACACACTAACTGGTGAGCGTAAAGTAAACAATACTATTGCTGATGCAATGTATACAATTTCTTGCAGACGTCAAAAGAACAACGAATACGCAAACGCGTAATTTGTAAAACAAACCCTAATATCCCTGTTGAAAGGCAGGGATATTTTTTTAACTTTCAACTATGACAGTAAAAGAATTAATAGAACATCTACAAACACTAGATCCCGATCTACGTGTATTCATTAAAGGATATGAAGGTGGTGTTGATGATAAAACTTCAATATCAGAACCAGTTGACATTACACTAAATGTTCACACAGAGTGGTATTATGGCGAGCATGACTACACTGATATAGGATATGAACCAGCAAATAAACAAATAGTAAAAGGTATAGTATTATGAGTAAAATAGATCCAAATAAGCTGTTAATCAGCTCAGACTTCTACTCCGTTCAAGGAGAAGGTATATCAACAGGAATACCATCATATTTCGTTCGCTTAGGATTATGTAACCTAACTTGCGGTATGAGTAGAAAATTCACTAACGCTTTATTAAAAGAAGCAGCACTAGCCGATGGTGAAATATTCAAAGGCGATTTAGAGTTAGAAGGTAAAGCAACATGGACTTGTGATAGTGTATCTCAATGGCTATGGAGAGGTGAAGATAAAGAGTTTCAATATCTAATTGATAGATGGAAGGAACAAGGCATCTATGATGATATTAAGAACGGTACTATCCATATCATTTGGACTGGTGGTGAACCTACAATTAAAGGACATCAGGAAGCAATTGCTAACTTTACTAGCTATTGGTTTGCTAACACAGGAGGATATTTAGGAGATTTTAAACCATACTACGAAATAGAAACAAACGGTACAGTAGTAATTGACGATAGACTATGGGGTTCATTAGATCAAATCAACTGCTCACCAAAGCTATCTAACTCAGGTATGACTGAGAAACAACGTATTAACCCAGACGCAATCAAGCGTATAATGGAACATTCCAATTACCAATTCAAGTTTGTAATCAGCCATGAAGAAGACATTAAAGAATTATTCCGTGACTTTGTCGTACCATTTAGCATACCTCTTGCCAACGTGGTTTGTATGCCAGGACTAGATAGTCAAACTGATTTCCATGAGCGTACTCAATTCGTATTAGAGATGGCTAAGAAGTATAAATTTAGAGGCTTAACAAGATTACATATCTCAGCTTGGGATAAAACATTAAACGTATAATGACAGTCGATGAAATCGAAATAGCTCAAAAGGTGATTTGGGAATTGATAGAGAACCATAAAAGTGAAAAGCAAGCTCTTATGAAACAGCTTGGAGCGCTTACTGATACAAATCCATTTCCAATCGCTAAAAGATCAGAGCTTTTTAAACTGTACGACTGCTATGATCTACTAGAGCAAGAAAAAACAAAACATTAAACGTATAAAATATAAACAATGGAAAATACACGCAGAAAAATTACTAATGTAGAGACATTAGAAACAGCACAATCCGGATTTGCAAACGGTATTTCAACCCAATTAGCAGGTGTACTTAGTAGAGGCGATCATCGCTCACTCAACGCCCAAGAAAAACAAATCATTATCGAAAATGCTGAAAAAGCATACGGCGATTTCCTAACAGCACTAGGTGTTGATTGGAAAAGCGATCCAAACAGTATGGAAACACCTCGTCGTGTAGCTAAAGCATATGTAATGGATTTGTGGAAAGGTAGATATGAATTACCAACAGATATAACAGCATTCCCAAGTGATGGATATGATGGTATTGTATTAGAAAGAGATATTCCAATCGTTAGTATGTGCTCACATCACCACCAAGCAATCCTAGGTAAAGCACACATCGCTTATATTCCAGGAGCAGAGGGTAAAGTAGTAGGTTTATCTAAATTGAATCGCATTGTAGAGCATTTCGCTCGTAGAGGTGCTATTCAGGAACAACTTACAGTAGCTATCCACAATGCTATTCAAGCAGTAGCTGAAACTGAAAACGTAATGATAATAGTACACAGCACACACAATTGTGTCTCATGTAGGGGCGTTAAACATTGGGGTGCTAGTATGGTTACAAGCGAAGTAAGTGGCGTATTTGCTGATCACAATAGAACAGCTAAGCAAGAAGTAATGAGTATGCTTACACTTCATCTTCAAACATATTGTTAATAGATTACGTTCCTCTACAAGGAACGTATATTTATTATCGATGATAGGAATATATAAAATAACAAGTCCAACTAATAGAATATATATTGGTCAATCTAGAAATATTGAACGTAGATGGAGATATTATTATTCTAATATAATAACAATAAAACAACATATTAAACTACACCGTAGTATATTAAAACATGGAGTTGAAAATCATAAGTTTGAAGTTATTGAAGAGTGTAATATTGAACAGTTAGATGAACGTGAAATATATTGGATAAATTATTATGATAGTATTAAACAAGGATTGAATGTTGGTTTAGGAGGTAGTGGAGGAAATGGATTACTAAATAAAGGTAAAAAACATGCCTCCACTACTATTAATAAAATGAAACAATGGTGGAATATGAATAAAAAATCAAGACCACAAGAAGTAATAGATAAAATAAAACAAACTAAACGAAATAATCCTCGTATTACTACTAATGAAATGATTTTAAAGTATAGAGAAAATGCTCCTAATAAAAAAATAGTTGAACAATATTCATTAGACGGAACTAAATTAGCTGAATTTAATAGTATAAATGAAGCCGCTAGGCAAACTAATAGTAGTAAAGATGGTATTTCATTTTGCTGTAATGGTAGACAAAATACATCAAATGGATTTATTTGGAAATTTAAATTAAATATGGAAGGCTACAGATAATGGAATATAAAGTTAAATATAAAAATATGCAACCAAAAGAAAGCAAATCAAATAAACATTTTTGGATCAGTATGATTAAATCAGGATTAAGATTATTTGGATGTTGGTATCTATCAATGGGAGATCTTGTAGCAACAGCAGTAGTATTTGCAATAGCTGAAATACTTGGAATTATAGAAGAACTTTAGTATATTTAAAATAAAAACATGTTAAACGCACAACAAATATTAGACGAAGGTCTATTAAAATTAGAACACGCACAAGGTAAACCAGCACAAGTTGGATACGATCTAACACTTAAGCAAGTCAACATTATTGGGAATATGCAGCGCTTGCACCAAGAAGGTATAAACGGGAAGATAGGTAAAGTACTAAAAGATAAAACACATTTGACTGACTACAGACCGTACGAGTTAATGAACTTAGATGGCATTACAGGTTGGCTGCTTTACAAAGGTACTTACGACATTACATTTAACGAAGGATGTAAGTTACCAGAAAATAGAGTAGCATTTATCAAACAACGCTCATCATTATATCGCAACGGCACTACTATTAATAGTCCAGTGTTTGATCCTGGATTTGAAACTGAATTTATGGGTACATTAATGTATGTTCATGAAACAATATTCATTGAAGAAAATGCTCGAGTAGCACAAATATATTTCCACGAATGTGAACCTGCAGAGCTCTACGCTGGCCAATGGCAAGGTGATAAGCAAAGAAATCAACAATAAACCATACTCCTTCCCACCAAAACTTATAGCCCCTCATTTGAGGGGTTATTTGCTTTGCATATTTATATGTAAACGCACTATATAAAATGGGCTTAATATTACGTCAAACACTTACCCCCAACTCAGGAAACGGATTATCAATTAAAGGATTCGCATTATCTTATGCAGAAGGTGATGGTAACTTTATGTACCTCCTGACTAATATGTCAGGTAGTAATATATCAATCACAGGTTCTACAGGGATAATAGGTAATTTTCAATCCGTAGGTACAGTTAATTTTCCTAGTTTAACTAATTCTACCCAAACAAATATTTTAACATATAATTCTGCTTCTGGACAATTATATTATTTAGGAACAGGATCATTAACAGTAGGTACAGCATCATGGGTAAGTTCATCTAACGTATATGGACCTTATGGATTTGATTCTATAAAAAGTGCTTCATATGCTTCTAGTTCATTTTCATCAGTAAGTGCTTCATATGCAAGTACAGCATCATTTGTTTTAAGTGCATCATATGCACTAAGTTCTTCTCGTGCCACAACAGCTTCTTATGTTTTAAGTGCATCATATGCTTCAACAGCATCATATGCTTTAAGTTCATCATATTCATTAAGTAGCTCATTTGCATCAACCGCATCTTATGTTTTAAGTGCATCATATGCTTTAACATCGTCGGTAGCAATAAGTGCATCATATGCTTCAACAGCATCATTTGTACTTAGCAGCTCATATGCTTTAACAGCATCACAAGCTACAAGTGCATCATATGCTTTAAGTTCATCATATACTTTAAGTAGTTCATTTGCATCAACAGCATCATTTGTATTAAGTAGCTCATATGCAACCAGTGCCTCACAGGCTAATAGTGCATCAACAATACTTACTACAGTAGCAGGTGTAAATCAAAGTTATTATCCAACATTTGTTGATTCAACAAGTAATGGAAATCATGCTTTATATGATAATGGTAACTTAACATACAACCCAGTAACTCAGTTATTAACAGCAACGGCTTCTTGGGCTCAATCGGCATCCTTCACTGTTAGTGCATCCTATGCTACTAGTGCTTCTCAAGCAGTAACAGCATCATATACGGTAAGTAGCTCATATGCCTCTACAGCATCAATAGCAACAAGTGCTTCATATGCTTTAACATCATCATATACATTAAGCAGTTCATATGCTACATCAGCATCAATAGCTAGTACAGCATCATATACAGTAAGTAGCTCATATGCTACTTCAGCATCTCAAGCAGCAACTGCTTCCTACACAGTAAGTAGTTCATTTGCTTCAACCGCATCCTTCACTGTTAGTGCATCCTATGCTACTAGTGCTTCTCGCGCTGTAACAGCATCATATACTGTAAGTAGCTCATATGCAACAACAGCATCCTATACACTTAGTAGTTCATATGCAACAACATCATCATATACTTTAAGTAGTTCATTCGCTACTACAGCATCATATACATTAAGCAGCTCATTTGCTAGTACAGCATCATATACATTAAGCAGCTCATTCGCTAGTACAGCATCATATACACTTAGTAGCTCATATGCAACAAGTGCTTCTATAGCTAATGTAACTCCAAATGTGTATGTAACAGCAGTAGCTCTAAATCAAAATTACTACCCATTATTTGTTGATGGTACAAATTCCTCAATACACGCAGTAGATGTAAATGGACAATTAACATATAATCCATCAACTCAGTTATTAACAGCAACTGCTTCTTGGGCTCAATCATCATCATACACAGTAAGTTCATCATTTGCTAGTACAGCAAGTTATGTTGTAAGTAGCTCATATGCTACTTCAGCATCTCAAGCAGCAACAGCATCATATACACTTAGTAGTTCATATGCTTCAACAGCATCATTTGTACTTAGCAGCTCATACGCAACTAGTGCATCACAAGCTACTAGTGCATCATATGCCTCTACAGCATCGTTTGTGCTTAGCAGCTCATATGCCTCAACAGCATCGTATGTTTTAAGTTCATCATTTGCTTCTACAGCATCATATGTTTTAAGTGCATCATATGCTGCTAGTGCTTCACGAGCAGTAAGTAGCTCTTATGCTGCTACGGCATCTTATGTTATTAGTGCATCATATGCTACTAGTGCATCACAAGCCACAAGCGCATCATATACATTAAGTTCATCATATGCCTCAACAGCATCTTATGTTATAAGTAGTTCATATGCAACTACAGCATCGTATGTTGCTAGTGCATCATATGCTACTAGTGCATCACAAGCAACAAGTGCTTCATATACGCTTAGTAGCTCATATGCCTCTACAGCATCATTTGTTAATAGTGCATCTTTTGCAACAACTTCATCATATACAGTAAGTAGCTCATTTGCTGATACAGCAAATGTAACTCCAAATGTATATGTAACAGTAGCAGCTCAAAATCAAAGCTACTACCCATTATTTGTTGATGGTACAAATTCCACAATACACGCAGTAGATGTAAATGGTAATTTAACTTACAATCCAGTAACTCAGCTATTAACAGCAACATCATCGTGGGCTCAATCGGCATCCTTTACTGTTAGTGCATCCTATGCTACTAGTGCTTCTCGCGCTGTAACAGCATCATATACCCTTAGCAGCTCATATGCCTCAACAGCATCGTATGTACTTAGCTCATCATATGCCTCTACAGCATCCTATGTTTTAAGTGCCTCATACGCAACTAGTGCATCACAAGCATTAAGTTCATCATATTCATTAAGTAGCTCATATGCAACTAGTGCATCACAAGCTACAAGTGCATCATATGCCTCAACAGCATCGTTTGTGCTTAGCAGCTCATATGCCTCAACAGCATCATTTGTATTGAGTTCATCATATGCCTCTACAGCATCAATAGCAACCAGTGCATCATATGCTTCAACAGCATCGTTTGTGCTTAGTAGTTCATATGCTTTATCTTCATCACAAGCAACAAGCGCATCACATGCCGCTACAGCATCATATGTTTTAAGTAGCTCATATGCAACTAGTGCTTCATATGCCTCTACAGCATCGTTTGTGCTTAGCAGCTCATATGCTTCAACAGCATCGTTTGTGCTTAGCAGTTCATATGCAACAAGTGCATCACAAGCTACAAGTGCATCATACGCGTCTACAGCATCGTTTGTGCTTAGCAGCTCATATGCCTCTACAGCATCATTTGTACTTAGCAGCTCATATGCAACAAGTGCATCATATGCTACTAGTGCATCATACGCCTTTAATAGTACAACAGCATCATATGTTAATCTAACAGCAGGACCAGGTATTACAATTAATGCAACAACGATTACAGCATCTGTTAGAGCAGTAAACGGGATAGGACCAGATAATATTACAGGTAACATAGCAACATCATTAACAGCTGTAAAAACAGGTTTATCATCATCCGGTACTAATAATCTTGTAGTATCTTCATCAGGAGCATTAACAGGTTCCATACCTCAAGGATTAATTTGGGTTGTTTCAGGAGAAACAGGACCTAAATCAGGAAGTAATGGTGAAGCTTGGATATTTGTCCCATCTGGATCATCTCCAGGAGTAACAACAGGTTCATGGTACCTATTATCAGGAATTAATTCAGCAGCAATAGGTGCTTCTTATCTACCATTAGCTGGTGGTACAATGACTGGTAATATTACTATGGGTTCTGGTATTAGTTTACTTGGTACTGCTAGTTGGGCTGCAAGTGCATCAAATGCAGTAAGTTCTCAAACGGCATCTTATCTACCAGTAGCAACATATCAAATAACATCAAGTTGGGCAGTAAGCTCATCTCAAGCTGTATCATCATCATATGCAACAACATCATCATATACATTAAGCAGCTCATTCGCTAGTACAGCATCATATACACTTAGTAGTTCATATGCAACAACAGCATCCTATACACTTAGTAGTTCATATGCAACAACATCATCATATACGCTTAGTAGCTCATTCGCTAATACAGCATCATATACTTTAAGTAGTTCATTCGCTACTACAGCATCATATGTCTTAAGTGCATCATATGCCGCTACAGCATCATATACGCTTAGTAGCTCATATGCTGGAACTTCTTCACTTGTTAATATCCTATCATCAAGTGCAAATCAATCATATAGTGTACTTTTCACTCCAGAAACTTCAGGATCACAAGCATTATATGTTGATAGTAGTACTGGTTCTTTAACTTATAATCCAAGTACTAATATATTAACCGCTACAGCATCATATGCTCTTGTAGCATCACAATCACAATATCCATTTTCAACAACAGGATCTACAATATATTCAACATATCCTGCAGCAGGTCCTTTTTCTATAACCCCAATATATAGTATTATTATAGGTCAAAGTGCTGGTCAAAATGCTATTGGGGCTAATACTTCAATTTTTATAGGTTCAGGATCAGGTCAACTTGCTATTAATGCTGATAACTCAGTATTTCTAGGAAACAAAGCAGGATACAATTCCAGTGCTGCAAATAATTCAACATTTATAGGTCAAAATGCAGGAGGCAATGCAGGTAATGCAAATAATTCAACATTTATAGGTCAAAGTGCTGGTAATGGTGCAACAAAGGCTATTAATTCTATATTCATTGGCACTTCTACTGGTCAATATCAATCAGCAACTTCATATTCTATAGCATTAGGAAATGGAGCTGGACAAAATTTTACAGGTGTTGCTGCTGGTAATATGGGATCTAATAATATTATAATAGGTACAAGAATAACAGTAGCTGTAGGACAATCAAATAGTATTAATATTGGTGGTTTAATATTTGGAACAGGATCAAATTTTGCAACCTCCGGTGCTCCATCATCTGGATCAGCAGGCGGTAAAATAGGTATTAATGTCCCTGCTCCATCATATAATTTCCAAGTATCAGGTACTGTAGCATTTAGTAATTTAGATGATAATGCACTATTACCGCTAGTACGTGTTGTAATGGCTGATAGCAATGGCCAATTATTCTACACAGCATCATCAGCAATAGGAGGTGGTGGAGGAGGCGGTGGAACACCACAAGGCAATAACACAGAGATACAATATAATAATAACGGTGTGTTTGGTGGATTAAGCGTTTTAACATACGACGCTACACCAGGTGCCGGATTAGTAGGAACAGGTTCATTTACCGGTTCATTCAGCGGATCATTATTCGGATCAGCTAGTTATGCTACTTCAGCTTCCTTTGCAACAACAGCATCGTATGCCCTTAGCGCATCATATGCTTTAAGTAGTAGTTATGCTACTACGGCATCATATGCAACAACCGCAGTAACATCCTCATATCCATTATCAACAATAGGTACAGCATTATATCCAACCTACGTTACAACTAGTGATTTTGCAACTCTTCACTCTGTATTCCTAGGCCAAAATGCTGGTACTTATACATCAGGGGGAACTGGAGCTACTCTTACTGCTTATACTACAATGATAGGTCAAGATGCAGGTAGTGGTTCACAATATGCTAGACACTCTAATTTTATAGGATATAGAGCAGGTAATGTAGGTGGTTTAAGCTCAGTAACGAATGAATCTAACTTTATAGGTAAACAATCAGGGGAATATGCTTACTTTGCTAACGCCTCAAATTTCTTTGGAGGATTAGCTGGTGGTTCAGCTACAAGCGCTTCAAACTCTAATTTCTTTGGCTCTCAAGCAGGTCAAAACTCATCAAATGCTTCAAACTCTAATTTCTTTGGTCAACAAGCAGGTAGACAAGCAATAAGTGCTAGTTATTCAACGTTTATTGGTTATAAAGTAGGACTTGCTCCTACTACTGCTAATAGTGTTGGTTCTAATAACATTATAATAGGTACAAATATTACATTACCTATAACGGCGTCTAATGCTATTAATATAGGTGGTGTATTATTTGGATCTGGATCATATGCAACAACAACCGGCAATCCATCATCTGGATCAGCAGGCGGTAAAATAGGTATTAATGTTCCTCTCCCATCATATAGTCTCCATGTATCAGGTACTGTTGGATTTACAAATTTAGTAACATCATCTGCTGCTGTTACAAACGTAGTAGTAGCTGATGGTAATGGCCAATTATGGGTTACAGCATCATCAGCAGTAGGACCTACAACTCCTGCCGGTGTAAAAGCAGGATCAGGCTCAGTAGCTTCATTTACAGGTAACCCATCATCATCTGCAGTAACATTCGGAACATCATTTGGTAATAATTTATATGCTGTAGCAGTAACAGGGGAAGATGAAAGATCATGGACTATAGTAAGCAAATCAGCAACCGGATTTACAATAAATTCAAATTCAATTGTACCATTAACAGGACCTGTTTATTGGATAGCAACACCATTTAGTAACGCATAATATTTATATTAAAACATGGCCATATTCACTTCAGACTCAGGTAGCTTTTATGATTTAAGAGTATCTAGTAGTTTAGCAGTATCAGGATCAACTTATTTAACTTTAGCCACATCATCAACAACAGTTATTAATGTTGTAATGGTTAATACAGCATCCGGTCAACTATATTATACAGCATCAACAGCAGTTGCTAATGCTTCCGTATTCCCTTATACTGGTAGTGCAATAATAACAGGCTCACTAGTTGTAACAGGAGCAATATCTTCTATATCAGGAGGATTTACAGGATCATTATTTGGAACTGCATCATATGTTTCTGGATCTGTATATACTAGTTTTAATCCTGCATTAAGTGCATCATATGCTTCCGGCTCTACAAGTGCATCATATGCCTTAAGCTCATCACGTGCTGTAACATCATCATATGCATTAAGTGCATCTGTAGCAACAAGTGCATCATATGCATTAAGTGCATCTGTAGCAACAAGTGCATCATATGCATTAAGTGCATCTGTAGCAACAAGTGCATCATATGCCCAATCAGCGGCTACTGCTTCAAATATAGTTGTTGCTGTACCTAGTGCCGCTAATACAACTTACTATATAACATTTGTAACAGCATCTACTAGTGCACCACAACCACTAGATGTAACGGGTAATTTAACATATAATAATACTTCACAATTATTAAATGCTACAGCATCATGGGCTCAATCATCTTCTATTGCTATTAGTGCATCATATGCATTAAGTAGTAGCTATGCTCTAAGTAGCTCATATGCATTAAGTAGCTCATATGCATTAAGTGCATCATATGTTTCTGGATCTGTACATACTAGTTTTAATCCTGCATTAAGTGCATCATATGCTTCCGGCTCTACAAGTGCATCATATGCCCTTACAGCATCATATGCATTAAATGTGTCAACAGCTCCTACACCCTCATTCATAGCAACAGGTAGTGTTACTGCTAGTGTAGATATAACTACATCATCATTATTTACTGTAACATCAGGTAGTGTAACTACATTAAAATTAGAAAGAAATAATATAGCATATGGATATAGACTAACATTATCAAATCCTGCTAGTTCAAATGCTTTCTTAGATGCAGGATCAAATGTAGATAGCGATAGTACAATCAATGCGGCAACATTAGGATTAGGATATGCTGGAGCATACACAACCATTGATGCTTATGGAAATATGAAAGCCAAAGCAAATCAGGGTTGGTTATTATATGGTGCTGTAACAGGTGGAGATAATGTAGTTTTCTTAAAAGGAGCATCAACTGGAACAGGATCCCTATTCAGTGCAAGAATAAGTGGAAGTACAAATGTTTTTGATTATAGCTATGTAGGAGGAGGTGTATATCAATTAACAGTAACCGGATCTGTAGTAACACTTGGAACAGCAAGTATTGATAATACATTATATGTAAGCGGAGGATATGTCTCAGTTGGAACTACCAATATAGGAGCTGGTGTAACACCAACATCTAACTTTGGTACTAATAAAGAAATATATGCTAATGGTGGGTTTAATGTAGGAAACCCAAATGCTCTTAGCTATGTTAAAACAGGAATGTATGCCGGATCTAGCAATTTAGCATTTTGGTCAGGTAATGGTCAGATAGTTACTATGACTTATGTTGGGGGTACAGGTACATCAGCAGATTCACTTAAAATAGCTGAATCATATAACGCATCATCAGGAACAGGTACAGTATCTACTTTAAGAATAATAGGAAGTACACAACCAGCAGGCGCTAATAGTGTTAATTATAACCAAATATATATTACCCCTGCATATTCACAATCAATAGGAACAGGAGCAATAAGGGGTATATATTATAATCCAACAATAACTACATTAGGTAGCTCTACACATACCGCTATTGAAACAACAAGTGGCAATATAATATTTGGAGGTATCCCAACATCATCAATATCAGGAATAGGGGTATTATTAATAAGTAGTAGCGGACAACTATACTATACAGCCTCTTCAGCATTTATCGGATTAACATCAGCCGGCGGTTCAACAAACCAAATACAATACAATGTAAGTAATGTACTTACAGCAGAATCTAGCTTTACGTATGAACAAAATTATCATAATTTCCAACAAGGATATCAAGTAACAGCAAGTGGAGGATCTTATTCTCATGCACAAGGTTTCCAAACCATAGCAAGTGGAGGATATTCACACACTGAAGGTCGTGTTAATACAGCATATGCTGTATATTCACACGCAGAAGGACAAGAAACATCAACATTATTTGGAGCAGAAGCATCACATACTGAAGGTTTCCGTACAATAACAATAGGACAAGCATCACATGCTGAAGGTAATGCATCAACAGCATATGGAAATAATTCTCATGCTGAAGGTTTTCAAACTGTAGCAAGTGGATCATCATCCCACGCTGAAGGTATTTCCACAATAGCATCTGGAGGAACTTCACATGCAGAAGGTTCTGGAACATTAGCAAGTGGATCATCATCCCATGCAGAAGGTCAGAACACAGTAGCATGGGGAGATTATTCACACGCTGCTGGTACAGGAACAATAGCCTCAGGTAGTGGGCAAAATGTAGTAGGTTCATATAACAAACAAGGTGACTCAACATCTCTATTCATAATAGGTAATGGAACCTCAGCCGGAGCAAGAAGCGATGTATTTAAAGCCACGACAACCGGTATACAAGTAACAGGATCAGTAATAATAACAGGTTCACTTAGTAATGGTACAGGAGGAACAGTATCTTCAACGGGCCATGTAGAAGGTACAGGATCACAAGCTCTTGGTTCTTATTCTCATGCTGAAGGAACTTTTACTATTGTATCAGCAGGTGGAACAAATGCCCATGCTGAGGGAGATAGAACATTAGCCAATGCAGATTCATGTCACGTAGAAGGATATCTAACAACAGGGTCAGGCCAATATGCACATGCTGAAGGTAGATTCACACAAGCATATTATGCAGCGCACTCAGAAGGAACTCAAACAGTAGCATCTGGTACATATTCACACGCAGAAGGTATAAATACCATTGCTTATGGATTAGCATCTCATGCTGAAGGTAATTCAAACTTTGCTTATGGTGATTATTGTCATGCTGAAGGACAAAGTACAAGAGCATATGGTACTGGTTCTCATGCAGAAGGATACCAAACAGAAACATGGGTTGGTACTACAGGAGCTCATACTGAAGGATATAAAACAGTAGCATCTGGTTCATATCAAACAGTAATGGGAACTTGGAATAAACAGGGAGATACATCATCATTATTTATAATAGGTAATGGTACAAGTGAAGGAGCAAGAAGCGATGTATTTAGAGCTACAACAACCGGTATACAAGTAACAGGATCAGCTACAATAACAGATGTACTTGTTCTACCATACCAAAATCCACTCCCATCAAGTAAACCAACAGGATCAATAGCTACATCAGGTAGTGGAGCTACATTTATTGGATTATTTCTGTATAATGGTACATCATGGGTTAAATTATCAGTATAATATTTGGCAAGGCAAAATAAACTAGGTTATGTATTAAATCATATATTTATTATCGAATAAACTCGATAATATGACTAGTATATACGCTTTATCAAAAGAAAATTATATATTCTATATAGGAAAAACAATTAATGTACATAGTAGATTATATGAACATAAACAAAAGTATGGATCTAATATAGAAATAATAATATTAGATGAAGTAGAAGATAATAAATGGATGTTTTGGGAAAAATATTATATTTCATTGTTTAAAAGTTGGGGTTACATCTTAAAAAATAAAAATGATGGTGGTGGTGGAACAACACGAGGTACACTCCAAAAATCTCAAAAACTAAAAAAATCAAAACATAAACCTATTTTGCAATATGATTTACAAGGTAACTTTATTAGAGAATGGGAAAGTAGTAAACAAGTAGCGGACGAATTACAATTAACTAATTCTAGTGGAATAACTTCAGTTTTAAAAAACCATAGTCCTACTGCTTATAAAAGCATATGGAAATATAAAACAGAAAATTATCCGTTTAAAATAAATCCTCCTCAATATTGGGAAAATAATTTAATACCTGTACTTCAATATGATTTGCAAGGTAATCTAATAAAAGAATGGAGGAGCGGCAAAGAAGCTTCCTTATATTTAAATATAAATAAACAAAGCATATGCAATACTCTAAAAAACAGAGCAAAGTCAGCATGTGGATATGTTTGGAAATATAAAAAAAGGAGGCATTATCTACCAGTCAATTTATTATGATCGATCTACCTACACCTATCATCTACGCGATGATGAAAAAGGCTGGTTAGATTTCAAATACACCCCCGAACTATACCAAATAGTACCTAATGGCCCATTAGAGACATTAGATGGTAAACGCGCTAAACCAGTCAACAAATACGAATGGCGCGACACTTCCCTATACGAACAAGACGTTGATAAATGTACACGCGTACTGATTGACCTATACAAGGATAGTGATGAAGGTCCTAAACAACACAACATAGTTTATTTTGATATTGAGTGTGAAATTGGTGGAACACTAACAGCTGATTATATCAAATCAGCACCCATGAAGATGACATCAGTAGCACTGTATGATAATACAATGCAAAAATGGTATTGTCTAATATTGGATGAAAAGAACCAAATAACACCAGTAACAACCGATTCACAAGAGATAAGACGCTTCAATACAGAAGCTGATATGTTACTTGATTTCCTCAATCTATGGGAATATATAGACCCAACCATCATCTCAGGATGGAATAGTGGATTCTTCGATGTACCATACACTTACTATAGAATGTGTAATGTATTAGGTAAAGACCAAGCAATTAGACTATCACCACTACGTAAATTAAATTTCACTGATTGGGATCAATCACAACCAATAGAGCTAGGTGGTATTAATCATTTGGATTATATGTTACTATTTAAAAAGTACATTGTAAAACAAGAACCATCATACAAATTAAATGACATAGGTGAGAAATATGTTAAATTAGGTAAGATAGAATATGAAGGCTCATTAGATAAACTATTCCAAACCGACATAAATAAATTCATTCAGTATAATCTACGTGACGTTGAGATTATTATTGAATTAGAGAAGAAATTAAAATTCATTGATCTAACAGTCGCTATCTGTCATTTATGTCACGTACCATACGAGCAAATCTACCTATCAACAGTATTAAATGATGGAGCTATATTAACATATCTCAAACGCCAAGATATAGTATCACCAAACAAACCAACAACAATAAATCCATCACTAAAAGAATCTACTAGTGATGATTATGCTGGTGGCTACCTTAAAGACCCAATACCAGGACTATATCAATGGGTTATTGATTTGGACTTTACATCACTATATCCCTCAATCATTCGCTCGCTCAATATTGGTATTGAAACATTAGTAGGTCGTATTGTTAATACAGGTAAATATGATAACCAATGGTCATATGAAGAGCTACTTGACATGGATCCTAATAAAATGGTTACTATTGAGAAGCTAAATGAGAACTTCACTACATCCAGAACACAGGTTACTGTAAGTAAGATAGTAAAGATGATAGAGAACAATAAATGGATTACAGCAGCGTCAGGAGCTATATTCAGAACAGATAAATCATCAGTAGTGTGTGAAGTATTAACTGATTGGTTCAATAAACGTAAGCAATACAAGAAACTAATGTCTGAAGCATATAAGAAAGGAGATACTACATTAGGTGAGTATTATAACAGACTACAACACGCTTATAAGATCAAATTAAATGACGTTTATGGCTGCTACGCTATCAATAGTTGGCGCTATACAGATGGACATAAAATGATATCATCTGCCATTACATTAACTGGACAACGCCTACTACAAGAGAGTATAATCAATATGAATAGGCATATAAACAGCCTATTAAAAACGGATAAAGACTATATTATAACATCCGACACAGATTCGCTATTCATACAAGTAAAAGATATATTAGTTTCTAAAGGCGTTGATTTAACCGATAAAGAAGCATGTATTAAAGCAACACTAGAGATAGCATCTGAACTACAGGAAATAGCAAATATCTTCATAGGTGAATTTGCAAAGAAATCATTTAATATACCAGGTGATCGTGAGCATTATTTCGAATTAAAGCAAGAAGTAGTAATTGAACGTAGTTATCATTCAGGTAAACGTCGCTATGCTATGCTTATTGTAAATAAGGAAGGTGTAGCTACTGAAGAGATGATTATGATGGGTCTAGATTTGATGAAATCAAATATGCCTCCGCTATACAAAAAATTCGGACAGAATCTACTAAAAGAGATAATGTCAGGTAAACCCAAAGCGGAAGTAGATAAACTAATAGTAGATTTCAAATCACAGCTAGAGAAAATGTCATGGGTTGATCTAGCTAAACCAACAGGCGTTAAGCAAATCAATTCATACATTGCTAAGCGTCCTGCACCAGGTGAGATATTTAGTGAATTTAAGCTAAAAGCACCTATCAATACTAAAGCAGCAGTATACTATAATGATCTACTAAAATTCAAGAAATTGGATAAGAAGTACACAAGATTCACAGAAGGCGATAAGATGAAATATGTATCGTTGCGGCCAAATCCATTTAATATTGACGTAATAGGCTTTAAAGGTATTGATGATCCTGAATTTATCACTGAATTTATTGACAAATATGTAGATAGAGAAGATGCATTTAACTCGGTATTATTGAATAAATTAACAGGCGTTTACGAAGACATTAAGTGGGATTTCCCGGTTTTGAACGCAAAGATTAATAAATTCTTTAAATTCCATTAACCATGATCCGTCTAATACACAACCCAGACCAATTAAAAGTTACCAATCAAATTAAGATTATTGACAAAGATGGTACTGAATTAATAATACCTATAGTTGTGATAGTAGGAATAGAAAAAGTAAAGGACAAACAACAATATAACATCTACAGATTAGTAGATTATATGTTTAACAGAGATTTCGTTATAGACAAACGTATCAAAGCAACTGCCCCTAAAAAACCATGGTGGAAGTTTTGGTAAATTATATTTATATACATGAAACAATATATCAACGAAGTAAAACGATTACAGAAATTAGCAGGCATTGATGAAGCAATGCAAGTAAATCCTCAAGGAAGATTACAAGACCTAGACATACCAAGCGGATGGAAAAGACAAAAAATAGACTCAGATCAAGATCCTGAAGAAGATATAGAAATTGAATCTTATGGGGCACCAATGGAAGGATGGGATAAAGATCATTTAGACGTAGTTACTATAATGAAAACTCCCAAAATAGATCCACTTACTGATGAACCTCAAGAAGTTAAATATTATGTAACAACATACATATCTTTTGGAGACTTTACAGAATCTGAACAGTTTGATAATCTTGATGATGCTAAGGCAGAAGCAATAAGTATAATGAATAATTTGAAGTCTGATTGGAGAGGTAGATAAGAGGAGTGGTAGGTCAAAATAAAAGTTATATATTTAAGTTATGAAGAAACCATATTTAGAAGACGTTATTGAAAAGTATTACTTAGGTGGTCTAGTTGAACGTGTCAAAATACAAATAGTAGATAAGACACTAACTACTAAATTTATATCTCAACAGAAAAATCTAGTAGGAGTATTAGAAGCACCAAACATTACATTACCCGATTGCGAATTCGGCGTATATGACACCTCCCAACTCCTAAAGCTAATTGGTATTACTGATCACTTCCTCACATTAGATGTTGAAGCAAATAAAGGTATAGCTAGTAAGCTATTGATTGCTGATAACGAATACAACCTAGAATATGCATTAGCAGACACAATGCTAACGCCATCAGTACCATCAATTGATGAACCAACATATCAAATGGTAGCTGATGTTAATGCTGAGTTTATTGCTAAATTCCTTAAAGCTAAGAAAGCGCTAGGTACAGATGTATTCATTATAGAGCAAGGTAAGGACCATGAAGATAAAAACGCAATGAAGTTTACATTAGGCGGTGTAGATAAACACACTAACAAAGTTAATTTTACACTACAAACAACACAATCCTCAGTACCAGGAGCACAGTTGAAATTCCCCATTGCCGAATTCGGCGAAATATTAGCAGCAAATAAAGAACCACTAACAGGTGTATTAAGTGTATCCGAAGATGGATTACTAAAGATTGACTTTACTAATGAAGAAGGCGTTAAAGCAACTTACCTGCTTGTTGGTAGGGAGTAGAATCCTCATATACGTATATACGAGCAATACACATTATGCATTCGAAATTTTATAAATTAAAATACATAGAACATTTAAAAAACAAATACATGAACATTAAACCGTTACACAATCACGTAGTGATTAAGCAACAAGATGAAACAGAAACAATGTATGGAAACATCATTGTACCAGATGCAGGTAAAGAGAAACCACTAATGGGTGAAGTAATTGCATCAGGACCAGGACTAATCAACATGAATGGAGTATTAATTCCAAACACAGTTGAACTTGGATCAACAGTAATATTCCCCGCATTTGGTGGACAACGTATTACCGTTGAGGGTGAAGAATTAATCGTATGTAAAGAACAAGATTTAATCGCAATTTTAAAAAAATAAAAACAAATGAATTATGGAAAACATTATTGTAGAAATTAAAGTAACAAATGAAAAAGGAAAAAGCGACACAGTTTCATTTCCTTATGATGTTTATGTTGGTATGAAAGAAAATAATAACATAAATATGGTAGATGATTTATTAAGTGGTTTAATTGAAAAACTAAAACAAAAAGATAAAAAATGAGTAAAATAATCAGTTTTAACAGAGATGCTAAAGAAAAATTGAAAGTCGGTATTGACAAGGTCAATAACGCAGTATCAGTAACAATGGGACCATTTGGTCGTAACGTATTGATTGAAAAAGAACACGGACAAGTAATATCAACTAAAGATGGTGTTACAGTAGCTAAAACAGTAGTATTGGAAGATCCAATCGAAAACATGGCCGCTACCGTAATTAAACAAGCAGCAGAAAAAACAGTAGATGCAGCCGGTGATGGTACAACAACATCAACAGTATTAGCACATTCAATTGCAACACAAGCATTAGAGGCAACATCGTATGCATCAACAAATGCAACGCAAGTAAAGAAAGGCATTGAATCAGCTGTAAAAACAGTAGTAGCAGAATTAAAAAGAATGTCTGTTCCGGTATCTGATGAAACACAAATCAGACAGATTGCTACATTATCCGCTAACGGCGATGCTGAAATTGGTGAATTAGTAGCCACAGCTATTGATAAAGTAGGAAGAGATGGAGTAGTAACAGTAGAAGAGTCGCGTACTGGGGAAACTAGTTTAGAAGTAGTAGAGGGTATGCAGTTTGAAAGAGGATATAAGTCACCATACATGGTTACAGACAACAATACCATGACAGCAGTATTGGATAATCCATTATTATTGCTTGTAGATGGTAGAGTATCTTCTATTAAGGAATTATTGCCTTTACTTGAAGCAGTATCACAAGAAAATAAATCATTATTGATTGTAGCTGAAGATATTGAAGGGGAAGCATTAGCAGCATTGATTGTAAATAAAATGAGAGGTATTTTGAAGGTAGCTGCTGTTAAAGCACCTGACTTTGGAGAACGTAGAACATTAATTTTGGAAGATATTGCAACGCTAACAGGTGGAACAGTAGTATCACACCAAAAAGGTATGAAGCTAGATAAATTCAATAAAGATTGGTTCGGTGAAGCTCGTACTGTAACAGTAGGTAAAGATACAACTACTATTGTTGATGGTAAAGGTGAAACTACAGCTATTGAATCTCGTATTATGGAATTAAAATCACAAATCGACAATTCAAATTCACCATACGAAATTGAAAAGCTACAAGAGCGCTTATCTAAAATGATTGGTGGAGTAGCTATTATCAATGTAGGTGGTGGAACAGAGATCGAAATGAAAGAGAAGAAAGACAGATTGGATGATGCTTTACAAGCAACTAAAGCTGCTCTTGATGAAGGTATCTTACCAGGTGCTGGTGTAGCATTATTACATGCTAGAGAAGCTATTAGCTATATTAAAACAGATGGTGAAGACTTTAATAAAGGTAAACGTATCGTACAAAATGCATGTATGTCTCCATTTGCACAAATTCTAACTAACGCTGGTGAAAATCACTATGAGTGGTTAATGCAATTGAAAGACCATAATGAAGATTCATCTTTAGTACCTAATATTGAAGAAGAAATATTAACAGACGCTTATACCTCAGGTATCATCGATCCAACTAAAGTAGTACGTTCAGCACTTGAAAATGCAGCTGCAGCCGCAGTAACATTACTAATGACTGAATGCGTAATATATGAAAAACCATCTGATAAGAAAGCAGACGCTGGAATGGATATGATGGGTGGAATGGGAATGTAATAAATATTTATATTAAATAACACACAATGGCAGTATATAACGCACCCTCACTATATGGAACAGGATCTGTTGGTGAAGATCTATCAGGATTAAAAACATTTACCTTTAGTAATCCATATGTCTCATCATATTTTACCTTAGAAACAGTAAGAAATCCAAGTGGATTCTATGTTGGCCAACCAACAAACTTTACAGGGACTTGGAATGTTTCCGCTTCTATGGGATTAGTTCAATCACCTTATATTGCTTCTGTTGTTGTAATTCCTGGAGCTTCTTCATTTACATTTACCCCAGCATCTGCTGTTACAGGAACAACATATCGTATAATGGGAACAGGAGCTTATACTTTAACAATTACTTAAAATAGTAGTTGAAAGGCAAAATAAAAATCATAGATTCCGGTTATGAAAAAACAACATACACTCTGGATTGAAAAATATAGATCACAAACCCTAGAACAATACATTGGAAACGATGCTGTTAAAAGTCGTATTGCTGATTGTATTGAATCTAATGACATACCGCATTTTATCTTTTCTGGTACTGCTGGTACCGGCAAAACAACCTTAGCCAAATTAATAGTATCCAACATCAAATGTGATTATCTCTACCTAAACGCTTCGGACGAAAACGGTATTGATATGATCAGAGATAAAGTAAAGGGATTTGCTTCATCTGCTACATTTAACCCCCTTAAAGTAGTAATATTGGATGAAGCAGATTTCCTTACCCAACCAGCACAAGCAGCACTTCGTAACATTATTGAAGAGTATTCTATTAATACACGTTTCATATTAACATGTAATTATATTGAACGTTTGATTGAACCACTAACATCACGTTGTGAGATTAATATACTGAAGCCACCATCAATGCCTGATGTAGCTAGACATATCTGTACTAATATATTAGATGTTGAAGGTGTTACTTATAATATTAAGGAAGTAGCTATGGTGGTTAAGGAATATTATCCTGACATTAGATCAGTTATCAAGTATTTACAAGCCGGTAGTAAAGATAATAAATTTACATACACAGTATCGAATATAGATTGGTTATCTAGCGTTATAGAAACGTTAAAAGCGCGTGATAAGAAAGCCTGGTATACTATTCGTCAAATAGTAGCCGACGCTCAAGTCGATGATTTTCAAGTTGCTTATCGCTATATGTTTGAACACCTAGATAAATATAGCCACGGACATGATGCTGAAATATCAGTTATATTAGATGATTTCATTTGGAGATCAGGTGTAGTACCAGATAAAGAAATTAACTTTGCAGCGTGTATAGCTAAAATATTAGAAATAAATAAAAAACAAATATTATAATGGAACAACAACAACAAGAAGTCAGACTTGATTTAAGTCAAACAACTCCAATAACATGTGAATGTGGAAATTCATTCTTTCAAGAAGTAGTAATGCTTCGTAAATGGTCTCGCTTTGCCTCAGGACTACCTACAGATCAAAATGTTCCTATTCCTGTAGTAATCTGTACTGAATGTAAAAAAATTAATAATGAAACTCTTCCACCAGCAGTTAAAGCTTTAATGGATAAAGAAAAAGAAAATGCTTAATATATTTAAACAAATAAAAACAATAATAATGAAAAAAGAAGAAACTGAAACTATGAAGCAACAGATTGCTGAGGCAATATCTGTAGCACAAAGATTAGGAGCTGAAAATGTTCAATTAAGACAGACCAATAGTGACTTGACTGCTGCTAATGCCAAATTAACAGAAGAATTTAATTCCGCTATTGAACGTGTACGATATCTAGCAGAACAAGTTAGAATGAAAGAAGCACAACAAACAGCATCAGAAAGATTTAACGATAACGATAGAAGTTATTAATGAATATATTTGATCATATAAAGAATATTACAACTACAAAGGGTCCATACCTAGGTGACGAGGGATGGAATAACTGGATGGTCAATCGCTATCTAAGTATGGATCAAGAGTATTGTGAAGTAGTAAATTATGTCCAAAAGAACACTTGGCAGATGAAGGGTGAATATCTATACAACCTATATAAGGATCTCATTCCACAGCAATACAAGTATCTTAAGTATATTAAATCTACTAAGAAAAAAGACTATAAATTAGAAGATATAGAAGCAGTACAAGCATACTTTGAAATTAGTAAGAAAGAAGCTAAGGAATATATTGATATGATCGATAAAACTGAACTAGAAACTATTAAACAACAAATTAATGGGGTATATTAGTGATGCAAAATCATTTCAAGAATTTACAAAATATATAGAGAAAAAGAATATGATAACAAAAGACATAATTACAGATCTAGTAATAGAAGATTTAACATCTAGAGCAGAGCGTGGGTATAAAAAATATAACACTACTCTAGGTGAAAATAACCATCAAAATATGCTTCAACATGCCTATGAGGAAGCACTAGATCTAGCTCAATATCTTAAAAAAGAGATTGTAACAATGAATACAATTCAAGACTTATTAGAAAATCATCCAAACGATTCTGAATTAGGGTACGCAATAAGAAGAGTGTATGGCAAAAAGTAAACTATCAGAAATTGAAATACGAATTAAGAATCATACTCCCCCAGAAATAAATTATTCATTTCAACGGAATGTATCTTATTCACAATATTCAATTTATGCTACCTGTCCTCACCAATGGTATCTCTCATATGTAGAGAATAAAAACCCATACCAGGCATCAATACATACTGTGTTTGGAACTGCATTTCATGAAACATTACAAAAATATATTGAGGTAATGTATAATGAGAGTGGAGCAGCCGCTGATAGATTAGATTTAGAAACATTATTCCAGGAGCGCTTTAAAGAAACATATTCTCAGGAATATGAGAAAACAAAAGAACACTTCAGCAACCCAGGTGAAATGAGAGATTTCTACGATGATGGAATAGCAATAATAAAATGGATTAAAGCTAGACGAAACAAACTATTTACTATTCGTAAAGTAAAATTGCTGGGAATAGAAATGCCTTTATTAGTAGGCCTAACAAAAAACGTATACTTAAAAGGTTACATTGACTTTATATTATATGATGAAGATTTAAAAAAAGTTTATATATATGACATCAAAACCTCGACGCGCGGGTGGGGCGACAGAGAAAAGAAAGACGATAATAAAATCGCTCAAATCCTCCTTTATAAAGAATATTTCGGAAGGCAATTTGGATTCGACGTTGATAGAATCGAAGTTGAATACTTTATTGTCAAAAGAAAAATTTGGGAAGAATCTGAATTTCCAATCCCCCGGGTTCAATCCTTTAAGCCCGCTAGCGGTAAAACCAAAAGAAAACAAGCAGTAGAAAGTCTTAATAGCTTTATTAAAGACTGTTTCGATGAAAGTGGAAAGCCACAAATAAAATCATACCTTAAAAATACAGGTGAGAAAAGTTGCAAATGGTGTCCTTACGCAGATAAACCAGAACTCTGCGATAAAACTGCGGTTTCTGTATAGTCGTATATATTTATATAAAATAATATATTATGGCAAAAATGCAATTAACATCCGTAAAGATTCCTGAGGGTTTATTTGAACAATTTAAAATTGCGTGTGTTAGGTATAAATTTAGCGTACAGAAATTAACAGAACGTTCAATGTTCTTATACTTAACAGACGAAGAATACAGAAAAAATATTCATAACACTTTAGACACACAATTTACAGGAAGTATTTAAAAACAGTTACATGAAAGAAGGTTACATTCCCCAAGCACAACGAAAAAAAATCCTATTACTTTGCGATGACATTAGAATGACATCAGGTATCTCTACAATGGCTAGAGAAATTGTATTAGGTACAGCCCATCATTACAATTGGGTAAATTTAGGTGGAGCCATCAACCACCCAGATCAAGGTAAACGATTTGATCTTAACGCAGATACAAATCAACATGCTGAAATAGACGATGCTAATGTTATCTTATATCCTACTAATGGATATGGTGATCCAATGCTCCTAAAACAAATGATTCAAATGGAAAAACCAGATGCAATCATGATGTTTACTGATCCAAGATATTGGGTTTGGTTATTTCAAATGGAACATGAGATTAGAAAAGAAATGCCTATTATTTATCTTAATATTTGGGATGATTTACCTTACCCAATGTATAATAAGTCATTCTATGAATCATGCGACGCATTATTAGCAATTAGCAAACAAACAGAAAATATCAATCATTGCGTTTTAGGAGCAGAAATATCAGCTGAAAAAACAATTAAGTATGTTCCACACGGTATTAATGAAAAATTCTTCTTTCCTATTACTAAAGAACATCCAGAATACTTATCATTACAAGAATTTAAAAAACAATTATATGGAGATAAATCGTACGATTTTACTTTACTATATAATGCGCGTAACATCCGCCGTAAATGTGTTCCTGATCTAATGCTTGCCTGGAAGATATTCGTTGATGAATTACCAGAAGATAAAGCAAAGAAAACAGCATTAGTACTTCACACACAACCTATAGATGAAAATGGTACTGACCTATACGCAGTAAAAGATATGTTATTCGGTAACGAAGAAAAATACAATATTATCTTTGATCAAGGTAGATATCCATCAAACGTAATGAATCTAATGTATAACGCTACTGACGGATGTGCTTTAATCAGCTCAAATGAAGGATGGGGATTATCATTAACTGAAGCAATGATTTGTGGAAAACCAATTATAGCAACAGTAACAGGTGGTATGCAAGATCAAATGCGCTTTGAAGATGAAGATGGTAATTGGATTAAATTTACTGAAGAATTTGGCTCAAACCATAGAGGAAAATATAAAAAACATGGCAAGTGGGCATACCCAGTATTCCCAAGCAATTTATCAATTGTAGGTTCAATTCCAACACCTTATATCTTCGATGATAGAGCAGAACCATTTGATATAGCAGCTCAAATATCAGCCTTATATGAAACTAAAATGACAATGCCTGAACAATATGCTGAAGAATGTAAAGCGGCTCACGAATGGGTTCATTCGGATGAATCAATGATGACAGCAAAACATATGGCGGATAATATAATTGAAGGCATTGATGCAACCTTTGCTAAATGGCAACCACGTCATAGATTCGAATTAATTCAAGTAGAAACACCAAAACAACCTAAACATTACGTAAAACACGCAATCGCAAAATAAGTTATATGAAACCACTATTTTTTATTAGCTGTCCGATCGACACGTACAGCGGCTACGGAGCACGTAGTAGAGATATTGTAAAAGCGCTTTTAAAATCGGATAAATACGACATTAAAATTATACCACAGAGATGGGGATCTACCCCATTTGGGTTTTTACAAGCAAATAACCCTGAACATAAGCAAATTTTAGATTGTTGCTGGAATCAACCCCAACTACCTAAACAACCAGATGTTTGGATGCAAATTACAGTACCAAATGAATTTCAAGCAGTTGGTAAATTCAATATTGGTATGACAGCAGGTATTGAAACAACAGTATGTGATCCTAGCTGGATAGAAGGATTAAATAGAATGAACCTAAATCTAGTATCATCAGAACATGCTAAAAAAGTATTTGAACAATCAATATTTGAACAACGTGATAAAAATCAAGGCGACAAGGTAGTTGCTACTATTAAATTAGAAAAACCAGTTGAAGTATTATTTGAAGGAGCAGATACAAATATATATCAAAAATTAGATGCTGTTGCTGGTAATAGTGAAGTAGGAGATGTATTAGATACAATTAATGAAGAATTTAATTATCTATTTGTAGGCCATTGGTTGCAAGGCGATTTAGGACAAGATAGAAAAGATACAGGTATGTTAATTAAGATATTCCTTGAAACATTTAAAGGAAAAACTAAAAAGCCAGGCCTTGTTCTTAAAACATCATCTGCTACATATTCAATTATGGACAGAGAAGAAATATTAGAAAAAATAAATAAAATACGTGCTCATGTAGGTGATGATGGTACATTACCTAATGTCTACTTACTACATGGTGAATTAGAAGATAGCGAAGTAAATGAATTATATAATCACCCTAAAATAAAAGCACACGTATCATTTACTAAAGGAGAAGGATATGGTAGACCATTACTTGAAGCATCAATTAGCCAAAAACCAGTAATTGCTTCTAATTATAGCGGCCATATTGATTTTCTAGAGGCTGAAATGTCGGTATTATTACCCGGACAAGTAACACAAATTCATCCTTCAGCAGTAGTACAGAATATGCTATTACCTGAATCAGGTTGGTTTACAGTTGATTATAAGAAAGCATCTGAAACATTAGAAGATGTTTATAAGAACTATAAAAACTATCTTGATGGGGCAAAAAGACAAGCGTATCGTTCACGTACTGAGTTTAGTTTAGATAAAATGGGTGAAAAATTAATTTCAATAATTGATGAAAAAGTACCTAAACCGGTTCAATTAAAACTCCCACAACTGAAGAAAATCGAATTACCTAAACTAAAAAAAGTAGATTAATATGACACCAAACGAATTTATAACATGGTTTAAAGGATTTGCTCAAGCAGCAAGTAATTATACCCTTACACCATCCCAATGGGATATTGTTAAAGACCAATTAGATAAAGTAAATACAGAGGAAAAAACAAAAGGAACTAGATATACATTAGATGCTAGTAATTGGAATACTACTTCCACAGGAAAAATAACAGATACTACTTATAAACAAGATGAATTAACAACAAATACAGTATTTTAAATGACAGAAAAACTAATAGACTGCCCTAGATGCGGATCAAACGCTTGTAGCGAAATGTCAGATGGTAAAGTATCTATCTGGATTTGTATGGGATGTGGATTTACCTCAAATACCACCATTACCGATCTTAATAAAGAACAAATGGAAACTACGCTACCAGAGTTATATAAAGCACTTAGATATAAAGATCAAAATGGAAAATATTGGTATCCTAATAGCGTAATGCTAGAAGATAAATCAATGGTGTTTGCTGAGGGTGTATCAATAGAAAATTGGAAATGGTCAGCTGTACAATCGAAAGATGGTAAAGCAGATATGACAACAAAACAAGAATTTCCTGAACGCGAATTTATGGACGCGTTAGAATATATTGGTTACTTTAACGGAAAATAATAATTTATGAAAATTAGTTATGGATTGACAGCTTGGATTGAACACCAAGAGTTAGATAGGTTACTAACCTTCTTAAAACCTAGAATAGAGGATGAAGATGAGATTATAATTGTTTATGATCAAAATAGAGCTACTCCCGAAGTAATGGCCATTATGGAAAATTTTAAAAGAGATAATTATAGATATTATCCATTTAATTTCCAACAAGATTGGTTAGCCAACAAAAATTATTTAGGAAGCATGTGTACAGGAGATTATATATTCCAAATAGATGCAGATGAATTACCAAATGAATTTTTGCTACAAAATATAAAAATTCTATTAGAAAACAATCCCGCAGATGTGTTTATTATTCCTAGAATTAATCTTGTTGAAGATCTCACCCCAGAACATATCCAACAGTGGGGATGGAGAGTAAATGAAAAAGGATGGGTTAATTTTCCCGATCCTCAAAAACGCTTATATCGTAATGATCCTTCCATTCAATGGCGTGATCCTGAAGGTCAACCTCAAGTACATGGAATGGTGACAGGATATAAAACATATGCTGAATTACCTTATGAAGAAGAATGGTCACTATATCATATGAAACATATTACTAAACAAGAATATCAAAATAGAGTATATGATATTGTATTAAAAGGAGGAAAAAGAAATGACTAAAACAGCTTTTATAACAGGAATATCTGGACAAGATGGATCTTTATTGGCTGAGTTTCTTTTAGGTAAAGGATATAAAGTTTATGGGTTGATGAGAGAAAATTCATCAAAGGATAATTTAGAAGATATTATTAATAATAAAAATCTTTATATTATATATGGTGATTCTTTAAATAATGAATTAATACGTTATTTACTAGAAACATATCAATTTGATGAAATATATAATTTAGCTTCTCAAAGTAATATTAGATTAAGTTATGATAATCCTTTAATTACATTTAATGTAACATTAATAGGAACACTTATACTATTAGAAAATATCAAAAAATATTCTCTTAAATCAAAAATATTTCAAGCCGGTTCATCAGCTATGTTTGGAAATTCAATTGATAAAGATGGATTTCAAAGAGAAACATCCCCATTCAAACCAATCAGTCCATATGCTTCCTCTAAATTATTTGCTTTTAATGTTAGCAATAATTATAGAGAAAATAATGGATTATACGTGGTTAATGGGATATTATACAATCATGAATCTTTTAAATCAAAAACATTACTTGGTGTTACGAATAATATAATTAAACATATTACTAATATTAAAAAAGGTATTATATCTGAATATTATGTACCTAATTTTAAAGTTTATTTAGATATAGGCAATGCTGAAGATTATATAGAAGCAATGTGGCTAACTCTACAACAAGCAAAACCGGATGATTATATTATATCTACCGGTATATTAAATAGCATAGAACATATATGTCAATATACTTGTTCTAAACTTAATTTAGATTATAAGCAATGTATCAAAACTGAAAGTAATTCAATAGAGTTACCTAAATTAAAAGGAGATTCATCCAAATTAAAATCAATAGGATGGAATCCAAAATATACATTTGAAAATACAATGGATGAAATTATTAACTTTTATATTACCTTATGAAAATATTAGTTACAGGAGGAAAGGGTTTAGTTGGTTCTGCCATAAATGCAGATATTAAAATAGGAAGAGAGTTTGACTTAACTTCTCAGATAGAAACTAATATGGCGTTTGAATTACACAAACCAACACATGTTATTCATTGTGCTGGGAAAGTAGGTGGAGTTGGTAGTAATATGAAATATAAGGGAGAATTTTTTTATGATAACATAATGATTAATACTAATGTTATCGAATCTTGTAGAAAACATAACATTGAGAAATTATTGGCCTTCTTATCTACATGTATTTTTCCAGATAATGTTGAATATCCATTAAATGAAAAAAAAATTCATATAGGCCCTCCTCATACTTCTAATGACGCTTATGCATATGCAAAACGTATGTCAGACATACAAATAAGAGCATATAAAGAACAATACGGACTAAATTACACCTCAGTAATACCAACTAATATATATGGAATTAATGATAATTTTTCATTAGAAAATGGGCATGTCATTCCAATGTTAATGCATAAATTATATTTAGCCCAAAAAAATAACACAGATTTTATTGTATGGGGTAGCGGAAAACCATTAAGGGAATTTATATATTCTAAAGATATTGCAAAATTATCTGAATGGGCAATTGAGAACTATAATGAGATAGAACCTATTATCTTTACTAACTCACAAGAAATTAGTATAATGAATTTAGTTGATTTATTAGTTAAAGAGTTTAACTTTAAGGGTAAAGTCGTATTTGACTCAACAAAACCTGATGGTCAATTTAGAAAACCTTCGGATAATAGTAAACTAAAATCATATTTACCTGATTTTCAATTTACATCGATTGAAATAGGTATTAAAGAAACTGTAAAATGGTTTATTGAAAATTATGAAAATATAAGAAAATAAATATGAAATTATTTATAAGCCATATTAACAAAGATCTTTTAGAAAAAAAATTAAAATTTATAAAACATATAGATTTTTCTTTATTTGTAGATGCAACCCCTCAATCTTTAGATGATTTATCTTCTATTAATATATTAATACTTCAAGAACCAAATGAATATTTTGGTTTACATGATTGGGCTATAAAAAATAAAGATTTATTTTCTTTTATATTAACATGGAATGATAAAGTAATTAATAATTGTGAAAATGCTATCTTTTTACCTTTTGGCCATACCTGGTTTAAACCAGAACAATATAAAAAAAACCATCAAAAACAGTTTCAGTTATCTCATTTATGTGGTAAATTATTAAAAACCTATGGTCATTCCTTAAGACATGAATTGTTAGCTAGACAAAATGAAATAAAAATACCCCTTAAATTTTTTGATGTTTATGGTGATAGATATAATATTGAAGAGGCTAGATTAGGAAAAGAATTTATTTTTAGCGATTCAATGTTTGGAGTAGCTATTGAAAATACTTCCCATAATGGTTATTTCACAGAAAAAATACTAGATTGTTTTTTATTGAAAACAATTCCCGTATATTGGGGATGTTCATCTATATCAAATTTCTTTAGGCAAGATGGAATTATTACATTTAATAATATTGATGATTTTATTGTTAAAGTTAACCAATTAGATGAAATCTATTATAATGATCGTCTAAAGATTATTGAAGAAAACTATCAATTAGCTCTCCAATATGTTGATTATGAACAAAACATAATAAATAAAATAACAGAAATATTTAAATTAAATAATTTAATATAATACATGCAAGAAATATTAAAATTAGTGGATGAATACATCCAGAAAAAGCACTCAGAAAAAACATGGGAAGCTGGTAAAGATTGGGTTCAATACGCTGGTCCCTATTTTGATTCTCAAGAATACATAGCCGCTGTTAAAACCTTATTAGGTGAATGGTTAGTATTAGGAGCTGAAGCAATTAAGTTTGAAAATAAATTTCCTAAGTTATTTGGTAAAAAATATGGACTATTAACTAATAGTGGTTCAAGTGCTAATTTATTGATGATGTTAGCAATGACATCAAAACGAGGATATAATTTTCCTAAAGGTACTAAGGTAATAACACCAATAGCCGGATTTCCAACCACAATTAATCCAATACTTCAATTAGGATTCACACCAGTATTTGTTGATATTGAGCTAGAAACACTTAATCTAGATTTAGATCAAGTAGAACAAGCATGTATTGATAATCCTGATGCTAAAATTATTACATTTGCTCATGTGTTAGGTAATCCACCTAATATGAATCGACTAATGGAAATGGTTGAAAAATATAAATTAATTCTATTAGAAGATTGTTGTGATGCCTTAGGATCTTCATTTGAAGGTAAACCATTAGGATCATTTGGGGAAATGGCTAGCTGCTCATTTTACCCAGCACATCATATTACAATGGGAGAAGGTGGATTTGTAGCTATGAATAATGTAGATACAGAACGTATTGTTCGTAGTTTTAGAGAATGGGGCCGTGGTTGTTATTGCGTTGGTAAACAAAATCTACTAGAAAATGGTAGCTGTGGATGTCGTTTCAATAACTGGCTACCAGCATTACCAAACGATATATTTGATCACAAATATGTTTATGAAGAAATTGGTTATAATTTAAAACCAATTGAATTACAAGCATCAATGGGTTTAGTTCAAATGACTAAATTAGAAGAAATAGGAATTAAACGTAGAGAGAATTATAAAAATTTATTTGCTGCATTTAGTAAATACAAACAATATTTTCATTTACATGAATCACAACCAGGGGCAGATGTTGATTGGTTTGCTTTTCCTATAACAGTAAAAGATGGAGCACCATTTAAACGCTCTGATATCTGTCAATTTTTAGAAGCAAACAAAATACAAACTCGCCCTTATTTTGCAGGTAATATTATGCTCCAACCAGCATATACACATTTGATGGATTCTAAAGAAGTAATTGAAAAATATCCTGTAGCTAGAAAAGTAACTACTGATACCTTCTTTTTAGGAACATCACCTGTAATCAATAAAGAAAAAACAGATTATATAGAAACAATATTAGATAAATTTATTAATACTTTATGAAAGTAGTATATATAACGGGATGTTTAGGTTTTATAGGTTCTTACATCACTAGAAGATGTTTAGAAAAAGGATGGTATGTTAAAGGGGTAGATAAAATGACATATGTCGCTAATAAAACATTATTAGAAGAATTTAATCAATACGAAAATTTTTCATTTGTTCATTGTGATATAAATGAGTTAGAATTTTTACATGAATGCGATTATATTATTAATACAGCTGCTGAGACCCATGTTGGTAATTCAATAGCAGGTAGTGGGGAATTTGTAGACTCAAATATTACTGGTGTTCATTCCTTATTAGAATTAATAAGAAATTATAGGCAAGAAACCTCTAAAACACCAATATTATTACACTTTAGTACAGATGAAGTATATGGAGATATTGAAGAAGGAGCACACACCGAAACAGATTTACTAAAACCCAGCAATCCCTATTCAGCAACAAAAGCAGCAGCAGATATGTTAGTTTTAGCGTGGGGAAGAACTTACAACTTACCTTATGTTATAGTTAGACCAACAAATAACTATGGTATAGGTCAATATGTTGAAAAACTAATTCCTAAAACATGTAAATATCTTAAATTAGGAAGAAAAATACCCTTACATAATGGTGGAACTCCTATTAGAAATTGGTTACATGCTGCTGATACTGCTGAGGCCGTAATAACAATTATTGAAAAGGGAATTAAAAATGAAATTTACAATATTGCTGGGGGATTTGAACAGTCAAATCATGATACTGTAAAGAAAATAATTAAAGAATATTGTGGAGATGATAATATAGAGTCGTATATTGATTTAACATATTCTAGAGTAGGACAAGATGTTCGTTATGCTTTAGATGATTCTAAATTAAGATCATTAGGATGGGAACCAAAGAAAAACTTTGACGTTGAATTATTAAACATAGTAAAATATTATAAAAATAAATTTATATGGTAAAAAAAGCACTTATTATTACTTGGGAAAAATTTCAAGATCACGAATTAATTTATCCTTATTATAGTTTAAAAGAAGCAGGGTATGAAGTAACATTAATGGCCAATAAAATAGGAAAAATATGGGGTAGTTTAGGTACTCATATGTCTTGTGATATTGAAACATCATTATTTGAAGATGAAAATAAAAGAAAATCATATTTGAATAATTTTGAAATACTATTAATTCCAGGGGGTGTTAAAGCACTTGAAAAATTAAGACAAGAAAAAGGTGTACTTAAGTTTGTTCAAGAATGGAATGCCGCTAACAAAACAATATTTTCAGTATGTAATGGAGCTCAATTACTTATATCCGCTAAAATATTAAAAGGAAGAACACTTTCAGGATATTATAGCATTGATGTAGATATTGAAAACGCAGGTGCTACTTATAGTCGTGGTCCTGTAGTAGTGGATGATAATATTATTTCTTGTCCACACTACGACTTTATGGGTGATTGGATGAGAATAGCATATCAAGTACATAATGAAAGAAATAAAAAATAATGAGTTACGAAACTAACATTGTAAAAAAACCATGGGGTTATGAGTATCTAGCTTACAAGAATGAAGATGTAGGTCTATGGTTTCTTTACATCGCTCCTGGTCAAAGTACATCAATGCATTGTCACCCTAAAAAAACAACTGGGTTAGTATTATTAGATGGGGAAGCAGAAATATCATTTTTAGCTGATAAAAGAACAATAAAGTCTTTAGATAAAGTAATGATTAGAAGAGGGTTATTTCACTCTACAAAGGCTATATCAGGTAAAGGAGCTTTTATATTTGAAATTGAAACACCTGTAGATAAACAGGATTTAGTTAGATTAAATGATCAATATGGCCGTGCTTCCAAACCTTACGAAGATAATACATTTGAAGAAACAAAAAGTCAAAATTGTTTATGGATTACAGACGAAAACAAAATATATGATTTTGCAAATTGTACTCTTCAAGTAGAAACTATAGACGATATTAATGTGATCAATAATAAAAAAGATAATGATTTGATAATGTTTCTTAAAGGAGGTATGGTACGTAATATAGATAATATTTCTCATTGCGTTACCGTCCCCGGAGATGTTGGGTTTGCATATATTATAAAACAAGTATCTAAACAATTAGATGGAGTACTTCCAGAAACATTAATAATGACAATAATTAAAAATGGCTAATTTTTACCCTCCAGGATTTGAAAATCAATTAACAGTAGTTGCTATTGATTTTGATGGTGTGTTACATAATGCTAATAAAGGTTGGGGTGATGGTACATGTTACGGAGATCCATTACCTGGATCAATAGATGCTATTAAAGAGTTATCTAAAAAATATAAAATTATTATATTCACCGCTAAAGCAAAGTCTGATCGTCCGTTAGTAAATGGTAAAACAGGAACAAAATTAGTACAAGAGTGGTTTGAAAGGCATAATATTTTAGAGTATATTGATGATATTACAAGTGAAAAACCAAGAGCTGAATTATATATTGATGATAATGGTTATCGTTTTGAAAATTGGAAAGATACATTATCATTTATAGAAAAAAACATATGATAAAAGTTTCAGATTATATATTTGATTTTTTAAAATCTAAAGAAATTGACACTATATTTTCAGTATCAGGTGGAGCAGCTGCTCATTTACTTAATTCTGTAGTTGAGAAGAAATTTAAATATATTTGCAATTATCACGAACAAGCTTGTGCTATGGCCGCTGAAGGATATGCTCGTATAGCTAATAAACCTGCTTGTGTTTTAGTTACTAATGGACCTGGGTCTACTAATACTATTACAGGTATAGTAGGGGCTTATCAAGATTCAATTCCCATGATTATTATATCAGGTCAAGTACCTGTAAATCAATCATTGGGTAGTTTAAAAGATATTAAGTTAAGACAACTAGGGGTACAAGAATGTAATATTATTGATATGGTTAAAAATATTACTAAATACGCTGTTCAAGTAACAGATCCTAAAACTATACCTTATCATATTGCTATGGCTTATAATGAAGCTACAACAAATAGAATGGGTCCTGTTTGGTTAGATATTCCTCTCGATGTACAAAACGCAATGATAGAGCCAAATGAATTTATAATAGATAAAAGTTTTAATACCACTGGTTATAATATTAATGAAATAATTAATCTTATATTCCATTCCAAAAAACCACTTATCATAACAGGAAATGGCATTCATTTATCACAGACTGAAAATTTATTTACCCAGTTAAAAAATAAATTAAAAATACCAGTAATATCAACTTGGACTTCTAAAGACTTAATGGCACAAAATGATCCATTATTTGTAGGTAATTTTGGATTATTAGGAGAGAGAGCAGGTAATTTTGCTGTACAAAATGCTGATTTATTATTAATATTAGGTAGTAGGTTATCTATTCCAAATGTTGGATATCAATCACATTTATTTTCACCTAAATCAATTAAAATAATGGTTGATATAGATAAAAATGAATTAAAAAAACCAACAATTAACATTGATTATCCTATAAACGAAGATTTAAATAATTTTCTTACAGATATTATATCAACACTAAGTAATAAAAAGATTCCTAATTGGAAAGAATGGATAGAAAAAACTCAATTATGGAAAATAAAATATCCTGTATTTCAACCTAAATATAAAGTAAATACTGATAAGATAAATTCATTTTATTTTATGGAGATATTATCTAGTAAATTAACAGATAATAATATTGTAATAACAGATATGGGTACAAGCTATACTTGTACAATGCAGTCTTTACAAATGAATGGAAAAAATAGATTATTTACATCTAGTGCTTGTTGTTCAATGGGGTTTGGTTTACCTGGGGCTATTGGAGCTTATTTTGGAAAACCTAATAAAGATATTATATTGATTGCTGGAGATGGAGGCTTACAAATGAATATCCAGGAATTACAAACAATAATTCATAATAAAATACCTCTTAAAATATTTGTACTTAATAATAATGGTTATTTAGCTATTTCATTAATGCAAGATAATTTATTTAAAAGTAATTATATAGGTTCAAATAATGAAAGTGGAGTTAGTTCACCTAATTTTACTAAATTAGCAGAAGTATATGGATTTAAGACATTTAAATTTAATAATAATAGTGAATTAGAAAGTAAAATAGATACTGTTTTAAATGAAAAAGGACCTGTTTTATGTGAAATAATGATGACTGAAAACCAATTATTAATTCCTCGTGTTCAATCTTCTAAAGATGAAAATGGGAAAATTATATCTAATTCACTAGAAAATATGTTTCCTTACCTTAGTGAAGAAGAAATGAAAGAAATAATGATATGAACAAAATATTAATTACTGGGGCTAATGGATATGTAGGTAAAGCACTACATAATGCTTTAAAAGATAAATATAATGCAATTGCTATTACCAGAAAAGAGGTAGATTTAACTAATTCTGAAGAGGTTAATTCTTTTTTCTCAAAAATGGGAGGTTTTGATGTTATAATAAATTGTGCTGTTAAAGGAGGAAGTAGATTACAACAAGACGAATGGAATATATTAGATGATAATCTAAAAATATATTACAATTTATTAGCAAATAAATGCTATTTTCAAAAATTTATACATTTTGGCTCAGGGGCTGAATTATTCACAAAAGATAAACCATATGGATTCAGTAAAGATGTAATTAGAAAATCAATACTTAATAAAAATTATTTCTATAACCTCAGAATATTTGGGGTATTTGATGAAAATGAACTAGATACTAGATTTATTAAAGCTAATATAAAACGTTATTTAAATAACGAACCAATAATCATTCATCAAAATAAACAGATGAATTTTATTTATATGAAAGATTTAGTTACTTTAGTAGAATATTATATAATAAATAATAATTCACCTAAAGAAATAAATTGTAATTATAATAAAACTATTACTTTAGAAGAAATAGCAAATATGATAAATAACCTAGACACATATAAAGTTAATATAGAAATAATAAATAAAAAATCCGCGACTTCCTACTCAGCAGATAATTTTACTGATTTAGGAATCAAATTTATAGGTTTAGAGCAAGGTATTAAAGAAGTATATAATAAATTAAAAAATGAATATTAAAATTTTAACTCACTTAATGCCTTGGGAAATAGATTATGCATTATTGTCTTTTTCTCAACTTAAAAAAGTTCAAAAACACATTCCGGAAGAAGTAAATATTGAGTTTGATAATGTTTTAAATTTATCTAGTAATATTATAGATTGGGATAAAAGTAAATTTCCTAAAGAATATTTTATAGATAAGTATAAAGATATTTGTAAAGGATTTAGTACAATTAAAATCAATTCTAAAATAATAGATTCTAATATATTTTATGGACATTTAGACCTTCAAAGAGAGTGTAAATCTCCTCACATAGATTATTACATTCCTTTTTGCCCAGATATGTATTTTGGAGAATATTTAATTCCATATATAATTGAATCTATTAAAAATATCTCTAATAAACATTTCATCATAACTCCTCAAGTAACAAAAAGATGGGATCCTAGTTGGGATATTTTAGTTAATGAAAACTTTTTAAATATTTCATATAGTCATTGTTTTGATTTAAATCACTATGAGGTAGATATTATAAATAATCCCTCAACCCCAGAATTAATTCCACTTAATGGATTTAAATATGCTGGTTGGTTTGATTGTTATAGTAAAGAAATTTGGGAAACTTTCTGTCCCGTATGGGATGAATGGAGTGGCTATGGATCCTGGGATACTTATTCTATGTATACTTTATCTTTATTAAAACAAAAAGGATATGATATTCAACAATATATTTTAAAAAATCAAGTAATATCAGAATACTGGAATGGTAATGAATCTCAACAAAATTGGGATATAGATACTTATAAAGAAAAAAATAGTGAAGGATTATGTGGATACTATAAAAAACAATTGTATATTAATAAAAATAAAGAAGGAAAATTAGATTATACTAGACTTCAAGAATATGCAATTACTCAATTTAATAAAATAATAAATAATGGATAAAATAAATGTATTCGGAGGAACAGGGTTTATAGGAAGTAAATTTTGCCAATTACACCCAGAACATATTATATTAAATGATAGAAATGATTATATACCTAAAACAAATAATATATTATACTTTATAAGTACTATTGATAACTATAATGTTCATAAAGATTTACATATTGATGTAGATACTAATTTAACAGTATTATTAAATGTATTAGAAAATATTAAAAATAATCCAACTAAAGATATCACATTTAATTTTATTAGTTCTTGGTTTGTTTATGGACAAAACGATAAAATTCCTTTTAAAGAAAATGATCTAGGATGTAACCCAACAGGATTTTATTCTATAACAAAAAGATGTGCTGAGCAATTAATTATTAGTTTTTGTGAAACATATGATATAAAATATAGGATATTTAGATTGGCAAATGTATTAGGGGAAGGAGATAAAAAAATATCAAAAAAGAAAAATGCACTTCAATTTTTAATTCAAGAAATAGCTAATAATAGGAATGTTGAACTATATTATGGAGGAAATGTTTTAAGAGATTATATATATGTTGATGATGTGTGTAATGCCGTGTTTCATTGTATAAATAAAGCCCCAATAAACGAAATAATAAACATTGGAAGTGGCAAACCATATCTATTTTTGAATATTATAAAAGATGCTATAGTTAAAGCTAATTCTAAATCTAAAATTATAGAAATTCATCCAACCCATTTCCACAATATTGTTCAAGTAAAAAATTCATATTTAGATACTACTAAGTTAACTAATTATGGATATAAATGTGAATATGATATTGATGAAATAGTTCAAAAACTTGTAGATCATTATAAAAATCAATGAATAAATATCTAATAATATCACCAGTAGGAGATGAATCTCTTCACCCAGAATGGGTTAAAGAAAAAACTAATTTTGATTTAGTTTTAATTTATTATGGAGATAATGAATCTATTGCTGAGTCAAATATAAAATATACCCCTTATGTATATGCTGCTAAAGGAGAAAAATATCATTTAATCAAATCATTTATAGAATCTAATATTGAGTTTATTTCTAATTATACCTACATTTGGATCCCAGATAATGATGTTCTAATATCAACCAAAAATATTAACAGATTATTTGAGATAGCAACTCAATATCAACTCTCCATTTGCCAACCATCAATGGATGGGTATGTTTCTCATGAAATAACAAAACCAGTCCCTAACAATATATTACGTTATACTAATTTTGTTGAAGTATTAGCACCTTTATTTGATTTAAAATCACTATTAAAAGTGTATAAAACATTTGATTTAAATTATTCAAGTTGGGGATATGATTACTTGTGGCCTCATCTTTTAGATTATCCTAAAGATAAAATAGCAATTATAGATGGTATAATAATGACCCACACAAAACCAGTAGGACAAAGTTATTCTCGCTTTCCTGTAGCTCCTTGGGAAGAAATGAATTGGTTATTATATTCATATAATATTAAAAAAGAAGAAATAAATTATTCACAAATAATAAAAAATGAATATATATTTTAAAGAAACACAATTCGGTCATTTTTGTCTTATTGAGAAAGATTTAATTAGTAATTGTATTAGTAATTATGGATATTGGGAGCAGCATCTACATTATTTTTATTCTCAATTTATTAAACCAAATGATGTTGTTATAGATGGAGGAGCAAATTTAGGATTTCATAGCATTCAGTTTGCTAAATTAGCTAATCAAGGAAAAGTATATTGTTTTGAACCTCAACCATTAATATTCAATGTATTATCTACTAATATATTAATTAATGGAGCTACAGACATAATAAAACAATTTAGATTAGGATTAAGTGATAAAGAAGAGCAATTGAAAATGTCCCCACTTAAAGATCAAATATTCTCAGAAGATTGCATTAATTATGGAGGAAGAGCTTTAACAAATTCAGAAGAGGGTGAAGAAGAAGTTCAATTAACTAATATAGATAGTTTAAATTTATCTAAATTAGATTTAATAAAATTAGATGTACAGGGATTTGAATTAGAAACTATTAAAGGTGGAGAAAAAACAATAAAAAATAACTATCCTATATTCTTTTTAGAAAATTATATTGATCAAGAAAAAGATCAAGAAGTAATTAAACTACTACAAGAATGGGGATATATTAATTATAGACTAGATATAGGAAATAAAGAAGATTGCATACTAGTATACCCAGATAAACATAAATCAGAAATAAAATTTATAGAGACACAAACTAAAATAAAATATAATAAATTAAAGGATGAATATTAAATTAATTATATTTGATTTAGATGGAGTTTTAGTTGAAGCTAAACGTATTCATTATGATGCTTTAAATAAAGCATTGGGAGAAAAGTATGCTATAGAATGGAATGAGCATTTATCAATCTATGATGGTTTAAAAACAAACCAGAAACTTGAAATATTAACAGAGAGAAAAGGATTATCTATTAATCTGTATAAAGAGGTATGGGATAATAAACAAATGTATACTTTACAAGAACTAAGAAATCTTAAAGTTAATTCTGAATTAGTAACAACTATGACTATGTTAGTTAATGAAGGATATAAATTAGCTGTATGTTCCAATAGTATTAGAAAAACTGTGTTAACAGTACTATCTAAATTAGGTATTATTGAATTCTTTGATTTAATATTATCAAATGAAGATGTTAAAAATAGTAAACCACATCCTGAAATGTATTGGAAGACAATGTCAACAATGGGATGCCTACCAGAAGAAGTATTAATTGTTGAGGATTCACCATATGGTTTATTAGCAGCAAGTAGAAGTAAAGCTCATGTAATGAGAGTTGGTTCTCCTAAAGAGGTTACATATATTAATATCCATAAACATTTAAATAAAGAAAGAATGAATGTTACTCCTAAATGGAAAGATGAAAAATTAAATGTATTAATTCCAATGGCTGGAGCTGGTTCTAGATTCGAACAAGCAGGTTATACATTTCCAAAACCACTTATTGATGTTAGAAATAAACCAATGATTCAGGTTGTTATTGAGAATCTTAATATTGATGCCAATTATATATATCTTGTTCAGAAAAAACATAGAGAAAAATATAATTTAGATACTTTACTTAATCTACTTACTCCTGGTTGTAAAATAGTAGAAGTAGACGGTATAACTGAAGGAGCGGCTTGTACTGCATTGTTAGCTAAAGAATTTATTGGTAATGACAGTCCATTATTCTTTGCTAATTCTGATCAATTTGTAGAGTGGGATTCAAATGACTTTATGTACAAGATGCAAGAAACAAATGCTGATGGAGGTATAGTTACATTTAAAGCAACTCATCCTAAATGGTCATTTGCTAAAATTGATGAAAATGGATTAGTAACAGAGGTAGCAGAAAAAAATCCAATATCTGATAATGCAACAGTAGGATATTATTTTTGGAAACATGGGTCTGATTTTATTAAATATGCAGAACAGATGATTGAAAAGAACATTCGTGTTAATAATGAATTCTATGTTTGCCCTGTATTTAATCAAGCAATTACCGATAATAAAGAAATTAGAACATTTAATGTTGAAGGAATGTGGGGATTAGGCACACCAGAAGACTTACACTATTATTTAGAAAATTACAAATGATACTAATATCACATAGAGGAAATATTAATGGTAGAATTATTGAAGCTGAAAATAAACCTGAATATATCGATGATACTATTCGCTTAGGATATGATGTTGAAATTGATATGTGGTGGGTTGATGGTCAAATATATCTGGGGCATGATAAACCACAATATGAAGTGAGCGATGAATGGTTAGGAGACAGAGTTGATAAGTTGTGGATTCACTGTAAAAATGTTGAGTTATTAAATTGGATCAAAAGTACATCATTACATTACTTTTGGCATGAAAATGATACAGTGACATTAACATCAAAAAATTATCTTTGGGTTTACCCAGGGAAACAACCTATAATAGGAAGTATAGCAGTAATACCAGAGCTATATAAAGATAATACATCGAAATGTATAGGAGTTTGTTCAGATTATATACAAAATTATAAGAATGGTATTATTATTTAATGTTTTTATTACTAACAAATCCTCTACTGGAGGACAGTGGGAGAGACTAGGAGTAACGTATGATAGAGGAAATTTATCTACTCCTAATAAACTAGATATATTAAAATATAGTTTAGCTAGCTATGCAGTAGCATACCCTTGGAAAAGAATAATATTAAATTTAGAGTTAGATCCTGATTATATCCCACCCAGTAGACAATCAGAATTAAAAGAATTTGCTTTTAAAATATTTAAAAATATTGAAATATTCTATTCAGAACGAAGAAATGTAACACAAGAAGATTGGATTAAAACTTACGACTTAATTAATGATGATGTTATTTTTTATCAAGGTAATCATGATCATATTTTTATAGACAGTTCAACATCTTATCTAGAAGAATTAGTTAAATTAAGAGAAACATATGGAGAAAATTTAACTATTTCAACATCTCATTTTCCTGAATGTGTTAGAACATCTAAAGGATGTTATATAGATTTATTTAAAGGAGAAACTCAACCCTCTTTATTCAACTCAGATTATGAATTAAAAAATAATCATTTTTCTAGAACAACTCCTGTTTTTGATAGTTTAATTATTATAACTAAAGAAATTTATAAAAATTGGTTTTTAGAAGGAGATTGGTCTCAAATTCAATTCCCCCCTGAGTTATTTACTTCAGGCAAATTAGAATTAGCTCGAACTGAAGGAACCGGAATAATAGGATTATCAGAAATAAAAAAGTTAATTAAAAGTCCAATAATTAAACAGATATTAATTTCTCCATATAAAGAAATATTTAGACATTTTGATGGATATTATCATCAATATATAACAAATAATCAATGCCCTGCTCTTGATATACCTCCTGGCTTTTTTGAAAATAATATTAAAATCAGATATGGATATGAAAATTATATAGAGGGTTGGGTAAATATTAACCCAAAAAATGAACATTACTATGCTTATGATAAATCAGGAACGGATTATAAATTTACTTTAAATGAAATTCCTTTATTTTGGAAAAGCAGAATATCTAAAATAGATTCAAATCCTAATATTGATGAAGAAGAAATGGTTCAATATAGACTAAAATCAATATTAGAAATGATATATACTCATCCTTATTACGAACCCTATATAGATAAAGAATTAGAAAATAAAATATTAAACAAATATTTAGAAAATTATCCTGGATATGAATATTAAAAATATGGAAAAAATAACATTTTGCATCCCAAGTAAATCAAATTTACGTTATCTTAAAACATGTATCCCTTCAATTAGAGAAAATGCATATAGAAAAGATCATGATATTATTATATTTGTTGATCAAGATAATGATGGTACAGTTGAATGGTTAGAGCAAGTTAAAGATGAATATAATATAACGTATTATGTTAATCCATATTTAGGAGAAAAATTATTTGGTATTGGTAAAGGTTATGATTATTGTATTGAAAAATCAACAACAGATGTTTTTATGATATTCCATGCTGACATGATGCTTGGAAAAGATGCTGATTTATATGCTTATAGTTGTTTAAAAAGTAAAACTGCTGTTTGTTCAACTAGAATTGAACCACCCTTACATCCAAATGGTGGAGAAAAAATACTAATTGATTATGGAATATGGCCGGAAGAATTTAAAAAAGATGAATTTAATAAGTATGTTGAATCTCAAACAAAAGAAACTAAAATAACAAATGGAATATTTGCTCCTTGGATGTTATTTAAAGATGAATTTCTAGCAATAGGAGGACATGACCCTATATTAAAATCAGCACGAGAAGATTCAGATGTATTTAATAGATTAAAATTAGCAGGATTTACATTTATTCAACCCTGGAATAGCTTAGTGTACCATTTAACTGGTAGAGGAGGACAGTTCCAGCATGGTAAAATAACTCAAGAACATTCTCAAAAAAGTGAAGAATGGCAAAAATTAATGCATAATTCAACTAAAGAATTTATACGTAAATGGGGTTCAAGTGTTAAACATACTCCCTTAATGGACCCTATCATATCTCCTAAATATAATATTGCCTTTGTAGTTAATAATTGTAACTTACAATTACTAGAGGTATTAGAACCATGGTGTGATAGAATATACACCAGTGAAATATATAATATAGGTAGAATGTGGGATTATGTAGAAATAGAACAATCAAACACAGAATTTGATTTAAGTAAACGTGTATTAACAATTGAAAATAATAACCCTATAGCAGAAAATAATATTATAATTGAATTTGATGCGACTAAATTAAATCAAAATAATTTTCAATTACTACAACAATTACCCGAAATTATACAGGACTCAGGTGAACTTGGACAGTTTGAATTAGATATATTTAAAATAACAATTAATAGCTTAGAAACATATGAGCATACTTTAATAAAAATTTAGTATTTATTGGAGAAAATATAACCATATGTCTTCTCCAAAAAAATCAACAAAACCAACGGGTCGAATCATGTCATTAGGTGATATAGAAATAGACAACGTTAATGAAATAATAGAAGTTATATACGAAATCAACGAAGAAGATGCGAAAAAAACGCAAAAAGAACCAATAAAGCTAATAGTCAACTCACCTGGTGGAGATGTTTATCATGGATTTGCCTTAGTTGATGTCATTTCAAACTCGCAGACTCCAATCCATACAATATGTCATGGCCACGCCATGTCAGCAGCACTAATAGTGTACGCCGCTGGTCATAAACGATTTGCAAGTCAACGTGCCACATTTATGTACCATGAAATGTCATGGCTAACACAACAAGAAAAACTACAATATCATCTACAAGAAGCAAAAGAGGGAGAACGAATGTGGAAAATATATGATGATTACTTACTTTCCCGTACGAAATTCACAGCAAAACAATTGAATGAGGTTAAAGATAGACGTGGAGAGTGGTATATGGATGTAAAAGTAGCACATAAATATGGGCTAGTAGACGAAATTTTATAATATTTATACGTAAACGATATCAATGGCAATCAAACCAAAACTAATAGTAGATGTGAATCATAACCCAACTAAAAAGGGTATTAAGGTTCAATTTGCATTACCTCAAACGCTTGAGGGGGATGCTAAAGCATCTGCTGCACAGAAACTACAAGCTAAATTAAATCAAGGCTTAGAACAATTTAACTTGACTGTATCTCAGGATACAGATGTACCATATAGCAACGTAATTGGATTTTTAATTCCAATCGCTGATGTTAAATTATTGATTAAGAAGGCATTAGGAATGGGTGAAGAAGGACAAGGCGAACAAGCGCCTGAAGAAATGCCTGCACCTGAAGCTGCACCTGAAGAACCAATGGCTGAAATGAAGAGAATGCAGAAATTAGCTAATGTAAAATAATTACATAAATCAATGGTTATGGTTAAAACTAGAAAGATAATGAGAAGAAAAATCCCTGTGTTCAGAGTGCATGTTGGACCAGGGGCAGATTATGATCAATTAAAAGAAATACCAGAAGTACAACAAGCAGTAAGAAACGAAGCCGTTTATGCTATAAAAGACGGTATCGAAAAACATAAATCCACAATCACTTTATTTGAAATAGCTAATTCAGACTATTATATTGAGTTGAGTAAAGATAAGTGGAAATCAACCCTTGAAAACATAATTCAATATTATGCCGAAAAAGAGGAATACAACAAGTGCGCTGAAGCACGAGATCTCATAAGCAAATTATAATTTTATGGATAATGAAAAACATGCTGATGGGATTAAAAAATCCATCGACGGTATTATTGGTGTAGATACGTTTTTAAAACGTAAAAAGAAAAATGAAGATGATGCTCAAAGGGAAAGATTTGAGAAAATTATCCAAACATTAGAGGAAGTAGAAGTACGTGGAATGATATTAGGTAATGATTTGAATTTAGACTTTACATCATACGATGAAAAATTCTATTTCGTGATTGATTCATTATTTAGTTTGCATTTTGGTAAAGAAGCGTGTGAACTAATATTCTTCTATCTATACGAACGCCTAGGTCCCGATGGGAGTATGAATGAAATAATGGATGAAGAGGGAAATGTAATAGAATTATCATCTTCAACAGATCTTTGGTATTTATTGAAAGCTACCCAAGATCAAGAAAAAAGCGGGAAGGCAAAGAAAAAATAGTATATTTAATCAAATAATAAAAACAAACAACATGAAAAAAACAATTGCAATCGTTGCATTAGCAGCAACCCTAGCATCTTGTGGTGGAAGTACTACTACTGAAGCTCCAAAAACTGATTCTACAGTAGTAAAATGTGATTCTACTAAATGCGACAGCACTAAAGTAGTAGATACTACTAAAGCAGTAAAGTAATTAGGATTTAATATCCGACTGGGGTGCCTGTATGGCATCCCGGTTATTTTTAATTTAAGTTATGCCAGCAGCCAAACATCTTACCAAAACACAGATTGAAACGGCAATGCGCTATACGAAATCAGTTCGTGCCGCTGCCCGATATTTAGGTTGCTCATATCAACATCTTAAGCCGTTTATGAAAGCGCTTAGAGTGGATGATAATGATCCAAATTCCCCAACATTATTTGATGCTCACAAGAATCAAAGTGGCAAGGCCATCCCTAAGTTCCTACCCAATAGACGTAAAGAACCTCATGTAACACGAATATTCACAGAGGGTACTGGGTATGAATCATTTACAACAGAAAAAATACGAATTAGAGGCATCGCTGAAGGATTCTTGAGAGATGAATGCTATATGTGTGGCTTTAGTGAACGTAGAGTAACTGATTATAAGGTTCCATTATTAATGAACTTTAAAGATGGTAGTAAATGTAATTATCTATTAGATAACCTTGAACTATTATGTTATAATTGCTACTTCCTATACGTTGGTGAAGTATTAACACCAGACCAAATTCGCGACGTTGAAACAAATCAAACCACTAAAACTAAATCGTTTGAGTGGGATTTAGATGATGATCAATTAGATAACATGCGCGCATTGGGCTTAATAGATTGATTTGGCTTAGGCAAAATAAGTTTATATATTTACTCAAACAAAAAATACAAGTTATGTACGAATTAGCACAAAAGTATGCAGATTTTAAAATCCCAACCGAATTTAAAAGAGGTTATGGTTCTACTAGTTTAATTAAAATGATGTTGTTTGCCAACAGCGTTGAATTAACAAACGACCATATTGACTACTATATGGGTATTCCTCCACAAAGACAGGAAGACGAATCATATGAGGATATGAAATCAAGAAATAAACTAGCAAACGCTATGTTAAAATACAGATCAAAATTATACGATTATTCATCTTACGAAAAAATAAATTAATATGGCACAGTTTTTCCAAGTTAAGGTTCAATTCACTGTTGAAGACAGTAAAGGTAAAGTAAAAAAACAAAACGTATTATATCTAGTAGACGCAATGTCAGTGACTGAAGCTGAAGCTAGAATGGTACAGCATCTAACAGAGCAAGGTGAAAATGAGTTTGAGGTTAAAGCGGCTTCCGAATCGCCAATTGCGTCTGTAGTTGTAGGTAAGTAATTACTGTGATATGATGTAACGGTAACATTACAGATTTTGATTCTGTCCTTCCTGGTTCGAATCCAGGTGTCACATCTAATAGTCAGGTGGCAGAGTGGACGAATGCTAACTAGGAAGAGTCTGAGGGGTGATAACCTGGTATCGATACCCTGATGACCGCAGGTTCGAATCCTGTCCTGACTACTTGATCAACAAGGCACTCATGTTAACCCGGACTTGTGGGGTGCTTTAAAAAACAAACAAGAAAGGGAGTACCGTTATTTTGCTGGTTTTGAAGATTCGGTACGCTCAACAAATCAGCAGCGCTGCAGCCTTAGACGAGCGGTTAAGTCGTCTCCCTTTCACGGAGAAGATCATGGGTTCGAATCCCATAGGTTGTACTTGTTTTCGAACCCTTTATATATTTATTGCAAATGAATAATATGAAAATTTGTAGTAAATGTAAACAGGAAAAAGAATTAATTGAATTCAATAAACATCGCTATGGAGTTACATCATGGTGCAAAGAATGTGTTAGAAGTAGAAGTAAACAACACTATGAAGAAAATGGTATATCTTTAAAAGAGAAGAAAAAACTATACATTCAGCAACGAAGAGAGTGGTTTAATGAATTTAAAAAAACATTAAAATGTATTAAATGTGGTGAAAACCATATAGCGTGTTTAGACTTTCATCACCGTGATCCTAAACAAAAAGAATTTAGTATTGCTGGGGCTGTAAGCCATTCAAACAAAGAAAAAGTGATTAAGGAATTAGAAAAATGTGATGTTTTATGTGCTAATTGCCATAGGAAGCATCATTACGAAGAATAAAATATTTATGGTTATGGCATGTCATTGTTTATACTTAAAAGATCAACGCGAATTCTTCGAATTAATGAAGAAGCGAGATTCTGACTTAGTATTGAAAATGGTTAAGTGCGTATTAAGTGCTACTAAGCGAAATAAAACGAAAATAGATATATTCGATATTTCATTCAAGGATATGAGTTCAATGTTATTTACGATTGAAAAATCACAATATAACGACATGTTAAGTAATTGTATGGATGATCTTATCAAAATAGAAGAATATGAGTTATGTGCTGAAATAAAGAAGTTAATAGATAAAAAAACTAGAAAGAAAAAAGAAGTTCTTTAAAATATGGGGGTGCCTTGGAATTGCTCCGAATCAAAGGGTAGTATTACATGTAGTGAGATGGTTCTAACTCACTTAAATCAATGGGCAAACAATTAAACGACAACTCTGAATTATCAGATTGGACCTTCGATGATGCTATGGCATTCATTGGAGCTGACGAGTACGCTTTAGCGGCCTAGTCACCGGGGCAGCTGATAGCCTTGCAACAGAACAGCAGCGAGTCGTACGCTACAGAGACGGCATCCGGACGCATATTGTGAGCCGTGGCAAACCGTTTTTCCTGTTTTCTCAAAACATGATGGTGGAGCCGGTGATTATCACTGGTTAGTTCCCTACGGTGCAGAATGTGTTTGGGATCTTTCCAGCACAAACAGTACTAAACATGTGAGACGTTAGTATTATTGCTTTTTTACGGAAACACGGGTTCGACTCCCGTCACCTCCACACTCAAGGCAACCAGAAATGGTTGTCTTTTTTTATATATTTATATAAAATAATATTATGGTAACAAGTCAACAAGCATTAAAGAAATACGGAGACCCAACACTAGAAAAAAGTATGATAGTTTGGGACGTTCCAACTAATTTAGAAATAGGAGTTATTCCTAAAAAATTATACTGCAACAAAGATATAGTTGCTCCATTAACTCAAGCATTTACTAATTTAATTAGTACAGGTAAAGTAAGTGAACTTAAAACATTCGATGGTTGCTTCAACATCAGAAAAAAGCGTGGACTTAGCTCAATGTCATTACATAGCTGGGGTATAGCAATTGATGTTAATGCCGCTTGGAACCAATTAAATATGGTTCCTACACTAACACCAGGATTTGTAAAATGTTTTACAGACGCTGGATTCGAATGGGGTGGTACCTGGACTAGAAAAGATGGTATGCATTTCCAGTTAGCAAAAATATAATTTGGCTTAGGCAAAGTAGAGTCTTACCTTTAACGGGTAAGACTCCTCTATGTACAAGATAAAACAATTCTTTAGACGCATTCGTAATCTATATCGTTGGTTTCCTATTATATGGAAAGACCAAGATTGGGATGATCACTATATATTTGAAATACTCAAATTTAAATTAACAAACCAAGCTGACTATATTGGTAGATATGACAGACACACTTGTGCCAAGCGTGATGCTGAAAGAATGATGTTATGTGTTCGCTTAATTGAAAAAGTACAAGATGAATATTATGGAACTGAGTATTTGGATTATGTAGAAACAGAATATAACTTTATCCCTAGTGACCATTGTGAAGACTGCAGTGAATTAAAAATAGTTGACATCAGCGATACTTTAGATGAATATTTCAAGAAATATCCTCGCATCTATAAACAAATAGAAGATAAATCAAATAGAAGAAAAGTAGCATTTAGAATGAGTAGTATCAATCACAACAGAGCTAGAAAATTATTATTTAAAATATTAGAAGAAAATATTGAAAGATGGTGGGATTAATTATAGCGGCTATAGTATCAGTTATAGCTGGGATTTTACTTTTTTCATGGGCTGATAAAAAATAAGTTATGGATACAATATTACATATGTTAGGTATTTGTGGTGATCATAATGCACACACCAACCTAATTTCATTATTAACAAGTGAGATGCAATATGCATTATCATACATTAAAAATTATTTCAGATGAATATAATATGGGGAATACTGTGGGGATTAGCAGCGCAAATAACTACTTTTATACAATTACAAGGCCAATTAAAATATGATTTTCTAAAACAAAATACCTGGTTTACAGTGTTAATGGGTATTCCTATTTCATTTATGTTTATGCAATCAGTAAAGAATTTCGTTGCTGGATTTCATGGTCAAATATGGCCTTCACGATTAATAGGTTTTGGTATTGGTGTAATTGTATTTACAGTAATGTCTGAATTATTATTTAAAGAACCATTCACAACTAAAACAGGACTCTGTCTATTTTTAGGAATTTGTATAATAGCGATTCAGGTATTCTGGAAATAAGTGATATTTATTGTCACAAAACCATTATTACCATGAAAAAGTTGATCACCCTCTTGCTGACTCTCTCTGTCCTTGTTGGAGCAGAAGCTCAAATCAAAAACATAGGACCAAAAGTAAACAGTACATACCACGAAATTCGCCCACTCGCTTCCGCAGACGGAACGACTCTGTACTTCACAGTTCAAGGCAATCCAATTAACAAAGCTAAAGACGGACAAGACATTTGGATGTCTAAACGTGACTCTTTAGGTGAATGGGGTAAAGCACAACGCTTACCAAATTACATTAACAGTGAAAAATATAATGGTGTATTTTCCATCTCAGCTGATGGTAATACATTAGTAATTAGAGGCAGGCGAAGCTCTTCAGGTTCGACTACACGCGGCTTTTCCAAGATTACAAAAATGGAAAATGGTGATTGGAGTATTCCTGAACCTTTAAAAATCCATGATTATGACAGATTATCAAGAGGTATATATACAGGTGCTACTTTATCACCTGATGAAAAAGTATTGATAATGTATTTTTCTAATGAAATGAATAGTGATATGAATGACTTATGGATAAGTCGTTTAAATGAAACTACAGGTGAATACTCAACACCATCTAAATTAAGTTTAAGCGAAGAAGATAATGATGAAATGAGTCCTTATATTGCCCCAGACAATAAAACACTTTACTATGCATCAGACAGAAAAGGTGGTTTGGGTGGAATGGATATTTGGATGACAAGAAGAGTAGATGATACTTGGGAAAATTGGACAATACCTGTTAATATGGGTAAACCAATTAACTCTAAAGGCTGGGATGCTTATTTTTCAGTAGATGTATTTGATAAAGCAGCTTACATCACTACAAACACTAAATATAGCTTACCAGGTGATATGGGTGGTGCAGATATTGCTTATGTTAAATTACCAGACTCATTATTACCACTACCTATACCTCCAGCTCCTCCAGTATATGATACTATTTATATTACTATAACTGATACTGTATATCAAAAGCAATTATGTGATCCACTTGATACTTTAAGTGGTGAAGAATTAGCGAAAGAATATAACAAAGGTAGAATATTATTTGATTTTGGTAGCTCAGTATTAAGACCCGATTCATATCATCAATTAGATATTATTGTTAAAATGATGAAAAATGACCCTAATATGAAGATTGAATTAAGCGGTCACACAGATGCTGTTGGTATGGATAAAAGAAATATAGCTCAATCAGAAGAAAGAGCAATATCAACTAAACTATATTTAATATCTAAAGGAATTGACCCTAATAGAATAAATACAGTGGGAATGGGAAATAAAGCACCTGTAGCACCAAATAGTACAGATGGTGGTCGTCAGTTGAATAGAAGAGTAGATATGAAGATAATAAATTAATACCTCACCATAAGAAAAATTAGGGCTTGGTTTTCCAAGCCCTTTTTTATTGGGCAAGATAATATTCATATATTTAAGAACACGAATACTCCTTCGTAGAATATTAATCCGTTAAATTTCGATTTAACAATTTTTTTAACAAAACAAAACAAACATGAAAAAAGTAGTATTATTAGTAGTTGCTCTTATTGCAGCAATTACATTCACAAACGCACAAAACAACTTCAAAAAATCTAATAAATTTGTAGAAGGTACAGTATCTTACACAAAAGCTACAGGTACTGATGCAGAATATGGATTTCAACCAACAGTTGGATATTTCTTAACTGATAGATTCGCAATTGGTGCTTCAGGCGCATTCGGTAAAGATGCAGCTGGTGTTAAAACAAACGGCATTGGCGCATTTGGGCGTTGCTATGTATTAAATATTGGTCAGAATTTGAAAACATTCTCACAATTAAACATAGGAACTGCATCTGTTAATGATGCTGGTATTAAAACCTCTACATTTGGAGTTAATCTTGGTTTAGGTATAAACTATTTTGTTAGTCCTAAATTAGCTCTTACATTAAATGTAGCAAATCTTGTAGATTATACAAGTATTAAATCTAACTCAACTTTTAATATTGGTTGGGAAGGTGTAACAAATCCATTAAGTACTTCTAAATTCGGAGTTTTATATAAATTCTAATTTACACTATACGAAGGAGTTAAGGGCTTGGTTTTCCAAGCCCTTTTTTGTATATTCATTGTATGAAAACAATAGTATTAGGCGATACACACGGTCGCTCACAATGGAAATTAATAACACATCAAGAAAACGCTGATAGAGTAATTTTTATAGGTGATTACTTTGACAGTTATGATCTATCCGCGGTTGAGCAAATGCATAATTTCAAGGAAATTATTGAGTATAAGGAAACATCATTCACAAATGAAGGTACTTTAGACCAACATAAAACAGAAGTAATATTACTAATTGGTAATCACGATCATCACTACTACCCAGAAATTGGTAATACAGGCACATCAGGTTATCAATATGGAGCAGCAGCCGCTATTAGCCAAGTAATAGATGAAAATAGAAAACATCTACAAATGGCTTACAGTTTTGATAAATTCCTATTTACCCACGCTGGTGTTAGTCCCGTGTTTATGGATCAAGTGTTTGGTGAAGATGGATGGGATAAGAATGATATAGTTAAGTTATTAAATGATAAAATGACATATCAACCTAAAACATTTAAGTTTAATGGATTGGAAGGTAGTGGTGATAATACAACACAAACACCAATATGGATTAGACCAAGAAGTTTAATGTCTGTTAATAAGAAACATAAAAACGGATTAAAAAACGATTATATTCAAATAGTAGGGCATACACAAATGAAACATCTAGATCTAGTAGGATCAGATAAATTCACAGGAGGTAAATATTACTTTGTAGATACGTTGGATACTAGTGGTGAATATTTAATTATTGATGATGGAGAATTAAGAACAAATAGCTGGAAATCGTAATATTTTGTAGGTTTCTGATATGTATTGCCGTAATATATTCATTAACCCAAAATTACAAATTATGAGATCTAATTTAAAAACCACCCTTGGTGGTATTTTAGCAGCAGTTGGTACTTTCTTAGTAAACTCACAAACTGGGACTTTAAATCTAGTAGGACAAATATGTCAAGTGATTGGTATATTCCTTATTGGTGCTATGGCTCAAGATGCAACTTCAGCTAAAAAAGAAGACTAATAACTTCTGAAACCAAAACTAATCAACCCAGCTGAAAGGCTGGGTTTTTTTAACTTGGCACAACTCTTTTCATATATTTACGGTATGAAAAATGTAAAGCAAAAAGATGATAAACGTGAGTGGTTCATAGTTATGAACTCTAGATTAGAATACTTTGCAGGGATGATGTATGGTGGTGAATTGGTTTGGTGTAGTGACTATAAAGAAGCAAAATTACTAGATGATGAAGCTAAGTTTCGAACATTAAGATCACTATCATATGGTGAGGAACTTATCTTAGATTATGTAGAATGAAAAAAATAAAATGTAAAATTGGTAAATGGTTAAAATGTATTGTAGGACATGAGTGGGAAACCATTTATACATACAATGGCGTTACTTATTTTAGATGTAGAAGATGTGGTTCTCGAGGAAGTAAATCGTAAATTAAAGTTATGACAAAAATAGCACCAGTTTATCCAAAACAAGATCCTGAATATAGGAAACGAGTAATGGAGCAGTTTTATAAGAAAGTAAGAGAAACAAATTGGAATGATACTTGTGGTGAGTATCAAGGTAAAGCTAGAGGCCGCAAAGCAAAAACAACAGAACGTCCCAAAGCACAACCTAGAACAGAAAAAGAACACAAAGCAAAATATGATTGGTTTAATAAATAAATATAAATTATGAGTTACAGCGTTAGCGTTGATGTAGATATTGATGATGTACTATGGAATATGAATAAGAGAGAAAAACAACAATTAGTAGATGATCTCTATGATGATGGTTATATTCCAAAACCATTAATAAATAATCACACAGATGATTTTAGTAAGGCCTGTAGGAAACTAATAGGTCAAGCATGGAGACTAACACGCGAAGAAGAAGAATATATTATTAACATATCAAAACGATTCTAAATGGAAGACAAATACAAAGCATTAAAAGATAAATACTTTGACTTTGAAGTATTCGAAGACATACTTCGAGCAATTGACAAACAACGCCACCCAGAACATGATATGTTCAATGCTGGGTTAGCTAGTGCTGATGGTGCTATTAGGCGCTTAAGAGAAGAATATTATGCCCTTATAAAAGAAATGCATGATTTGGAAGATAATAAATAACATTGAACAGAGGTTCAATAAGGAATTTGGATGGTTTTTTATAAACGGGAATAAATTAAAATAAAGTTATGAAATTAGCACTTAAATTTTTACTACTGTTAATACATTATGTTGTAGTGGCAGTAATTGTGTATTACATTGGTGACCTTATGACTAAGGATGTTAGTGGTGTAGGAGTAGCACCCAATGCTTTAGTATTGCTACTCTTAATAATCAGTATAATATCACACACAAAACAGTTTATTTTATCATTTAAAAACAAATAAAAACACAGTTATGATTGGAACTTTAATTTTTATCTTATCTGCCCTTATAATAGGGGGATCATTAGGAATCTTTAATGCAAAAACTTACGAAACAGCTCCAGATAAATATGGAGAGACAAATTTTAATCCAAAAGGTATGCTCAAACTTGGATTAGTAGTAGCAATATCTTTAGTATTAGCATTAATTAACCCAGTAACAGTAGAACGTATTGATGTTGGTAATGTAGGACTAAAAGTAAATAATACAGGTGATGAAAGAGGTGTTAGTAAGACAGCCTATGTAACAGGCTGGGTGTTTTATAACAGTTGGCTATCACGAATTAAAGAATTTCCTGTAACACAGCAACATATTGATTACGAAGAGACATCTATCATTACCAAAGGAGGTTTCCAAGCCATTATCAAACCAAGCTTCAACTGGTCAGTCAACCCAGGTAATGCTGCTGATATGTATCAAAACTTACGTCAGGATGTAGATCAAATTAAAGAAACATGGTTAAAAAATGCCATTATAGGTGCAGTTAATGATGTAGCTAACTTATATAGTGTAGATAGTATATTCAATCATAGAGCTGAATTTGAAGCTGATATAGTTAAAGAATGTAATAAACGTGTAAGTAAGTGGTTTAATGTTAGTCAGTTAAGAACTAATATAGTACCACCTAAAGAAATTACTCAAGCAATTAATGCTAAGACAGCTGCTGTACAAGAAGCACAAGCCGCTATTCAACAGAAGATTGTAGCAGAAGCTCAAGCCTTAACTCAAATAGCTAAAGCTAAAGGTGATAGTGCTCAAGCAGTAATTGCAGCTGCTGGTAGAGCAGAAGCAGTAAAGAAAGAACAGCAATTCTTAACACCACTATACATTGACTATTTAAAAGTACAAAAATGGAAAGGTGATGTACCAAATACAGTATTAGGATCTAACAGTAATACATTAATAAGTTTACCATAAGGAGAAGGGGGTCGTCAAGACCCCCTTTTTATATTTATACAAAACAATTAAGTATGACAACTAAAGAAGAAATGTACATGAAATGCCTAATGATTGAAGCATTCGTGAAATCCGTAGTAATTAACGGTATGACTGATAATGCAACACTAGTATCAATGGTTGATGAAACATTCCATCCTGAAACAAATGAAGAGATGGAAGCGTATTCCGAAGCGATTATTTATGCCAAATATTCAATACTAAATTAAATATAACTACTACTTAAGTAGCCATGTTCCTCCATGAGGAACATTTTTTTTCAATATTTATTGTAAACCAAAACCACAAACCATGAAAAACTTAAAAAACCTTAAACTGCTTATATTAGCAGTGGTTTTATTATTCGGGTGTAGAAAAGATTCACTTTTCATTACAGATAATCCTGAAATTCCTAGTGTTGAATCTTTAGGCACAGGAGTAGTTCCTGATGACCCCGCTGCTGTTGAAAAAGTACAGTTAAGAATTACACAAGATCTACTTGATGCTAAAATAGATTCTCTATTAGGTATTCCATCTTCTGAAAGAATAATAGCTAAAGGACCAAAAGAAAGAATCCCACCTACTATTTCAATTACATCACCCTCTAACAACGACTCATTATCAGGTACTGTTACTATTAAATCAATTGCTACTGATAATATAGGTGTTGTATCAGTTGCTTGTTATATTGATAATAACATATTAGCAACTGATGTAGCCGCTCCTTGGGATTTTACATTAAATACTCTAAACAGAGCAGGTGGTACGCATATTATTAAAGTGACAGCTAAAGATGCTGCTGGTAATAGTGCATCTGCTTCTATTCAGGTAATAGTATATAACGGCTCAGGTGGTGGTGGAACTATTACTGATATAACTCCTCCATCAATTACAATTTTAACTCCTATAAATGGAACAACATTTAATATGGGAGATAACGTTAATATAACAACATCAGCAACAGATAATGTTGGTATAAGTAGTGTAAGTTTTAGTATTGATGGTACATTATGGGCTATAAAAACAATATCACCATATTCATATAACTGGTCTGCAATAAATGTACTTTCAGGTACACATACTATAACTGCAACAGCTAAAGATGCTGCTGGTAATAGTACATCAACAACTAATTTAATAACAATCAATACAATAATAACTCCACCAGTAAGCGGAGTACCTTCATCATTTGTATTAGTTACACCAACACCTAGAAGTCAAGGCGGAGAAGGCTCTTGTATGGCATGGGCAGTTGGCTACTCAGCATTCTCAATAGATTGGGTATATAGAAATAATCAATCATCTTATAGTACAGCAACAAATATATTTAGCCCAGAATATCTTTATGATTATTATAGAATTAGATATGAAATCCCAAACGGACAAGATCCCGCGAATTGTAATTTAGGTAGCTCACTTCAAGGTTGTGTTCAAATTATTCAAGACTCTGGGATTTGTACTTGGGATATGATGCCATATCAAAGTGGTATTTGTAATACAATGCCAAGTTCATCTCAATTTGCTAATGCTAGCCAACACAAATCAATTGGAACAACCAGAATTTATTCTACTGATAGCGCTGGTATAAAAAATGCTATATATAATTTAAAGCATCCGATAATGATAGGAATGGATATTGATAATAATTTCTATAATGCTAGAGCTGGATACATTTGGAATACATTTGGTACCAGCGTTGGTGGACACGGTTTAGCAGTAATTGGATGGGATGATAGTAAACATGCATTTAAAATAATGAACTCATGGGGTACAGGTTGGGGAGATGGAGGATTTTTATGGGTTGATTATAATATATTCTTTGCTCATACTTCATATTTTGTATATTATTTTAATTAATAATAACTTACCATAATTAATTAAGCCCTCATTTTGAGGGCTTTTTTTATCATATTTATTGGAAACCAATTAAAAGTATGAAACAGTCCCTCATTGTGCTGTTACTGCTGACCTTCTCTTTTATACTTAAAGCACAACCACTCGCCCAACAAGAAGTAGAACTATGTCCTGGTATTAGAACTAATTTTACTTACTTTTCCACTGCAATTACCACAACAGGAAACTGGACGTGGACACTAAATGGAATCCCTATCTCCACAATTAGTAATACTAATATAAACTGGACTGATACAGGATATTTCACTATTAAAGTACAATATATTGATAGCTGCGGTGTTGATACTAAATCATATATAGTACATGTATCTAAATGTAGACCAGCAGTTATATATTTTCCAAACGCATTTACACCCAATAGAGATGGAATTAATGATGGTTGGAGACCTATAGGCGTTAATATAGTAAGTATAAAATATAACATCTGGAATAGATGGGGTGAAAGAGTATTTGAGGGTCATAGCATGAATGATAAATGGAATGGGATGTATAAAGGAATGCCTCAAGATATAGCTACTTTTGTTGTACAAGCATTTTGGAAAGATATTACAGGAAAAGAGGGATATTACAAAGGTTTTATTATATTGATAAGATGAGAATATTATTAGTTATATTACTATTACCCTTTTTGGGTTATTCACAATGCGGTAATTTAGATTTTGAAACAGGTAATTTTACTGGTTGGAATGCTAGATTAGGTACTTGTTGTCCTATTGCTTTACCAACAGCTGGATTTGCTAATACCAGACAAACAATAATGACCCAAGGCATTGATCCTCACACTTGTGGAGGATTAAGAACAGTATATCAAGGAACATACTCAGCAAGATTGGGCAATGATAGAGTAGGTGCTCAAGCAGAAGGATTATCATATTCATTTGTTGTGACACCTCAAACAAATATTATTAAATATGCTTATGCTGTTGTATTTCAAGACCCAGGACACTCTCCAGCTGATCAACCTCGATTTCAATCACGTGTTAGATTAGCAAATGGTACAGTAATACCTTGTACTGATTATACAGTAACAGCAGCATCTAATTTACCTGGGTTTCAGTATTGTCCACCTCCACCTCCTGATACAGCAAATGTTGCTTGGAAAGATTGGACTGAAGTTGCTTTAGATTTATCTGCTTATACTGGTCAAACAGTATCACTTGAATTTGAAACAGGCGATTGCAAATTAAGAGGTCACTATGGATATGCTTATATAGATGCTGTTCAATGTGGAATGTTAGATACTCATGTACCCTATTGTAGTGGAGACAATTTATTAACTATAAACGCAATGGGTGGTTTTGTTAGTTATCTTTGGGAGAACGGAGATACAACTCAAACAACGACTATCAATCCTAATTTATACGATACTGTATCTTGTGTTGTAACAACATATAGCGGCTGTCAAATAACATTACATTATATATTAGACGCAACACCAATTATTCCCTCATTTACAGCACCTAATGTTTGTTTAGGTAACCCAACTCAATTCAATAACACAACACAACCACTTCCCGGTTATACACTGCTATATAGTTGGAATTTTGGTGATAATAATACCTCTACTGTTGTTTCTCCATCTCATACCTATTTATCTGTAGGAACATATAATATTACACTTACTGCTAATGCATTAGGTAGTTCGTGTAATGCATCTGTTCAGGGACAAGTAATAGTAAAACCATTACCAACAATAACCCCAATTATACATAATTAAAAAGAAAACATGAAAAAAATCGTTTTATTATTAACACTATTATTTACAATAGCATTCGCTAATGCTAGGAAATTTTATTTTAGTTCTTCAACCGGTAACGACAGTTACACTACAACACAAGCACAAAACCAAGCTACACCTTGGGCAACATTAAGGAAATTAACACAGATGACTACCAATACAAATGGTACAACTGTATTTAGAGCAGGTGATAGTATTTGCTTTAAACGTGGAGATGTATTTGCTAATGGAATGGCTAATGGGTATTGTTCAGCTTATTGGTGGAATGTACAAGGTGATGCTTATTTTACAGCACCAAGTGGCACACCAGGTAATCCAATAGTAATTACTAATTATGGTGATCCAACTTTACCATTACCAAACTGGTTATATCCAACTGCAACATACCCTGTATCGACTTGGAATAGTAGAGAAGGTAGAGCAGTAATTGAATTTTCAGGCGTTCACGATATTGTTGTAGACGGTATCCAATCAAATGATTTTAGAGTACCAGAATGGGATAAATCGAATCCTGGTTATACAGCAGGTTGGATATTAGGAGAACCTACACGTTCACCTGCTTATGGACAAGCAGGTTGTGTTTCAGATACTAATTTAAGAAAACAATTTGTAAGAAGATTTACACTTAAAAACTGTGTATTCAATAATTGTATCTATGGTATTCAAGATTGTGCAATGTGGGATAGTAAAATAACTAATTGTACATTTACAAACTTTAAATCATCAGCTGATACAGCTGGTACACATGATATAATGGCAGGTTCATTAGATGGATTGTGTGGATTTAATCTTGAAATTAGTCATAACCTTATTAAAGGAGCTTGGGGTAAATCAGGTAGGATTGGTTCGTGTGGTGGATTAGGTGGTGTAGCATTAGATATCTTTTGTCTACAAGATTCAAGAGTATGTTACAACACTGTTATAGATTGTGATGGATTTATTGAGGTGGGTAATTTAGATCATAACGACACATTGAGTGGTGCTCAAAGAGATACATTTGCCTTTAATAAAATTATTAACTGTGGTCAGTTTGCTTATATTCATGGCTCAGTAGGAGATCCATTCGCAGGTAACAACCACCATTTAGCTTTTTGGAATAATATATGCATATCAAATAATAAAGATAGGTTTATAGGTTGGGGATTTGGTAAAGATGTTTATGGAGACGGACAAGGATTTGGAGTTGGTACACGTCAACCTTGGTGGTTTCTAAGAGACCCATTTAATACACTAAATGTTGATCAAATGAGACCAACAGTAAATACTGTTCGAGGTTCTAATGTTATAACAGTAAGTACAAATGCAGGAATTTCTATTGGGTCAGTTTGGTTTACGGATGATGATAATTTAGCTAGTAATAATTATAAAACTGTTACTGTAACGGCTATTAATGGTAATACGCTTACATTAAGTGACACAGCAACAAGAACTGTTAATGGCTTTGTTTGTTCTGGTGAATCAGGATTTTATCTCCCAGTATCTAATCAAACCTGGAGCAATCCAGCTAATGGAGCTTGGAGTAATTATGGTGGTGGTAGATTTACAATACAATACGCTGGCGACTTATATGTTCATGGTAATCAATATGATACTTTATTTGATATGAGAAATAATATATTCTATTGGACTACAGGTATGCAGGGATTATATAATAGAACTAGATTTAAAAGAAATAATAATATATATATGCCAATTGGTGGCTGTCGATATCCATCAGCATTAGGAGGTACTTTAAATTCAAATGAAAGAATAATAACATCAAAAATATTTACTGATACTTTAGCTTTATATCCTGAAAATTGGGACTTACACCCAGTAGATACGAGTTATGCTTATAGAGGTGGAACTCCAATTCCAGGATTTAATGTTGATTTTGAAGGATATCCAATCACAGCTCCATTTATAGGATTATATACAAAATTAGGTGCTGTTAGTATTGATACTTGTAGATTTACTTATGGACAATGGTCAGTATGCAATAGTAGTTATCAAACAAGACCATACACTACCTCACCTGTTAACTGTATAGGAACACCTCCATTAGATAGTATTCAAAGAACTTGCAGTAATACAATTACAGTAACTCGTTTTTATTATAATTCAAGTCGCACTAGTATTCGTGTTGAATCTAACATAGCAGGGACGATAACAATTCAGAACACATTAGGACAAGTAGTTCGTGTGTTAAGTTATCCTGCAGGTAATAACTTGATTAATGTGAGTATGTTAGCAAGAGGATTTTATTTAGCATCAACTTACAATCAAACAATTCGATTCTTTAGATAGATTTTAGCAGGTTTGTTGTTATAGATAGTAGTGGTCAATATTTATACCCGTAAATAACCATTAACTACCATGAAAAAATTACTAGTGTGTCTTGTGACATTGTGGATATTGTCTACAAATGTCAACGCCCAATGTACAGACGTATTTGGGAATATAGTCGAGTGTCCTACTGAGAACGACTCGCTAGCAGTTTACAACAACGCTTTAAAAGTATATGATTTTTACGAAAAGAGTCCTAATTATAGAAAATTATCTTCTAGAAAGTTAAGAACAAGACAAGACGTATTAAATTGTTTCTATAGTTTACAAGATGCAGTTGATAGTTTTAGAACATTATGGCAAAGAAGAGAACAAGTATTAAAAGGAGCTGATTTACCTGGAGTATTATTACCTAGAGGGGGTAGAAATATACCTATAAATGAATATTATCAATATATTGATGCTTATAGATTCTATCAACGCGAATTAGAAAATGGAATATTAAATACTAATTCACCATTTCCTATTTATGATACTAGAATCAATCCTTTAGTTGTTAACTCATATAACAATGAAATAGGATATGATGATTTCAATGGTGACTTTGTTAACGTAGCATTATATATTCCAGTAACAATTAAGCCATTTAGATTATTAACTGATTCAGAAAAAGTAATAAGACAAAAGATACTTAGTGGTATAATTCCAAATAAGGTTATTCCAAAAACTACTAAAAAGGATAAACCAAAACCACAAATACCACCTCCAGGTAAAAGAATAACATCTGATACTACATTATTACCTAGTGCTAATATTGATTTTGATACAATAAGATTAGTTAAAAAAGATGAAATGATATTTGGTAAAGTACCATCTGATGGTATTCCTATATACTTATGGGAACCAAATGGTGGTGGATGGATAATTGGTTGGATGGTAAAAAGACAATTTAGAAAATTCTTACCAACAGATGAACATTATTGGTCAGTACCTAAACGTATTAAAGCATTTTTAAATGATGATGCTGCTGTTGAGAAATACTTAAGATTAAAATATGGTGACTACTATGATGGTTACTATTTTGGAGGGCAAGATTAACTTCGTACATTCATAGTGTTAAATAATTAAAAACCAAAAACAATAAGTTATGAATCAAGAATTGAACACAAGTAGCATGATGAGTAGCAACAGTTACTCACTTGATGAAATTAAAATTATGGCTCCATCAGTATTTACTACTGAGAAAGCAGCTCACCTAACAGACAAATATATCCAAACACCAACATCACGTGTGGTTGAGGATTTAATGGCATTGGGTTGGCAGGTAACTAAAGCACAAGAAGTTAGATCTAAGAAATTTAAAGGATTCCAAAAACACATTGTCGTATTTAGACACCCAGACATTCAAATTAAGGGTAAGAACGGTGATGATTCGTTTCCACAGATCCTATTGACAAATAGTCATGATGGTAAAGCAGCATTTAATTTCAGAGTAGGTATATTCCGTCTTGTGTGTAGTAATGGATTGGTTATTAGTGATGCTGATTTTAGTAATGTGAGCATCCGCCATACCAATTACACATTTGAGTCATTACAGGCGAAAGTAAACGAGGTAATTGAGAAGTTACCAGGTCTGGTACAGAAGATTAATCTGTTTAAAAACACAAACCTAACTGAAGCTCAAATGACTGATTTCGCTTATAAAGCAGTATCATTGCGTAGCAAAGCAACAGTTAATATTATGGAAGTGCTTGAAGCGACTCGTAGTGAAGATCAAGGTAATGATTTATGGGCTGTGTTTAATAGAGTACAAGAGAAAGTGTTGGGTGGTAGTTATAGCTACGGACGTAAACAACGTAAGGCACGTTCAGTAACATCATTCCAAAAGGATATTGAGTTGAATGAGAAATTGTTTGAATTAGCAGGTTCGTATTTAGTAGAAGCTTAAGAAATTGGAGGGGCGAAAGCCCCTCCTTATATTTACGTTATGGAAAAGATATACAAGTGTCCTAAATGCGACGAACAAGAAAATTTACATTTCAATTATGATTACAATCAACAACACAGACCTATTAAAGATGTGTTATGCAATGAATGTGGTACAACATTTGATGGTAATATGTCTGTAGATGCTCTTCTAACTAAACCCGGTTTTGTTGAACGCAGAATGGCGCTTGGTAAACACAACAACGACAAACAATGGGATGACATATATGAAGAATATTCTATGGAACAATATCCCCCCTTTGGTGGGCCATTTACTGACGCATTATCATTTATTGATTGGTTAAAACAATATTATATAGTACCAGAAAGAATATAGCTATGGGTAAATACACAGAAGAAGAATGGATTGCATTAAATAATGCTGTACCCTCAAAGCAAGAATATCCTGAATTAGAAGGGACATTAGCCCTTTGTAACGAAATTATTAATAATAGAGAAATGAATAAAGGAAAATTATTTAAAACAGGATGGGATAATTGGTTATTAAAAGTAAATGGTATATCATATCCAATTCATCAACAACATTCTTTTTGGTTAAAGATATTTGGTGAAGAAGGAATGGAACTTGCTTTTGAAAGGCAAGGTAGTGAAGTTATATTAAAAGCAAACGGGCCAGATACACACTCCTACACACAAGATTAAGTTATGAAAAAAAATAAAGATGAAATCATTGTTGAAGAAATGATCAACAAAATGTTTGAGATAGCAGGTCATCAAGTTACCTTTGAAGATATTAAAGGTAGAACTGATAACTGGTATCAACAATGGACAATGACTGAAGCGCAAAACAAAGAATGGAGAGAATGGGGTGTAAAATACCTTAAAAAACAGAAAGGTTTGTATAAGCACTACGCTGAAAGACAAATGGCTATGTTTGATCTGAATTACGGATTAAAATTCGAACAATTAGAAACAAATAAAACAATATAACAATGGCAAGAGCTAAAAAAACAACAGTACAAGAATTAAAGGAATTGATTGAAGCAACTCCTAAAGCAAAAACATTAACTAAAGCTCAATTCAAAACACTTGAAGAAGTATCTGAGAAACTATCAGCTATAAGACGTGGTTTGTATGAGTTAGAAGGCGAAGAAAACATTAGTACAATTATGTTTAAAGTAGGATCAGTACATACTAATGCTGATTGGTGTGAAGATGCAGTAAGTGATATCATTAATTCATTTGATGAGGATAATTATGAAGATTGTGATGATGAGGATGATGATAATAGATGGTAAGGCAAAACAATAATCGTACATTCACGTTATGATAATATTTAAAGGTAAAAAACGTAAATACATTCACACTAGAGATATTCATTTAAAGGATATTCGCGCTGTGTTTTTTCCAAAGAACTTCCATGAAAAATATCAATACTTAGGTTCAATACCTTGGAATGAAGAGGGAGCTATGTTCAAAGCAATGGAGCCGCTAGTAATCTTTATGGATTATAAAGCAAAACCTAAATGGTGTCCTAGATGGGTATTACGTTTTTTACATTTATTTGGTAGTGATAACTCAATTGTTAGAGTAAGGAATAAACGTTTATATGAATTAGAGAGACGTTTGACTAAAGGTATTCAACTCACTGACTATAAGACTAAATGGGAGTGGTACGATTTAAGAATATCTGTTTATGGTACTGATCAAATGCAGAATCTAGCTGATGCTATTGAACATAAGTTTTATAGTGATGGACTTAGAGAAGATCTTGCAGATCAAATTAAAGAATTAGATCCAGATACTAATTTCGATAAAGGATATTGTACTGAGAATTTAAAAAAAGAATTAGATAGATTAGAAACCATAAACGATAAATAATATGAGCGGAGGAGCATTTGACTACCAACAATATAGTATTAAAACGATTGCTGAAGAAATTGAGCAAATAATAGAGCATAATTCTTACAAATTCCCAGACGATATAATTGAGGAATTTAAGACGGGTGTAGATATACTTAGAAAAGCTCATGTTTATGCTCAACGAATTGATTGGTTAATAAGTGGGGATGATGGCGAAGAATCATTCCGTGAACGATTAAAAGAAGAATTAGATTGGTTGGCAAAATAACAATTGTATATTCAATTCAAATAAATAAGTTATGAAAACATTAGTAATACATCCAGATGATAGATCAACAGATTTCCTGATTCCGATCTATATGAATCTCAAATCGTTTCCTGATTATGATGATGTAACAATCATTAGAGGTGGATATTCAAAAGATGAAGTTGATCAAATGATTAGAGAACATGATCGTATTATGATGATGGGTCATGGTTCACCTGGTGGTTTATTCTCAGTAGGTCAATTCGAATCACAAGGATTTATTATTAATCATACTACAGTTCCATTACTGCAAGATAAAGAATGTATATTTATTTGGTGTAACGCAGATCGATTCGTTGAAGCAAATAATCTAAAAGGATTATATAGTGGAATGTTTATATCAGAGATAAGCGAAGCAAATTACTGTGGACTACCAAATATACCACAAGAAGTGGTTAATGAATCAAATGATTTCTTCGCTGCTGAATTTGGATTAATAGCTGATAAACCACTGAATGAAATATATGATACAATTAAATACAACTACAATATATTAGCTGAAAATAATTCAATAGCAGAATATAATGCAGAGCGTCTATATTTAAACTCGTAATTAAAAACCAAAAACATAAATGGCAATCCAAACCAAGGACGACGCACAATCAAAAGCAGACAGACGCTTAGATAGAAATCTAAATCAACCGGCAAGACCAAAGAAGTACATTCCACTAATTGAAAGAAAATTTAGTGATTTAGTATCATTAGAAGATCAATTAAAATGGGTTGAATTAAAGAAAAAACAAAAAGACAAAGATCAAACATGGTAGTAGTAATTATTATAATGGGTTTTACTATAGCAGCACTATTAGTATTTGTAATAATGTTGAATAGTATGATAGGAAGTTTAAATAAACAACTTATATTATTGGAGAAGGAACAACATACCCAAAATAAGGAAATAATGGAGTTGATGAAAGGCAATATAACGCATCAAGAAATGTTGTTACAACACATTGAAATACTTAAATACTTGGTTGAGCAAGACCCTAAACTAAACTCAGGTAAACTATACTTCACAGGACCTATGGGAGAGGCATAACATATTATATTTATAATAAAATAATTTAACATGGATAATCATATATCATTTGAAAATATCCTTAGAGAATATGAAAGTAAATCTAAGGAGAGAAAAGAAAAACAACGAATAAAAAAACTAGCAAATATAAAAGAAAATCAAATTTCCCCTTTAGTTACAAATGGAGTCACAGAATTTAGAAAACTTATAAATCAAATTAAAGATGAAGTTAAGAGAAGAGGAAGTAAGTGATTTAGTTTATTTAGGTAAAAGATTAGATAAAGTATTAAAATATTTAATAGAATCTAAATCCGAATTTAAAGATAATTTCTTAGAATATATTAATAACTATTTTCTACCAATAATAAATGGTGATATTACTCAAGAAGAAGAAGATTATTTCTTTGAAGAAATGGATAATATTATAGATGAATTAGAAGAAATATTTTCCCAAACATTTGAGAATAAAATATCATAATATTTATGATTAAAAATTAAAAAACATGTCAGCACAAACAGAAATGAAAGTAATCAGCGTCTTGTTAGACGAGGCAATGAATGAAGGTCTAGAAGTAGAAGTCATTTATTCTGCTCTGAAAGTAATGAGAGAGGAAGAAACAATGACGCCATCTCAAGCATTTCAAGAGGCAATGAACGAATGGGTAAAATAAAGATTTTGATTTTTGGTTATAATAGATGGGTAGGGCAAAATGCTCTACCTATCTTTATTTCAAATAAAAAAGTTATGAGTATAAAATTAATACAAACAGAAACAACATTTGATGTTGAATATAATGAACAAACATATAGTGTTACAATGTTAGAAGATAGTGTTAGTTTAGGTTATACACAATATGATGTGTATAATGAAGAGGGTGAATTAGTTGAAGGTGATTTAGAAGAAGAAATAATCAACTACTTAGAAGAAAATATCTAAGGCACAATTTCAGTCGTATATTCACGTTAACCAAAAATAAATAAGTTATGAAAAAAAGAGGTAGACCATCTAAAGTGCAAAATGTAGTTCATGTTCCGTCACTAATTGACTTCGGACAAATTACAATGCTTAACCAACTAAACATTGACAGGCGAATGCTTGAATCAATGGAAACAGAAAGTGAAGTAATTAATCAGTTATTCAGTGATGAAGGAGGTATTCCGTGTGCATCAAATTACATGATGATTGGAGATCCTGGTGTAGGTAAAACTACAGTATTATTGGATGTACTTGCTATGGTTCAAAACTATGACCGACAACGTAAGTGTTTGTTCATTAGTGGTGAAATGGGACGTAAGCAAATGTTCAAATATACAGAGCGTTTCCCGCAGTTCGGATTTGTTAAAACGCTATTCATGGCTGATTATCTTGAGTACAACACTAAAGATGTATTTGAGCAAATATTATCACAAGGATGGGATTTGATTCTAATTGATAGTGCCGCTGAAATTATTGATGGTGTTAGGGATGATAATGGATGGGATAGAAAAACTGCTGAAGCATGGTTCGTTGATATATGCATCAAGCATAATAAAGGCGAGAATACAGGAAGAAAATATACATCGTTTCTAGCTATTCAGCAAGTGACTAAACAAGGCGAATTCGTAGGTAGCAACAAATTAAAACACCTTTTTGATGCAATGGGAGAGATGCGTCGTGAGTCTGAACGTAACGGAGGAGGTACATATATTGCATTTACTAAGAATAGAAACGGAAATGTAGGTATTAAATTCAGTTACCAATTAGAAAACGGAAATATATCCTATGGTATATTAAATGAAGAAGTAGATGCTTAGGCACTACTTCTTTCTTACATTCACATCACACAAATAATTAATTATGCAAACAGCAGTAGAATGGTTAGCAGAAATAGTATGTAAAATGGGTTACGTTTCTTCTAACATAGTAGAACAAGCCAAACAAATGGAAAAGCAACAGATAATGGATGCTGCAAATACGTTATTGTATCACTCAACAGGACCAGGTAATACAGCAGCAGAACAATACTACAATGAAACATTTAAAAAAGATTAGTTATGGAATTTAAAAACGAAGACGAACTAAAACAATACATCAAACGCGTACTAGAAGAAGGTGATATATCGCCTGGTTATATTGATAACTATATTGACTGTATAATGGCTTATAGCTCAGTAGAAGATTATGTTGGTGTAACAGACGAAGCGGTTTGGGGTGATTTTAGTGATTGGATGGATGATGATATTGATTGGAAGGCAAAGCAACAATGGTAGATTCACATTATAAAATAAAAGTTATGATAGTAAAAATTAATTTGACAATATTAATAGTTTTAGCGATTCTCGCATGTGGGAGTGGAATAATGCTGAATGTAGATGAAAAAAGAGAAGAATTTTGGCTTAAAACCGGTCAGACTCTTCTTGCATTAATGTTTATAGAATGCGCAGTGTGGTTACTAATATCAATATGGACAGATCAAATATAGTTAGATGGCGAAATAGAGTAGACGCACCGTGCCGAAAGCCCCCGCAACAAAGAACGGCAATACGGAGAGAGCATTGGGCGACTTTCATACAGGTTCAAGTCCTGTTCTAACTACTAAAAATAAATGTTATGCAAAGTATTTACAAATCACCACTAGGACTCTCAGTCGAAAAGTATGATTGGGATAAAAACTTCACCATTACAGGTAAGTTATTCAAATCAATGACAATGAAGGAATTTGATTCTGCTTATGATGTAGAAGATTTCATTCAAGCAAAAATTAACTGTAAAGGAATAGATTTTGATAGTGAATATTGTCAATTCTTTGCATACGCCAAAACTAAAAACCGAGCAATGACGTTTGTTAAGGAAATAGAAGATTATTTCGCTAAGGTAAGAGAGATGTTGTCGGCAAAATAAAAATCGTACATTCACGTTATACAAATAATTAAAAACCAAAAACAAATAGTTATGACAAAGCAATCAACAATCGAGTTATTAGAAAAACAATTACCTGGATTTTATTCAGTAGAACAAGTTATTAAGTTAATTAATGACATTGAAGAATCAGAAACATTTGAGTTTCATAGTGATTCAATTGAAGAATTAACTAGTAATATTGTTGACGCATTAGACAGCGAAGGAACAGATCTTATTGATGATTATGATTTGAGTATGAATTCTAGAGAAGTAGAACTTGATAGTATAGAATTTGATACAAGTAGAATTAGACGTGTAGTTGAAGATGCATTAGAAGAGTTTATGGAACAACTTAAACAAGCAGATGCCGAATAGGCACTGCTTTTTTTATACATTCACCCTATAAATAAACAGTTATGAAACAAACGCTAACCGCACTCGCATGCATTCTAGTAATGGCAAGTTGTTATACAATTAAAGCCGACAATCAACACCACAAATATACCTACACATTTAAACGAAGTGGTGTAATATATCAAGTAACACAAGATTATACTAAAATAATCACGATTGATACATTAAGGTAGTATTTATGGTTGTATGACCAAATTAATATTAACCATTATCTTAATGCTAATGTTATGTTCAGCTACTGCTCAACGCAGTAAAGATACAGTTATTGTTTGGTATAGTCCACCAGTGTATGATAATAATTTATTAGTTCAAAAGAAAGCAAGAGTATTTACTAACTGCATACCAACACATCAAGATACAATTGACTTTGGTGAGCGATTAGATATAGAATGGTTTGAAAGTTTCAATAATGGTTTACAGCAAGCCTTAGATAGTTTTAGAAGAACAGTATTGAAAGGCAAAGCAAAAAGCGGACATTTACAGTATTAAATAATTAAAACAAATCAGTTATGGCAGAATTCAGTAAACAATTTTGTGAAATAAAAGACATGGGTTTTGATGGTGATTTTGATGTATATGAAGAATGGTCTAAGTTAACACCCGGCTACGCAGTAGCTTATATATGCGAAGGATTTGGTTTCAGTATGATTGGTAAGAAAGAATCAAGTGATGAAGTGTTTGTGTATATGCATGATTGGGATAATCCTGAGAATGGTAAATGGGTTAATTTTGATGATTTGGTTTTGAAGGCAAAATCCAATTCGTAGATTCACGTTAACCAAAAATAAATAATTATGAAAATTGAATTTTTTAAAGAAACAAAAGTAAACGGTAAAGAATTATATTTTACTAGAGTCAATAGTAGTTTCGTTGATGGTAGTTTAGAATTCGATCAGGATAAAGCAAAAACAATATACGATAATATTGTAGCGAATGGTGGTAAAATGACAATTGAAGAAGTACTCGAATCAGTAGAGATTGAAGTGGCAGAGTAATAGTCGTAGATTCACGTTAACCAAAAAATAAAACGTTATGAAATTAAAAATGAGTGATTACGATGCAATGAGTACTGAAGATTTAAGAGCTATTAATAAAATGGTAGTTAAAATACTCAGAAGTAGACAAAACGATAAGCTAGAAGAAATTAAAGACCAACTCAGGGTCGGTTCTAAAGTAACAATCAATCACTCCAGAACACACGGCGAAACATTTACCATTACAGAAATTAGACGCAAACGAGCTACAGTTAAGGGTCAATATGGTAGTTCACTTAATGTTCCAATTGCATTAGTAACATTGTGTTAGGCACAATTCAAAGCGTAAATTCACATTAACCAAATAATTAGTTATGAAAAAAACATTCAAGGAAATAGGTGGTACATCATTCCACGACACAACAGTAGGTACTACAGTTCACACATTAACTAAAATATTAGGCGAACCAGAATACTCAGGTAATGATGGTAAAGATAAAATAAATTTTCAATGGGAAATGGAAACGAGTAGTGGTGATGTGTTTACAGTATATGATTATAAAACATATAGACCATTAGACGAACACGAAATAATTGAGTTTCATATTGGTGGTCACAGTAAAGCAGTGACAGAACAAGCTAAAAATGAAATGTACGATACAATGGCGAACCTAAAATAGGCAAAATAGCAGTCGTATATTCACATCACACAACAATACGTATATACAATGACAGTAGAAGAAGCAAAATCAGCACTAATTGACTTGTTAAAAGAACAAGTAGAACAACTATCAGTAATGTCCAAAATCGAATTGGGTGACGATGTGATAGAAGAATATAACAGATTAAGTGAAGTAATTGCGGCAAAGGAACAATCATAAATTTAATTAACCAAAAACAATTAATTATGGCAATTTACGGAGATGGTAAACACAACGAAAATATGGAATATACATCTAATACAAACGAAAAAGATTTATTCCTTTGGAAAGACGGCGACTATGACGCCCAAGGCGGATTCTTCGTTAGAAACGACCTTAAAGTATTTATTAATAAATTAATCGAAGCAGGACACAAACCAGTAGGTATTAAGGTCGATTTAGAATCATTTAATTTAGAAGTATTAGTGGCGGCAGAATAAATGTATTAGATTTAATTAACCAAAAAATAATTAGTTATGAATAATTCTTACAGCGATTCTTATGGTGTATTTTGTATGGCAATGTTAATGGATAAACACAACACAAAGGAGTTAGATGTGTGGTGGGATGAAGCGATTGAGTTATATAAGGAATTTATTAAAAGTAAATTTAATAATTCTAATCAATCAGAATTAGATTGTATAAATCAATTTATAACGAGTAAGGCAGAGTAATGATCGTATATTCAATTAACCAAAAAATAATTAGTTATGACACAATTCGAAGAAAATAATCCTCAACAACTTAAAGAATTTATTCGTCAATTAATGATACTCACAGACGAATTTCACCCAAACATATATACAATAGAGGGTGTATGGGAAGGTGTAACTAAAATTCAACAATCAGTTACTAATGTGTTAGCAGGTAATAATGATGCAGATATGGAGGTACAAGACTATAATGTGTTTGGTGAAGATAAGATATAGTAGGCACAGTTTTTTTTGTACATTCATTTTAACCAAAAAATCAGTTATGAGCTTCAAACAAGAATTAATAAAATTATTATCAGAGGATTGTATAGAAATGGGATTTATAATTTATATAGCGGCAGTTGTAACTCTTATAGCTATAAGGCAACGAGATAAGGCACAACAATAGTCGTATATTCACATTAACCAAAAATAATTAGTTATGCAATTAGAAGAATTAAAACAACAAGTCATTAATAAATTAGGTGAAATGTATAATGAACATTTTATAATCGACATTAATGAGTGTAATAGTGGATATGAGTTATTGTATACATTAGAGGAATATGGTTATGATACACAAGGCGGTTTACATATTTTATTCTCAATTCTAATTGATTAGGCACAGTTTTTTTTGTACATTCATTTAAACCAAAAAATAATTTTTTATGCCAAACATGAGTTATTGCCAATTCGAAAACACATACAAAGATTTGTTACAATGCCTAAACGCAATGAACGATGATTTAAGCGAAGACGAAACAGCATATAAACGCCGTTTAGTTGATGTTTGTAAAGAAATCATTGACGAGTACGAACTGAATAAAATGAGTAATGAAGAAGACGGTGAATGGGGATTTGATATAGTAGAACTGGAACGTGGGGAGAATGATAATGACGATATACCGTGGGATACTCAGACAAGATAATATGGTTTTTTTGGCAAGGTTTTTTGTGTAAATCCAATTAATAAATAAAATAACAATGAATATAATAGAAATACAAACAATACAAACGACGGCGAATATAGTAGGATGGTTTTTTTTAATCGCGTCGTGGGTAACACCGAGATTTTTTAAGCAAGAAAAGACGAAGGGATATGGGTTAGGTATAGCTTTTGCTGTAACAGCAATTGCGTTTTTTATGGTTGCTTTAGGTATTAGTATTGCTGCTGTATTTAATAGATAATGTTTTTACTTCGCTTCTAATGCGCTAATACACATATGTTTTTGTGTTAAAATATCACGTTTTTGTGTAATAAATGCGCCTTTTTTGTGCTAGGTATAGATGGGTTTATAAATTAAATGGGTGTCAAACATAAATGCGTCTATAATATAGTCCGGTCTATAAGATAGACCATATATACGAGCCGTTATGTATGTGGAATAGATGTGGAGTATGTGGTATGCGGTGATGTGAAGAATCCATTTTTATGCCCCGCCCCGCCACGTTTCTTTGTTATAAAGCATTTTTTTGGCACAACTTTTTTTGTACATTCACGCTATGAAAACAATAATACGATATCTAAAGGCGTTAAATTTTTTGCTGGATATATTTTTGTTATGGTGGGTTTGGAGTTGGATTTTTGATGAAATAAAGAGGGAAAGGCAAGAAAAAAAGCGTAAATTCAATTAACCAAATAAATAAAAATGAGTAAAA